TTTTGTAAGAGTGTATCATAGCTTGATACTAAAATCAACAACAAATAGTAATGCCCGGCCTCCCAGTAGTAGGGAAGTCGGGCTTGTTCATTATGATGGCTGCACAGCAGTTATTTCAGAAGTTCAGCGATTTCTTCAGCAGTCATGCCATTGGCCAAAGCATTTGCAACGAGTTCTTCGGCCTTCTTCTTGTTAGCTTCGACAGCGGCTTTCTTGTCAGCCTCATCCTTCTTTTCAGCAAGTTTAACTAACTCTTTATCCAGCTTTTTGATTTCAGCTTTCTTAGATTTCAGATCAGCCTTCAAAGAATCGATATTAGCCGCGATAGAAGTAACCTCTGCATTCAACGAATCTTTTGCGGACTGCTTTTCATCGATCAGTGCAGCATAATCGACAGAAGCCGTTGCAATCATGGTAACCTTGTTTTTGCTTCCTTTAGGTCTCGGCATGATAAATACCTCCGTAAAATGAATTTATACGATTATATTTTCATTATAGCCGCCACTGCGTCAGCTGTCAATATGAATCATGTCGAATTATATTTTTGAATATTTTTCTCTTGTTTATATCGCGCTAGAGAAAAGCGCGTCTCCTCGTTTCCACCTACTTCTTTAAGTCGTCTGGTTACGTCTGAGGTGGACTTCTGAACTTTCGTCCAGAACTGACTATCCTTCCAGTGGTTGCTCACTGACCCTTTTTAGTCGATGAACCTTCCACCCTCCTACATTATATAATAGGGGAGCGGATCGGCTGCTGACCGCCCATTGTAAACGTTACTTAACACTCGACTGTTACCATATTTTGACAATACGATAAAACCGAGCTTTTATCTCAGCATATAGCATCCATATCCTTGTTTCTATCTTTCGATTCCTACATTATATAAATATAACAATAGGCGATATGGCTCTTAGGGTTTCCCAGCACTCTAGGGGCTATTTTATTTTTACATGGTGCCGCATCCTATATTTTATACGCAACAAATATAAGAGGGCATATTAACTTTACCCGCACCATTTTTGAGCTTTCCGCTCATCTGCATTACAGACAACACGCCAGAGATGGCAGCTGTCAAAGTGGGTAATGCACCTGCAAATTTTACAGCACTATCTGCACCGTCAACAAAAACTGTGGCAAGGCTTATAAAGAACTTCGGAATATCTGACTTCATCAAGTCCGTACTAAACTTCTGGAATGCAGAATCAAGCTGATTAAGCTTCGCCTGCAAGGAATCCATATACGTCTGGTTCTCACGCATTGCGCTGCCGCTAGAATTAAGCGCCTGCTTCATAGCATCTTCAGCAACATTAAAATTATTCAGCAGGGCAGATGTACTCTGACCTCCTCTCTTTCCAGAAATCAACTCAGTAATATTTGCCTGTGTTGTGTCAGACAGATCTTTCCAAACCTCAGAAAGTTCCTTCATAATCTGATAGGTTGATTTGAAGGTATTATCATCCTTCATAATATCAACACCAGCAAGTTGCTTCAACTCAGATCGAAGTTCGGATACAGAATCTGCCATCCCATCTGTTGCGATACCGGCATTCTCCGCATCTGTTTTTGAAGCACGAAGGTACATACTCAAAGTTTTTAGGTAAGTGCCACTCGTATCGGCGTCCTGAAGTACACCATTTACAGCAGCCGCCAAACTAAGCGTCTCCTGATATGTATTTCCGGCGGCAGACATCGCAGCGGAACTTTTCTGCATTATAATTCCAAGGTCGTTCATACTGACCGGTTCGGTATTAGCGATTTGATTCATGCAGTCCAGAAGACGTTCTGCATCATCAGCAACCAACCCAAAACCTTGCATTGCAGAAATCAGGTAAGAGGAAGCAGTCGTTGCGTTATCGATCTGGTCTCCAACATTCGCCATAAGTGCAGACACACGAGCAAGCTCTTCAGAGTCTTTATCCGTATATCCAAGTCGTTTCCAATCAGCAGTGCTATTTACAAGATCAGAAATATTAGCACCAAGCTCACGAGCGTTTATTGCAGTTCTATCGAGATATTCATTCATCTCGTCGCCAGTCATTTTACTGACCTTTTTAAGCTCTGTTACAGCCGTGTCCAGTTCCAGAACATTATTATAAACCTCTCGCAGACCTTGTTTAACCATAGCCACGCCAGCCATAGCGATGGCGGTCTGGAAATGCTCCTTAAACAGACGAGACAGTTTTTGACCAAGAGTTTCTGTGGTGGCCCCACATCTGCTGGCCTCAACCTCAAGGTTTGATAGTCTTGCACTAAGATCAGTAACATCGCCTTCACAACCAGCAGCAGAAGCTTTTATTCCGTTTAAACTATCAATTAGCCAAGAATATTTACTTTTATTTGCAATAGAGTCTTCTAACTTCGTTGCACGTTCATAAACACTCTTAAACTTCGTCATGTCAACATTGGCTTGATTTATATCTCTAAAATCAAATCCAAGTTCTTTTAAATGTTGACTTGTAGAATCAATAGTTGTATCAAGAGTCTTGCATTTTTTATCAAAGTCTTGAATTGCTTTCCCTGGTGTAGTGTTCTCAATAGAAGCAAGCTGATTTCGCAACTCTTTTAACTTTCCAGAAGTTTTTCCAGTTCCATCTTCTCCATATAAATATTTTTTGATATTATCATTTTTATAGTTGGAGTTATTCTTAGAATAGTTTTCAAGAGACTGAATCTTTTTTTGATATTTTTCATACTCGGATTCTTGAGATGTGAGAGTCTTTTTTAAATCATCTGCAATTTCTTGATTTTGTTTTTTTAGTTCTTTTGCAACCGAATCAGCACCTTTTGCAGTATTCCTGTCAGCATTGAATTTTCCGGTTTTTTCGATATCCTCAAGCTTTAACTTCTGAGATTCCGTAATTACATCTTTTGTTTTTGTCTTGAGTTTATCCATCTCATCGTTGATTACGCTCAATCTAGTCTGTACCGCTTTCAACTCAGATGATTTGTTTCCATTAGCAATTAACGATGCTTCATCCGCTTTTAACTTTGCTTGACGATTTGCAAGGCTGAAAAAGCGTGAAATATCACTTTTTGAAGTATCTTGTGTTTTTGTAGAACCAGACTTTCCGTTATCAACATTAACTGTCTGCTTTGCCGCAGATTGCATAGCTTTTTTAAGCTGTGCGGTTACTTTGCTCTGGTCAATCTTAACATCAAGTGTGACCTTTGGAGTTTTTAATTTTCCGCTCTTGACTACCTTATCAAGTGCATCATTTATATTACGGATAGTGTCGTTTTGATTTACTCCAAAAGCTATTTTTACTGGTTTTTCTTTATAATGCTCCTTGACAGAATTAAATTGCTTATCTAATTCTGTTTTGTTTGTGTCAATAACAACCTTGACCTTAATGGCTGTTACGGCAGAAGACTCTGTACCAGTATTTTCTTTTTCATCCATACTGTTGGTCACCTCTCTTTTCCATTTTCAACAATTCCTTTCAAAATAAAAAAGAGAAGCGGCCAGCTTCTTCAAGCCAGCCTCCTCTCATTCAAATTTTATTCCAAATAAATTCTCATAAAAGATGGCTTTTACAATCCATGTAAAGCCGTCTTAACAATCATTGCCGCCTCGACTTGCGCAGGAGCAATAAACGGACGTGCAGGGCGATATTCTTTCTGCCCACCAGACCGAAGATAATAACTCAGATCCATCCAAAGACCATTCTCAATCCAGTTCGCAAACATAGTTCCACCAACAGCCGCATTCTCACGTTCATCAAATAAAACATTCGCTCCACCATTCTCATTCCAAACAAGTGGAGAATTACCATGATGATATTCCCTATATAACAAAGTATCTGATGCTCTTTGAGAATCAAAATTCTTTCTGCCAAGAAAATAAGACGGTTGCGGTTTTGCGATGTCTTTCACAATCATCGTAACAGTGTTTCCATCACGAGTTACACTACTTACAATATTATTTGCATCTTCGATTCCGGCAGAACGGGCTGATTGTGACTGAATATTTTTCCTCGCACTTGCTTGAAGAACTGTTTCGATTTGCGGAGCTACATCCTGCATAATTTGCTCCACACCATCTGCCACATCGCTTAATAGGTCATCGAAATTTGTGTATGACTGTTTCATTCACTCCACCTCAAATCTCAAACCGATCCTTTGCAGACTGAATCTTTGTCGTATCCTTTTTGATGTAATACTTGTTGGTCACATCCGTGCCAGCATGATTGAGCAGGGAAGAGACGTCTTCCAGACTCATACCCGCATTCTTCAGCAGGGTAGCACCACTGTGCCGGAAATCGTGCGGATGCAGTGTAGGCTCGTCAATCATCTCACCAATCTTCTTACACCAATCACCGGCAGTGCTTGAAGTAATCGGCATCCATGCGCCATTGATTTTCGTACCAACAAACACATAGCCGCCATCCTCAATATCATGCTCAGTGCGGTATTCCTTCAGCTCTTTCAAAAGCTCAAAAACTTCCTTACTGAACATCAGATCAACAATTTTTCCTTCCTTCTCCAGAACATCATGTACCATACGGTTCTCATAATCGATAGACTTCCAGAGTGTATTCCGCACAGCGTTAACACGGGCCATCGTGGATAGCGAGAACAATGCGTACAGACGCAGCGTCATCGCATTATCCTTCATATGAACGGTGGTCGCAAATTCAACCAGAGCGTTCAGTTTCTCTCGCATCAACTTGACCTCGTCAGGCGTAAGGTATGTCTGCTTCACAACAGCCACATCCTTAGTCGGGCGGTCAATAAACTCCATCGGATTCTCTTTGATGATTTTCTTCTTGCGAAGATACCGATACAGTGCAGAAATCGTGCTCATGCGCCGCTTCATACGAGCAGAGTTGTTTCCATGCTTCTTACAGTAGAACAGAAATTCCTCAATATCCTCTTCTTCAAGTTCCGTCACAGGGGCATTGCCCTGATTGTCCAAAACATAAATCATCCACTGCTTGAAATCCGATTCATAATTGTAAACAGTAGACGGGCTGAGATCACGGATGCCCATATCAGTTTCGTATCTATCCCAGTATTTCAAAGACACTGGATTTACGTTCTTGAACTTTTCAGCATCCCATAACTTCAGCGGTTTACTTCTTGTAGCCATATTAAAATTCCCTCCAACCCACCTCTAAAAGTGTTTATTCCTTTTTATCTTTTGCCAGCACAGCAGAGATCTCCTGCTTATTGTCCAGCAGGGCAGAAGTTACTTCAGAAAACTTTTCAACATCAAAGTCTTTCAAGTTACCCTTCACATCATTCAAATAGTTCTCCATAAAATCAACGAAATCAGAAATAGGGTCAGGCTTCTTAATAATCTCGTTGAGCTTGCCACAGAGACCAAGAACAAGCCATTCCTTATGAGAACGGTCAATCTGCTCGTGGACAGCCTTCTCCAGAGAATCGTACTGATCCCAGAATGCAGAAGTATCACAACCAGCCTTGTTAATCTTGAAGTTAAAAGACTCGTAAGCAATACGCGGCCACTCACTCTGCGGCTCACTACGATAATCACAATCCGCAAAATACTTTAGAACGGTTAGCCGAAACACCACATCAAGCAGTGCGGGCTGATAATCACCGTCAATAGTACATGCCTTAACTACTTCATCAAGAAACTCATTTCGCTCCTGAAAATTTAAAACCTTCATTTTATCTCCCTTTCGTCTGTGCTTGCTTTAATTTCTTTCGCTCTTTTCGAGCTTTTTTTAGGTCGTCATAATCGACCCAGCCTCCATCAATTTTGGAGTATGTAATCCAGCGGTAATCTACGTCAGGATACTTGAACCAGAACATTTTTCGCTTCATTAGTGCAACACTATCAGCAAAACCCTTCGTATCAATTACCTGTTTACTGCCATCACTGTATGTAAGCTCATAGTCTGCCACATAATCGATTTTTCTTACAGCTACATCCTTGCCGTCCTTATCGACCCGGCGGAACGCTTCCTGTAATACAAAAGGAACCTGTTTACGGCACTCTACGATTTCACCGTTTTCCAGCCCAGGTAATACAATATCCCGATAGAACATCATCTCGGCACGGCTATCATAAACCACACCATCATAGGTTCTATCTGCTGGATTTTTGCTCACATTAAACTTTGTTCTGTTCTTTTTCTCCATAAAACCACCACGAAAAACGAAGGGGCGGTTATGCCCGCCCCTTACGATTTGATGTTTTCTTAACTACCGGCTTCACGGGCGTTTCATCTTTTACATCACTAGATGATTTGACTTCAGCCTCTACAGGCATATCCATAATCTTATGGAATGTATCACGAACAGCCGGGATAAAAGTTTCCACCTCATCCAGCGTGATACGCTTATACTTTAGGAGGTTGTTCAGGCAAGCCTTAGCTTCCTCCTTGGGACGAACTCCAATCTGGAACTCGTATGTATTCACCCACACCTGAAAGTGAGGCTCAGTATCACAGATAACACGCCATGACTTGGATGGATCACAATGCGGGCAAGCATTATACATCTTGCCACATACACGACACCATGATTCAGCCATAGTTATTACTCCTCCACGACCTCGATGCGAACCAGCTTCTTATCCTCAGAGCAATACTCCTGAGTTGCATTGATAGTCACAGGATGAGTAGTCTCATTGTTGAAGTCGATCTCAACAGCTGCGTCCTCCTTGGCAGAGGGGAAGATGATGTTGGTCAGGATCTTAGTTGCCTTATCACAGGGATTGTAGCACAGAGCCTCAATGACAAATACACCCTCCTCAGAGAACTTATTTGCGCTGTTGTCAATAGCCATACCAGACTCAGACTCGTAAGTCATCTTAACAGCAAACTTATCACCAGCCTTGCACTTGTCAGTAGGCAGAGTAACCTCAGTGCCAGTCACAGAGAAATTAGTAGTGGCCTCTGCACCCAGCTCATAAGTTTCCAGGGTAACATTGCGGTTATCAACCTTATCAATGTACTTGAAGGGAACACCAGTAGTGATGTCCACAGGAGCATGAGGCAGAGTCAGCTTCTTGCCATCAGCTGTAGTCAGGAAGAATACGCGGGTAAACTTCTGCTTTGCAGTACCAGAAGCAATCTGCTTCTCAGTACCCATCTGGTCAGCCATAGTACCCAGATGCACCAGAGCATTAGACCACTCGGCGGATGCAGTCTTAGAACGGTCAAAGCCCATAATGTTGGTGCCCAGCTCGTCCTGAGCATAAACAGTCTCGCCACCCAGAGTCAGTTTCAGATCCTTCAAGTTGCTCATTGTCCAAATGCGCTTACCATCAAAGTTATACTTATGAGCTCGGAGAGGCCGATCAATAATCAGTTCATCAAAATTCATAATCATATTTCCTTTCAATTTATTTGGATAAAATAAAAGAGCAGGGCGACTTATTTCGCCTTGCTCGTCCAATCCAGTTGTGATTTTGGAATCTTTCCAAATTCCACGGTGCCAGCATAAACGCCATGCATCGTATTGTCGTAATTCTTAATTTGCTGAACCTTTCTTACATGGTTCATAAAGACACTCACTGGATACTTCATGGCTTGAAAATAATCAGCCTTGAAGCCCTGCACACAAGCCATCGAAAGTACAAGTTCAGCCAAGTGCGATTCGTATGGTTTGTTTTTTTGAAGCTCCATTTTATCTTTCGCTTCTTCAATAAGTGCCTGTCTCGTTGCTTTGTTTGCAGCTCTTTCCGAATGCTTCTCAACGCCATTTGCAGCGCATAGATACTCAGACATTAAATCATAAGCGAGTCGGTCAATCACAACACCAGTCTTTTTGTTCACAAGAACAATTTCTTCAGTCTTGTTGTCTTTTGCCATCACAAAATTTTTAGTATCTAAGTCTCCGAGAAGAATCGACATATCTTGGTCTTTATTGCCAATAAAAAGCTGACGGAACATATCGAAGTCCGACAAGTCCTGCCAGTCCACACCAATAGAATCAAGCTGCACTTTATAATCACTCGAAGTAGAACAAAACAAATACACCAACGAGAAATATTTCTTTTCGCCAAAGCGGATAATTTCGCCAACAGTCGGCATCCGAACCATAATCTTGTCATTGATAGGGAAGTCTTCACCCATCATCAAACTCGGTTCGTACATCTCTCGAAGTTCCATTAGTTGCACCCCACTAGGTCATCTAAGTCCTGAGTCTTGAATGTCATAATGCGAACTCGATGATGTAAATCCATGTTATCTTCGACGTTTGACGTGATTTTGAGCTGTTTAATACCAAAAATTGTACTACCGTGCAGTTGCTTCTCAACAATGCCACTCAGATAATCAACTCGTGTTGCACCACCATGACCAGAAGGCATCTTCATCAATGCCTGATTTACAATAACCCATACGGTCAGGGTGAAGTTCTCGTACCAATCATTGATGTTACTGCGGTCGGTCATGTTTACCTTGAAACAAATATAGCTATGTGCTGCTTCAATCGTGTCAGGAATATGAAAATAGGGGAAAATATAAGTATAAATTGCCTCATCGGGCTCTTCGATATCATCATTTCCCATCGCCTCAACAAGCCCTTCCGTATTGACCAACTTCAAAGCTAATTTGTTTTTGTAGTCCGTAATCAATTCACTCGTTGTCACAGTAGATTCACCACCTTACACTCGATGGATTCACTTACCGTATCATCAGCATTTGTCAGAGAAATTTTTACAGTCGCACCATCCATAATACTATTATTCAAAATACGAATTTTAAAAGTACCATCGTCGGAAGTCTGCACCTCAACAAATTCCTTGAATTCATCAAGACATTTTGTACTCCACACAGGAGTCTCCGCAACCTCTTCGCCAGTGATGCTTGTAAATACAGGAGTGAATTTCTTCCAAGAACCACCAACACGAACTTCCGGCTTGCCTGCGTACTTAATAGCAGCAGTCACCTGAGAATCAGTATCCGGCTCATTGCTCTTATTCGGCTCAAAGTAATCACAAATCATTTTCTCGGCATTATCCGTCTTACTGTTGTATTGATCCTGCCGGATATTCAATACAAGGAATCCCTGCGTCTTACCATGTAACTCATAGCGCTCTGTGCTCTGGTCAACAGAAGTCGTAACATATGTTTTCGGTTCTCCATTGATAATTTCCAGCATAAAGCGCTTATCAAGGTCAATCAACGCAGTCTCATCATCAAAAGGCATCTGCACCTTATACTCACGCTGACTTAGTGAAGTCACCACGAGTTCCTTGTTGTTCGCGTAGTATGGCTTACTCAGCGTTGCCCAGCGAGAAACTATTTCACCAGTAATCGGGTTCTGCCACTGAATCTGGCGGTTACACAATTCCATTTTTCCACGAAGAAAAATCTCATCATTTGGTTCAATCTCAGTTACCAGCCATTTACAATTGTAGCAATCCACAATATCACCAAGATTCAAGGAATCACCGGGATAAGCCCAGATATTCTTTTCCTTAACAATACTATTACTACGGCTAACGACCAGTTTTTGGGGCAAACCATTTACTAGAGTGTTATCCTCATAGTCAACACTATCCTTGAAGTGTGTAGCGAAATCACGCTTTGCAAAAGCAATTTTGACATCCTTTTTGTTAGACATCTTTGCGGCACCGCCCACAGCTCGTGCCCTCGTATAAAAATCCATCGGTACACCTCCTTACTCGGAGTAGGAAGCGTATGTATCATAGTCGATGGTCTTACGCTTACGGGTCGAGCGATCTTTTGCCATATAATTGTCTAACATCGTCATATTCTCCTCATGGATGTCTTTCACAAGAGCACGAATGCTCGTGCGCTCATTAGCAGGGGAGAATACCTGAAGACTTGTAGGTAAGTCCTGTGCGCCAAATGCTTTCAGCTTTCCAAACTCTCGCTTGAAATGCTGCTCTAACATCAAATGCGCTAACATATCAATCTCATCGAATGTGAGATCTGAATTAAACTCTTCTAGTTCTGAATCGTAATCATCGAAACTAAAATCCTCTTCCGGCTCAATGTTTCTTGTAATCACAGAAAGTGATTCCATCAAATAACTTTTTGCACGGTCATGTACGAGATCTCGCACTTCATTCTCGGTTAGGTCAAAATACTGAAAGAAATTACTGTCAGTTTCGGCCAACTCGTAAAATTTGTCGTATACATCCGAAAACGCGGTCATTTAATCCCTCCAATCTTACTCGGCGGGAACGACCTCCGCCTTTTCTGCCTCTGCCTTCTTACGACCACGCTTAACAACAGCCTTTTCTACAGAGTTGTCCTGTGTAACGGGCTGTGCGCCAGCCATCATAGCCTGCATCTGTACCATCATGGCCTGTATCTGCTTCTGCATTTCAGCCATCTGACTCTTTGCAGTCTCAAGCTCCTCATGAACCTTATCAGTGGACTTAGTTGCAGGAACAACAGACAGCTCGCTATTACGCTTGCCAGCACGCAGCTCCTTGTAACGCTCATCAATCAGACGCTTGACCTTAGTAGACAGATCCTCACCGGCATTAGTCATACGATAAAAGCGACCACGGATACGCTCAAACTGAGCACCATCCTTGATGTCAATCATTCGCTGAAGATTCTCAACAGTAGGATTCAGAATCGCATTGTCGATATCTTCAATGAATAGAACATCGTCGCCCTTAATGCCAATAGCCTTAAAGATTTCATTCTTCTCTTCAGGGCGAAAACGCAGAACACCATTCTTGAACGCAGAACAAGTGCTATTCATATACATAATCTCCTCCGGCGGAATAGGAATCACACAAGGATCTTCCACACTACCTGGCTCGAAAGTATAACCCTTACCGTTCAGTGACGAAATGGTAACCACGTTATCGTCGCAGTTCAGAACGTCAATAAACTTCTTTTCCATCACGGAACTCATAATTTGTCTCCTTTTCTATAAAAGCGGAGACCGCAAAGTCCCCGCTCAAATTTGCCTTTGGTAAAAATTACTGCAGAACAATCTTAGCAACGCGCTCGATATGATCAATGCTATAGCCGAAGGTAAAGTCCTTGACCATCAGATGGATCTTTTCGTTGTTGTTGTCGTGATCCTCGTAAGTATGAGTCTCACCCTTCATGTCAAGGCGACCAATCTTGCCTGCGATGCCATAGATACGCTTATCCGGGATCAGCAGGGAACCATCACCCAGCTTCTTAGCAGAGCTAATACCAGTAATAGCAACACCATCATAAGTCTTAACCAGACCATAACGGTTGAACTCGTCCTTAGCTGCGTCAGACAGATACTCAGCGTAACCGGTCATACGACGCATCTTGGCACAATACTTCATCAGGCTGACAGTGAAGGGATTACCACCATCGGCGTACTCATTCAGATACAGAGCCAGAGCGTCCATGTCCTGCATAGTGGGCTCCTTGCCCTGTGCGTCGATCTTCTGCTCACCACCAGTGATAGCGTCATCAACCATGCTGAAAATGTCATAGAACATCTGGTTCTTCAGAGCCTCAGTCATAAAAGTGGTCAGAGTTGCCACACTCTTCCAAGCATTACGTCTTACTTCCACAAAGCTAAGATCAGCCTCAATCTGCTTATTACGCCAGACGGGCTTAATGGTCTCGTAGTGCAGGTAAGACTTCGGCACGTTGCCACCCTTAGCTGCATCATAAGCCTTCAGAGTGTTCTTAACAGTACGACCTGCCTCGTAGTCATCAAACTCACCAACATTACCACGCTCAAACATAGAGTCAAGCAGCTCGTCAGGTGCACCATACAGCTCATCAGTCACGGTGCGGTTAACAAACTGAGCAATCTCCTTATTGGGATCACCCTTGTCAATCAGCTCCTCAACATGAGCGCCAACAACCTCAGCAATTTCCTTGTCCTCGGCATCCATAGCGCGATTATACTGAGTCTTCTCAGCAACTTCATAAACACGACCAGGCTGCTTCATCAGCTCGGCCACTTCAATATTCAGTGCCATAATTCATTTCCTTTCTCTTCGCGCAAAATAAAAGAGCTACCATCCAAAGACGATAGCCTTAAATTTCACGTATCATATTCAAGATTTTTCTCTCAATCAAGCAACAGTCTTTGCCTCGGGCAGCACACTGATCATAATCAGCTTGTGGCCGTTGTCGTCCATCACGCCAGCAAACTCAAAACGAGAAGTACCAGTAGTAGCAACCTGCCACTTACCGTCAATATTGACCTCAAGCAGCTTGCCGATATTGGTATCCTGTGCATCGCCATCCTTGTACTGGTCGGTGCCGTACAGCTCGCCAGCATACAGAGGAACACGCTTCACCAGCGCACCTGCCTTAATCTCGGTTGCCATCTTATCATAGTCATCAAAATTAGTCTGGCTTGCATAGATGCCCTCCGGGATAAACTCATGGGCAACCATCTCGATGCCCTCAGCGGTAGCTGCGTCAGGGAACTTAACCTGACCAGCCTTGTGGTCAACCTGGACACCCATACCGGTGACCATATCGACCTTTGCGGCATAGTTAGCGGGAATATTCTTCGCGCCGTTTACCATCAGTTCACGAATCATAATATTTTTCCTTTCTCTTAAATGTTATTACTTACCCAAATATTCCCGCCATGCATCACGCTTGTTAGCGTTAGTGGTGTTATACTTGGTTTCATTCAAATTCAGCTTGATGCTCTCAGACTTATGTACCTCAGAGGTCTCAATCTTCTTTTCAGCAGGCGCCTTCTTGGCAGCTTCAACGCAACGCTCGGCAATCACATTCTTGATGCCGGTCTCGTCCAGATTCTCAATCAGACTTGCGTAATTGCCACCCTCGGAAACTTCAGCTTCAGTAATCATCTTGCTGGAGAGTGCGTACTGACGCAGATCCTCCTTCTTCTGTGCAAGCTCTGCAGCCGCTTTTTCTGCCGCTTCCTTCTCTGCCTGATCCTTATATGGAGTCAGAGAAGCAACCTCTTCCTTTGCACTCTGCAGCTCAGTATTCAGACTTGCAATAGTGTTATTCAGCTCCGCAATCTTGGTGTTAACATCAGAAATAGAAACAGTCAGAGTGATACATTGCGGCTCGCCAAGAGAAACCTCGTTGCCCTCAACGGTGTAAGAGAACATGATGTAATCCAAATCGTTCATACAACGACCGAATTTCTTACACCAGATAGTGTGATCTTCGGGGAACACTTCGGCTAGATACATATCTGAATTAAACTTCACAACAGCCTCATTCAGCTTCTCGTACAGGTCATGACCGGTCAAACTGGAAGTCTCAGTGGTAGACTCCGGCTCTGGCTCACCAGCAGGCTCAGTACCGGTTTCAGGCTCAGTCGGGGGAGGGGTTTCACCACCTTCCTCGGAAGTCTGAACATCAGGCTCTGCCGGAGTGGTGGGCTCAGTGGTAGACTCAGTAGCCGTCTGCTCTGCCTGCTCAGTCTCGGTTGGATTCTCAACCTGTGCGGTCTGAGTCTCATTGTCCTTATTCAGTTCCAAATTTTTTGCCTCCTTTTCATTAGATTCTATATTTGAAATCTCTTTTGTGTCCTCGATATAGGCATTTGCCAATTCAAGACCAAAATCGGTTTCAGCGACTTCAAGCAGTTTAGAACACTTATATGCCGGTTCAACATTTGCACCAAGCAAACAATGTGCAGTAAACACGCCATCGTCAATGATTTTTGCCATGCGGCCACCCACTATTCCCTTATGAGCTTTTAGCACGTCAATTTCCCAACTGGTATTTAACGTGCCACTCTCAATGCGGCGCAGAATCGTCGCACAAGCCTTTGGATATCGCTTCCAGATCTTACAAGAGGCAACAATAAAGTCGGTATCGTCAATTTTCTCGATGCCGACCGACTGAAAGCTACCGAATGCATCAGTGTCAAATTCGGCAGTCTTGTATTCATTGCCATCGTCGTCTTTTCTGGTGACGACTTTCATATTATGACCGGAAAAATCCAGTTCACCCTTTGGAGCTACGACCAACTTGCCAACAAGCGGGTTGCCAACCAGTGTGCTCATCCAACTTTCAATAGTGTCACGGTTCAAAGCAACCTGATTCCCATTTACTGAGAAGTCACAGATGACAAACTTGGCAAGATAGTGGTCTGGATGCTCCGTAATCTCAGAGCAGCAGATATTTCTACTATAGAAATACTCCTTACTCATCGTTTATCACCTCACTTACTATCTTCATTTCTCTGCTGGTCATAAATTTGTTTTTCAGTTTCCTCGCCCTTTGGACGACCTGTCTTTTTATCACTATCACCACCACCGCCGGGGTTGCCTGTCGATGTATAAGAGGTCTGGCGAGCTACAAAAACATCGTCATAACCTTCCTCGGTTTCAGCCTGACGCTTGCGTAGTTCGTCCTCAGCATGAAGTCCCATATACTCGTAAGCAGTCTTGTAAGAACAGTTCAAAGTTGTAAACAGGAACTGAGCAATCGCCTTCTTCATCTCCATACCCATCATTTCAGTAGTAGAGACCTTCACATCAGGGCAGTACATTGAATCTACACCTGCATCTTCAAGGCGAATACGATACCATCGCTTTAATACATCCTCAATCTGTTCTGCAATCTTACCGATATTTTTCATCAGCTGGTCAAGAGACACCTTTGCAGTTGAAACAGTCTGCTGACCATCAGTATTCAAAAAACTAATACCCAAAGCAGCCATTTCTCGGTTGCGATACTGTTTGACAGTTTCGATATTTGTCATCTCAACTTTTGGCTCAACATACTTGATATCTTTTACATAAGGAGCGGTCGTCACAAGCACGGTATTCTGCTTCCATGCACGCAGCAGGTTATCGTGTGCCGTCACCTGTTCAGAAAAACCCTTCTTATCGTTGTTTGGACCCATCAATGCAGGGTCAAGCTGTTGCCAGATGATTTTCTTTGCCTTTGCCTTAGCATTTACACGGTCTGAAGTGTCAAAAGTCTCAAGCATCAATGCCGGACGTAAGGCGCGGAACAGGGGAGAAACACCATATTTTTGCCCCATATTGCCAATACGAATCACGCCACAATGGTCAACATCCAATTTTGCGTATGTATCACCATTCTTAAACGCCTGATACACCTCATCTGGATAGTTGTTTTGAATCTCTGTCTCCTGATTTTCAAAGAACAGTGCTTTATTCTTCTTATCCTTCAGCATGGATTTACTCAAAGCGGATTTCAGCTTAGACATGTTGATAAGCACAACAGGCTGTCCATTTGATAAGTAATCACTTATCTCAGCAATACCAAGAGGGTAGTAGTCTACAATGTAGTTCTCATCCTTTTGACGAAGATATGTAATGTAAGTGCCCTCTGCGTAAGTCATCGGAATGGCGGCACGTAGCAGACTTCGCACATTGATTTGTGTGTTGAAATCATCAATCACTTCACGGGCGTAATTTACCTGTTTTGTCTTATTACGCTGTTCAGGGAACTGCGCAAAACTGCATTTGAACTCCGTATTAACATTCGCCTCAATCGCATCATAAGTAATGCCAATTAAGTCATCTTTATTGATGTAATTACGAATAATTCCATTGACCGTCTGCACATTCGTCAGGCTCGACTGTAACCCTCGTGCAAGTTCATCAATTCGGTCAACCGTTAGCGTCTCAGAGGAGGCTGATATTTTCAGATATGTACTGTACTGCTTGTTTTCAGGGTCATAAGACGCAACTGCATTTCGGATGACGTTATTCATTCTCTCTTCTGAAAGCTCATTCAAAGAGGTAATAACAACAGTACCATCATCTGTTTGTGAAGCAGTCACAACATCAAAATCTTCCTTTTTCTTTCTTGCCACATTTTCACCTCCTCTGCTTAGAAGTCAATGTTAGAAATACAAATCGGCGGAGTAGTCATTGTCTCCACCGCAGACTGGCGCACTTTATCCTTACGACGTAATTCATATAGACGATGAGCAAGCAAAATTGCAACATAAAACCTATCATCGTGAATTTTATTGGCGATGTCGGGTGCCAAAGCATATGTTACGGTCGTATTTTCAGAGTTTGTCGTTTTCTGAATACTCGTAATCTCGTTCTTCATCAAGTCGATGTTAACCCACGCAGTCTGTTCCTCTAAGGAGAGTTCATGCGTCTTCAAAATTTCTTGACCAGTTGATTTATCCACACCGTCTACTACCTGAACGTAATCTCCACCGTTATATTCAAGAGGGAAGTGAATGACACCAAGATTCATCAGCTCAATAAATTCCTCAACCATTGCAGTACGGAATTTACGAGGACTAATTAGACGTAGCTTATCAACAGCATCTGGGTAACGGGCATCATACCCTTCATATAGTTCATGATTTGCGTCGATAAAACCACGATGTTCTGCGCCTGTTTTATCAGTCCAATTGTTAAGCAAACCGTCCGCATATGTGGAAGTGCCGCCGCCGCCTGCGCCTTGGTCAATCATCAATCTATCAATGTACTCGTAATCAGGATTTTGACCATTGGAATGTAGAATCAACTCATGCAACTGCTCAAGCTGACGATTAGAATCGAGTTTGAATTTTTTCTCATTCGCAAGGTCAACCATGTTCACGCAATTTATAATGTCGCCACACATGCCGTTTTCTGGATCGTTATAAATACGCATAACGCCAACAATAGAGTTATCCATTGTGCGTGCAGGATCAAACGCAAGAATATACTGATAGTTCTTATCCCAATAAAGCTGTGGTATATATTTTCGCTCATTGCGACGAACTGTACCCCATTTGATGATCTGGTTTACGCCACCATCACGGCTTGGTCGATTATAATATTCACGCAACGCCTTCATTTTATTTGACTTTAGAGCTGCTTCAACTTTATCTCTCGTCAGCAGAGCCTTGTACGGCTTGCCGTTCATATAAACCTGAATTGCAACATCACAAATCATGTCACAAACAAAATAATCACGGTCACCGGCAATCATACGCTTTGCAAAGTTTTTGTAATAACGATAGAATAGTTTATCCATTGTATCCTGACTCGAAGCATACACAAGCTGTGTAGGAACCTTGCGAGGCTGAGTTTCAGGATTATAAGAATCATCCGTATCAGTCACGAAGTCAGTATTCTGAGTGGCAAAAGCTTCACAGACAACAATCAGTTCGTCAGAGCAAAACGCAGCCTCGTCAAAAAACACAAGAGTTGCACGACGAGATCGGTTGGAATCTGGGTTGGAATTTAGCGTGTTAATAGAGCTACCGTTGTAAAACTCAACAACATACCCGGCTGGATTATGACTAAAGCCACTCTTATTGGTTGCAGACTTTTTTGTTTCTTTCTCTGCAATATCTTGCAGACTACGAATAGACGCAGCTGTTTTACCAACACGAGTGACAATTTCTTCGATTTTATTAAAAGTTTCCTTACTCTGATCACCAACGCTACTTACAATATAAATAGCTTGATTCTCATATAGGATAGCCTTTAGTAGAATGAAAACAGAACCTACAAAAGACTTGCCAAAGTTTCGACTACACGCCCAAAGAACATGACTTGCATTCCAGCTTTGCTCCAGCATGTATGCCTGTGCATCGAATAGTTGGATGCCCAACAAATCTCTGGCAGCAATAACAGGATTCCGACGATAGAATGCAATCGTTGCCGCATCACACTCGTAAATCTTACGTTTTACGGCTGTAATAATGGGCGCTCTTTGTTTCATTCTCATACGGCATCACCATCCGTATCTTTTTCGCTTGCGTCAATACCGGCATCTTCCAACAGCTCCTTGAGTCGCTGATTCTCAATAAGAGACAACCTGTATTTTTCCTTGGCGTCGTCGCTTTCTTTCTGGAACTTATCAATCAATTCTCTCTGCGTATCGAAAATTTCCTGCTGGTCGTTCTCGTCAAAGAAAGCATTTTCCTTAATTGCCTTAAAACTCATATCTGCCGCCCATTGAGTGCCCGGAGATTGCAGCTGGTCATAGAAGTTTGCTTCTGCGCCAGCGATATCCTTTTCACGCATATCCTTCATCAAGAATGTAAGCGTATTACGTCCGGCATCCTTGTTGGAACGGTTCTTAACAGAAATCTCGTTTTCTTTGGCAATCTTATCGTTGTTAGAAACCAACTTGACCTTAATATCATTAAGGCTCTTGATTGCCTCAGCCGAGTTCATCGGATTTAAGCGGGCAATCTGTAAGTCAATCTGTCGAATCTGATTATTGTTGTTCACAACCTGAACAATCTGGGATAGCTTAAACGGGTCATCCTCAATACCATCCTCAAAATACTTGATAAGTTCACTAAACAAATAACGTCGGTCTCCCTCGTTATAACCATCAAACGGGTCATAACCGATAACAGAAATACAATCATCCTTTGCTTGAATCTCAATCTTAGACCACTTCTGCTCTTTCTCTTCCTGAATATCAACAGCTGTTTTGTTCAGCTCTCCACTGGTAATCGTAGTACAGAAGTTTTGAAACTGAAACTGTTTGTTATTTAATTGGCGAAGGTATAAACCTACGGAAAAATTGTTATTGTGAGACACAACCGAATCAAAAAGAGAATTGTAAAACGGGGCATCAAGAAGATGACACATTAAGATACAAGCAGTACGTTCACTTCCATATCTTGTCTTAAATTCATCAAAAAGACTATTCACGCACTTCTTACAAAGGGGCGCATAGCAGTCATTTGCTTTATAAAGTAAGCTATGTGGTAGTCTATAAAAAGTTCCTACCGGATCCTCTTTTTCATCACCGCAACGACAACAATGGTAAGTTGGCTTGTTTGTCAGAACGATATCTTCTTCAACAACCTTTTTCTTCCTAGGCAAACAAACACCTCCATTCAAAATCAAAATAAAAGCCGTAGAACGTGCGCACATCCTACGGCAACAAAAGATCCACCCTCATGGGCACCAATAATCTGGGAGGCCGGGTAGAAAATTCTATAAAAGACCTATCATGATACGCATCGTTGAGAGGCTTAATAGGTTCTGTTCAAAATTCGACCTCGGAATTTTAAGTCGAGGTCTTTATCATCTATTTGAGCTTGCGCCCTGCCGACGAATCGGCCAAGTTTCAAAATATACCTGCCGCCAGAGGGAGTTTAACTAACGGCAGGCTTGCAAAAGGGGAGATGCTGGGTGCGGGAGTTGGATTTGAACCAACGACTTTCGACTTATGAGGACGATTAGCTACCAGACTGCTATATCCCGCGTTATATGATGCCTAAGTGTCATCTACTTCGCAATCGTATGCGCATTACAGGTTGATCATAGATTGACTTCGGACTTGCCTCCAACCGCGAATTGGAGACCGTTTTTGGCACGCCCAGCTGCTTTTGGGACAGCACATACGAGTTTTAGAGACTCGCTTTCTACCTTTGAATTATGGGCGCATAACTGGTGTATCCGGCGAGATTTGAACTCTGCGATACCTCGATTAAAAGTCGAGTGCCTTACCAACTTGGCTACGAATACACAATAGATCCTACCTTTTAGCCGGTGGTAGGAAACCGGTTTTAATTAAAAGCCCTCCGAGAGAAGGACTGGCGTGGCTAGAGGTATTTGAAACCTCGCGCCGGATACTATCCGACCTGACGGTTTTCAGGACCGTTCTCTTCAACCAGACTTGAGTATAGCCACATATAAACCCTACTTTCCTGTACGGCTACCTTTATATAAAGGTGTAGGGAATAGCCGTACAATCTTTGGAGGCCCTAGCCAGAGTTGAACTGGCGACACTCTGATTAACAGTCAGATGCTCTAACCAACTGAGCTATAGAGCCATACAAAACAAGCATCCATCAAACCATCCGAGCTAGTTGAATTGTTCTCGTGTTGATAAAACGCTTGTTTTAAACTTTAATGGTCCGCACTTACGGTGGCGGAACACCTAATGTTTCAAATCGCGCACTGACACGGCGCAATGCGATTGGCTTGGCATTTTGCTCCTCGAAGCTACTCTGCGTCTGACTTTACAGCTTATACACGGTTGCAACCAATGACCGCTTTCGCCATGCCAGAAGTCGGGTATGATCCGACAGTCTGTTGATTACAAATCAACTGCATTATCCATTTATGCTATCCCGGCACAAACCCGTAGACATCCGCCTACGGGCATAGAAAAGGAGACAATAAATGATGTCCCAAAGCAGACCTTGCGGTCGTACTTCTTTTTTAATTACCCACTTATTGGTAGGGTATCACCGTTTTTAATTCAAACGCACAATATGCGTTTTACTCTCAATCAACTTTCCATCCTTGTCCTGATAGACAACAATGAAACCCTCTCGCTGCGGAGTGGTCAGTTTACCGTCTGCATACTCCATTTTTGAAGTATCGCAACAACAGCCCTGCTCGTATAGATTATACTTTCCGACAGAATAAGAGCCGACACGATGTACATGACTCATAACCAGCGAATCAAAATCAAGTCCAATATCCTGAAAATAGCGTAGCGCTTTTTCGCTTGTTTTCAAAATTCCAGATGAGAATGCCATAGGATGACACAGAACAGTGCTTCCTATCTGGCTATACCAACTGTCGTTGTAAATGATTTCAATATCTTCTACACTAAACACCTCAATCAAAGGATCATAATGAACCTTTGTATGAAGTTCCTTGTTATAATGGTTAAATCCATCAACAAGAATCAATTCAAGTGCTGTCTTTGGCATCAAGGCAAGTAAATCCTCATCAATGTTCTTGGCAAGATAATTTTGAAAACGAATATCATGATTGCCGTAATTAACAACAACCTTCTTGGGTTGAAGCATTTCAATCAAGTCAATCAAATACTGTCTTGCCAACAAAATTTCATCCATTGGACTTTGCCGATACGCACGCGAAAAACGCGACAGGGCAGCCGCGTCTACGCAATCTCCGTTTACCTGAAGAATATCAATCTTACCAGCGTACTCACTAAAAGTATCAATTGGCTTCTGAAATGGAATATGTAGGTCTGAAATGGACAGAATACAGGTTCCTACATCTCTATTAGATAAGGACTCCTGATACTGCATACCCGCACGGAATGCCTTAAAACGCTTGCGATATGCGCACTCACCAAAATTCTTACCCAATTCACTATTAAGCACTTTGGCTGCGCCATCCCAAGTCAACTCTCTAACCAGAACAGCATTCCCGATTCTTACAAAGTAGTCATCGCTCGTTTCTTCTGGCCGTTTATTATAGCAACCCATTGGCATCAAGCCGGATCGCCCAGCAGCTCATCAGAAGTAGAAATATTGATGGTGACACCCTCAATACCATCCCACTTTGCCAGAGCTTCCTTCAGATTGAAGACGTTCTCGCCGTCCTTGGTGATCTCGGTGATAGTGCCCTCGGCAGTATCAATAATAGCGTTCTTAAAAACAACACTCTTCTTAGCAACCATAATTTTATTCTCCCTTATATTTTATTTCAAAATTGAAGTATTTAGCAAGACTCTGCAAGCTCTGGAAATACCAAAGCTGCTGCCCATTTGCTAATCCAACTGTTATGCAGTGACTCAAAATGTTCAATGGCTTCATCAGTCGTTTTTATACGACGTAAATCAATTTCGATATACCGTCCATGTTCGTCAGCATACTTTTCCTTAATATTATCTCGCTCAAACTGCTTTATAAAATCTTCTTCAGTCCGGTGAAAATATTTAATACGGCTATAATGCTGTGACCCCATAACTTCACAAAACAGTTTTTCGGATGGAATATAAATGTCAAAAGGCATATATCTTCCAGTCTTTGGATTTTTAACAGCCTTATACTCAACAATCGTGTCAGGATATGTTTTTTTGCAATACTCTTTTAGCTGTTGTGCGATTTTGCTTTCACATCTATGATACGCACACTCTGGGCAACCTGTTCCATGATGAAATGTGCTCCATTTTGTGATTTTCTCGCCATGCCTTGGACAAATATATTTCAATTCTCCAAATGCTCCTGTATATTCCTCTTTCTTTGTTAAGAGTGTGTATCCACGAGACTCAAATTCGCTTTTTATAACATTAAAGTCTTTTAGTTGATTTTTTGAAGACAAAGCATGTGCACACAAACTACACCCAGATCCATCTCTAAAACTTCCCCATGTAATAGTTCTTTCACCATGAATTGGACAAAGATAATGTAATCGAGTTCTTGTAAAAGAAACAATATCTTCTTTCTTTGTTACGAGTTGATATCCACGTTTACGAAATAGTTCCGCAACATCAGCGTAATTAAGCCCACTATATGCCAACATCCCTTTTCTATCAGAACAGCTTTTACACCCATAACCTTGAAGAACGGCACAAGCAAACATATCATATGTTTTACCACATATATTGCATCTTACAGTAATACGTTTATTCGATCCGATATACTCACCAACAACAGTTACCTTTTGATTCTTTATCTTTGCTTCTTCTTGAAATTTTTCGTTTGTTTTTCTTACAGCTCCTCGCATTAGCTCACATCCATTTCATCAGCCCACTGGCTAATCCATCCACGATGGTTTGTGGTCAGCTGGCAGACTGCTACACGATCATGCTTTGCAAAATGCCGAAGACAACGCATAAATCCAGAGTCAGACGGCTTATCAAGATCACACTGTAAATCATGACCAATAATAATTAACTTTACCTTCTCTCCATCACTACCGTCACAACGAGAGATAGTCTTCTGTAACTCTTTTGGAGTATAGTTCTGGCTCTCATCCAACAAAATTATTCCACTCAGGTTCGTACCACGAAGGAAAGTATGAGTTAAACAAGAAATATAACCAGTACCATTCTTCTGATTTACCATAGACTCGTCATTGATAACCTTGTTAGGGTCAACGTTGCATTTAATCAGAGCCTGATAGAAAGGTTCAAAGAAAACTTCCGATTTTTCCGTGATAGATCCAGGAAGATAACCCTGACGCTTCTCGCCATAACTAGATACAACGTAAGTTAATTTATCAAAATAGCCAGCCTGAACAAGCAGATTTGCAGTCGCAGTCGCAATAAGCGTCTTGCCAGAACCAGCCGCAGCGTTGCAGATCACAACATCAATGTTTGGATTCCAAATAGCGTCACGAAATACGCGCTGTTCAGGGTCTAAAGAAATGCCGTAAAAGCCATACTGGTCAGGATCAGTAATCTTCTCCATAGGAATCTCAGTAGGAATCTTTCTCTTAGCCATATATTACAACTCTCCCTTAATTGAACTCATCCACATCATCGCAAATCTTATCTACGATACCAAAGTTGACCTGCTCGTTAGCATCCAGATACCAATCCTTAGCCTTATTCTTGGTCATGGTCTTCTTGTCGATAGTAGAGTGAGCCATAATATACTCACGCATCTTCACAACCTGCTTTTCATAGTAGTCCATAGCCATCTTAGACTGCTCGAAAGTACCATGAGTATCGCCAGAGCCACTATGAATCAGCGCGGTAGAGTGAGGCAGAGCAAAGCGCTTCTGACCAGACAACAGCATCACAAGAGCAGCACTCATTGCGATGCCCGCGTTGATCGTCCAAACGGGAGTCTTACTCAGTGCAACAACATCAATAAAGCTAAACATTGCGTCCAGCTCGCCACCATAGCTGTAAATAAACAGCTTAATAGGCTTACGCTGCTCAACAGGAGTATCCTTATCAATACGGTTGTACTGCAGAATCTTGCGCTCAATTTCAATCAAAGACTGGTCAATCTCAAAGTCAATAAAGAAGATGCGATCCTTCTCATCAACGTAGAAGTTCATCATCTCAGGAGAGGGGAGACCGCCACCATTCATCAGGTTAGTGATATCTTCTGGCAGTTGAATTTCAAAGTCCAATAGTCTATACCTCGTTCTTTCAAAGATTAGTAACGTGCGTTACGCTGCATCTGCTTCAGCATCTCGATAGCGGCAATATTAAAAGGAAGCAACTCAAGATATCGAGCAGACTCTTCCAGATACCGCTTGTGACGGGTCTTTGCAATGCAAGCATGAGGGAAGACCTTTCGTACAGCCTTCGCTTCGGACTTAGTGATTTCAATCATTAGGTAAAACACCCTTTCAAAATAAAATAGGCAGGAAGAAAACAAGCGTCCTCGCTCTCTCCCTACCATAACTTTCCGCACTGTGTTTTACTCTATATATGTAAAATTATAGCGTATCTACGTTAAAATACTGCACTTTTTTGCATTTCATAAATCAAACATTTTTCTATTTTGTGCGGTTTTCTCAATATTTACGTTTTTAGCGCACTTACGACAGTATTTTTGTCTGCGTCCGGTGCGAGCAACCATCTTTCCGCAACAATCACACTTGATGTACTCTTTCCCACAATACTGACTCCACAGAATACCAGCATTCTCAAAATCGTCCACAAAAATCTCATGAGGAGAATCCGGCTCTGCAATCAAAATATGGATGTTCAAGTTGTCAATCTTTTTCAAGCTGGCAAACCCAATAAAGCCAAGATTATGTAACTCACAGATCATCTCGTTCTGTTTTTTCTCATTTGCAGATACGTTTGCCATCCTGAAAATATCAGCCGTATCTTCCGTAATCCAGTAGTTGCATTTTTCATTAACGGCAATATGGTATTTTGCCAGACACAGCATTGTGAACATCAGGCGTTGCATCTGCTTGCTTTCAAGTGCTTGAATCTTCTCTACCTCAGCCTTTGTAATGCACACACCATCAAGTTCCACCATAGGACGACCCTTTGCAGAAGCAATTGCTTTATCAATCAGCTCTCTATCTAGAACCTTGTTATACCCTTCAAAATGACGCAGCATATACTCGTTAAGCTTTTCTCTTACGTCATCCTTTGAGTATCCTTTATAGAAATAGTACTTCGCTACATAATGCAAAACATGCCCCGCCTTCTTCCAAGGCACATCCTTCTCTAGCCACTCTTCAGCGTAAAGAACTTCATTCAATACAATCATCCGCATCCTCCTTGCTATTCATGTTAATCAACACATCCTTGAAACGCTTGCCATCATACTCAATATCGCCATTCTCATCCTGCACAAGAGAATGGACCATACCGCCATGGCGTTCCAATAAGCGTTTAATCAAAGTATCGTGAAACAGTTCCCAGACTATTGCAATACTGGATGCATTCTTCTTACAAAGATCAAGCAGGATGTCGCAAAGTACATCATCATTAGAACACTTATCATGAAGATTGCGGAACATACTTTCCTGATACAGCGCAATGCGCTCCTTGCGGTCTGCGCCAGTTTCTTTATTATTGTTTCCGTTGCCAGAATGGATTGCGTTACCACGAGCAAACCTCAAGTAATCCTTAAAAATAGAGCGGATACCATAGTATTGAGAATTGGTGTACTCAACGCCAGACTTGAGCGAGTCGTAATCAAACTTGCGCCTTATCTTGAGTTCTTCTTCAAAATCTTCCAGCTCGTCCTCAACAGTCCAGCACAGGCGGTTCATGGTACAAGAATTGATTCCGACCGGCATCCGATAGAGGTAATATTGGATAACCATTTCATCCACATCGTCCTTGACGGTCTTTTGCATAATCTCATCCAGACCGGCAAACCCATCCCACTTGATGCGCTTGCGAGCTGCGGCCACATACTGCTTGTAATCACGCATCTGAGCAGGGTAGATGTAGCTCATAAAGTATGGCTTACGCCATGCGCAAATACTACTCCAGAACTTCTTATCCTCGATAGTATCAGGATTATCATCGTCTTTAACGGCGCAAGCTTTATTGTCATACCAGTATTGCGGCATATCTGTCGTAGCTACGCCTTTTATTTTGTCGATCGCGTTCTGTTGATAAAGCTGTCCGCAGATAATGCGATACGTAAGTTCATCGTACTCTTTACTACCTTGTTCAAATTTACTTCGTACATCAAACATCGTTGTAATTCGGTTTGTTGTACGTCCAATATTATCTCCAAAACCGCTGATATTAGATTCAATAAAATCCTTTTCGGTCGGAACTTTTTTCTCGCATTTGCGCTGAACACAAAGAACGACCGGCTCATTTACCCATTTATCAATGAGAACTCTATTGTCGGTAGAAAATGTAAGGTCGGCATCGAAATCTTCACCGTTAAGCGCTGCACACATATTATCCCACGCATTGGTGATAAACACGGACTTCATATAGCGATACCAGTATTGGCAATCATTAGATACATTCAAATTCATGCACCGAATATTTGCCATCTGACTCATAGGAGCTCTAAAGCAAGCAACCCTCTTGACGTCTCTATCATTCCAAAAACGACTGTAAACCTCACCGGCCTTCAATAGTCCGGTTACCTCCATCCGAAACATAGACTGGCAAAGCGCATATGGATCGCCACTCGCAACTTGAAAATTCCCTCGTACCTTTACAACACCCGTTTTTGCCTGAGAGATTCGCTTTTTAATAAAGTATCGAATCCGATTCTGCACATAAGGGTCGTTAATCATTTCCGGCTCAATCATAAGAGCCTTAATATAGTCGTTTTCCAGACTGTTTATGTAATTCGGGTCATCACGCATTCCACTACCACGCAAATACAGCAACGCATCACGCCAATCACCGCCCATAACGCCCTTGATCTCGTCTAAGGTTGGTTTCACAAGTTCATGAATCTCATCGTTCGTAAGCTGATAACTTTGGATAAACTGATAATTCAGATTGCGCTCTTCATCAAGCTCCAACTCACAAGTCTTGGTTACAGAGAAGTGATAGTGGTTCTCTCTACAGTTTTCAAGATAGTCCTCACAACTATGGTAACTATCCCAGAGCTTTAGCATAGAGGTGCTAAGAACGACCTGAATTCTATTGATGTCGCGATAATCTCCCCATGCGTCCTTTAACATATTCTGTTTTGCTACCTTCTTAGCAAACTCACGGAAAGGGAATGGAAATAACATACCTTTACAGAACGCATTTCGCACACAGAAGCCAGACGCGGTGGATGGAAGTTTCAGATCCTCACTCCACTGTTGTGCAAGATCATAACTAATAAGTCCAAACCCATCATTCGCACAGAGCTCACAATCGTGTTCCTTATCTTCAACTATCGTAGGTTCTCCAGACACTCCATCGTCCAGAACAACAATATGGTCTTTAAAGCGCGTGTAGCAATCATCTATAACAAGTACACCATCAGGGTCAGTGACCGGAATAGAAGCAGAGCAAGCAAGGGCTCTATAAGCCTCTAACTTTGCAGGCACAAATTCCATACCCTTGTTACGGCCATTATCGATTCTCTTGCGGATCTCATCAACAAGACGGTCACTCACAAACACAATCGTACTATTCTTAACGCCACCAGTTGTTCCAACCAAACGGCGATATGTGATTCCATTGATTTTAAACCCCTTTGGAGAACAAGCCCGGCGGTAATCATTCTTCTTATCTACTACCAGACACATATAATCCGGCTTGAACTGAACTGCGTCAAGTTCAGTGTACAATCTCCGAATCTCCCGGCGGTTCTCTAAACAAGATGGTTCATTCCGCAGCATCTTGATTCTGCGCTTGATACTCCGTGCTTTAGCCTCTGCGTCTGTAACACCATTCAACTCATCAATCCATCGTAGAACAGTGCTATCAGCCAACGAGATAATCTCGTGGTTTCGTCTGGCTTCATCCAATGGTAGGGTTAAATCCCATTTTGCTTCAACCAGACGCTTCGTATGGATCTTAAAAACAAACTTCTGGCAAGTTTGCTGCTTTGCCATTCGGCAGTCACCTCCGTATTCTTCTAAAACGTATCCTGTATTGTATAGCTACAAAGAAAAATATAAAATTAGGCTTTTATCACTGCTGCAAGAAATGTGTAGGAGATTCTTTTATTAAAAGTAATGAAAGCCGTCTATACCTTCTGAGAGCTTCTTCTATAATAGAATTTTGGATAGCTCTTCCATTTGAATAGTTGAATTTCTTAGACAAAGAATTAAACGCAGAGTTTTCAGGAAATTCTCCAACCTCATATTTCCATTCATAAATCTCATTGCAAAGAATGATAAGTTTATTATTTGGAAGAGTCTTGATATAATCATTAAGTTCTTTAAATATTTCTGACGGTAACATAAATTCTACTCCTTATGATTTACAGATAATAGCATGTTTTACAGATAGCAACTATCGCTATCTTCCATAGCCTTGAGCCAAAGTCGTTCACGCTCCTGATAGAGCTCATCCAGCATATCATCAGCAGCCTCATACTCGCTGCGTGTCAGACTTGAACTATTCATGTCACGCACAAGCTGCTTGATCTCTGCATCAACATCCTCGTAAGTACGCATCATTCATCAACCTCAATAGTCTTTAACCGTAATCGTCTGCTCGTCCATAATAGCACCACAGGCACCGCAGAATAGTGTACAGTCAACTCCAGTAGAGTCATGACAACTGGAACACTCACAATATAGTGATTCTCCAAAATCCGCCTCACGTTCAATCCAATGAGCATGAACCACTCGACGGAACTCACCGCCAGCAGATATCTCTTCTTCAAGAATTCGCTTTGTATATTGCATTGCCATATCGCACCACATATCATCAATAGACTTTGCATTACCTCTGGCCCTAGGACGAGCGATGGCACTATCGAGGACGCCAATCAATCGTGTTGCATTTACAAACTTATCCATCACTTAACCTCCTCAACAACCCGGCGGATCGTCTCATCGATATGTTCAAGCTCTGCCAGCAAGACATCCACGGTATCAGCATCACTCTCGGAAATATTCAAATCCTTAATCTTATGTAAAGCCCATTCAAGGTTCGGGTAATAGCCGACCGTAACCTCCTTTACGCCGGTGCCCATCTCACCAGTCTTTGGATTCTTGCCAGCTGGCCGCTGCTCAACGATAACGAGATTCCGCTCGTCGCAGTTTTTAATAATGTACTTGCCAATCTGAATATGCATCTCTTAGCCCTCCTTGTCCATAAAATCAGAAAATGGAATGAAAGTAATATTCTTTGGAAGCATAACTGTAAGTCGTTTTGCTACCGCATATCCATGCTTTGTATTGTAAACAGACATATATCGAGAAAGCTGTTTTAACGCACTCGCGTTAAACTTATCTACTTTTACCTCGACTGGAATTAACTCACCATTTTTGTTTACCCATGCATCTGGAATGTGTCCTTTAATATTTTTATGTTCTACAATACTTCCAAAACCTAATGATTCGCATTTCTTTTTGAATTCGTCTTGATAATAGAATTCATGATGTCTAAACTCTTCTAATTTTGATCCCATAACATACGAATACATCCGTGAAAAACTAGAGTCAAAATCACACGAGAATAAAGTACAAAGAAGTTTCTCGATCTCATAAAGATTTTCACGGCTTTCACAAGCTGACATCGACTCCAAGAGTGTATATTTGTCAATGAAAATGTCATTGTCACCATCATAAAAAACTGTATTGCCTCTCGGACTCTTAAACCTCGTAAAGAATTTTCCGTCTTCTAAAATATGCGCCTCACCAGTAAACTTAAACGTGAGATTACTTCTGTCTCTCATTAAACAATCTCCCTTTTAATATGTATTTATATTTCAAATAAGAGCCACGCAGACTCTTATTTAATTCTCATTCGCACGGCCAGCCTCAAATGCAGCCACATCGTTCATGAAATCATTGATATGTAAATACTTGTCAGCCTTCCGCACAGTCTTAGGCTTAAACTCTTGACATTTGCATCGCACATCATCACAAGTAGTGAAGCACGGAATCTCATACTGGCATTTTGTACAGACATGCTTCTTATAAAACTCCGGCAAGCGTCCAGCAGCTTGGTAATACTCATACGTTACCTTTAAATCAATCCAATAGGTGTTATCAAAATTCATTATCATCAACCTTCTTCCTTACCTTTTATAAGAACCATACCATTTAAATCCAGCACGAGGAATTCCAGAATTCGCAGGAACACGAATCATTCCATCTATAAAGAGCTGAAGAACCTCATCGCTCAACTGTCTATGCACAAAGCGAAACGGTGGTTGAGAAGCATCATTATAATATTCTGGATTTTCTTCCAACACCACTCTACCTCTTCTGACGGTAGAAAGCGTTGGAATATTCTCACACATAGCATCATTCATCTCGTGAAAACTTTGCTGTTGCAATTTATATTCCGTCCGTGCCGCAGATCGCTTCAACGAGTTCGGCTCAATCGTAATATGATACATTGGTCGTGCTAGGTCGTATGTAAAAATTTCCTTGAATCTATTATCTAGCTCTTCATAGAACTCATGAAGTCGTCCGGTCAAAAATACGTCTTGCTCACTCTGACACACTCGCCCAGACGATGTGTAAAACTCATGAAGCACATTCGTATACATCTTCATATAAATGGCTTTTTGGTCTTCAGAAGGAATATGGTATTCTTCTGGGTCATGGTTTATAAACACGGCAGGGCAGTCCTCAAAAAATATTTCCTTGTTTTTTGCCATAGATTTAAGCGCAGACTCAATGTATCCAACCATTGTAGATTTAGTACATTGCTGAAACGTCTCAGCATCCGCTGCTAAATTCTCTCTGAACTCATCCATTTGCTCACGAGCAATATTTTCTAATGGTGTACCAATTATCTCAGCCCAAAAGGTATCCTCACCATGTAGGTCTTCTGGATATTGATAAAAATTCTTATTGGTCATTCCACACGCTCGTAGTATTGCGGCTGGCGTCCAAAAGAATTCCATCCAACTACTACCGTCACATTCTCTAAGTAGGTGGTAAGCAATCTGGTTCTGCAGACGCAAGGAGAACTTTCCTTTGTTTCTTGTCGGTAGAGGAGGAAGTACCTCATTGTCTGGACGAATCTTTACAATAACAAAGCGTTTTCCTTCCTTTTTAAACTCAACGAAACGATTCAGCTCTTCAAGAAAGTGTTTTTTGCTAGTTCCATCTAATGGCTTTCCATTTTTGCCAAATACATTAAGATAAGTAGATAGTTCTAAAAAATTAGAAAAAATCTGACCATCCTTCAATTTACCTATTATCTCCCATGTGATCTCGTATTTTTTCTTGTCCATATAACCTCCTACTCAATTTAGTTGGATTGACGAGTCTGTATTATATATATGTATGAAGATACATGGTCGTCAATCCAAGTACAACTATCACAAAATATCTCTTAATGGTTTACTCGACTTGAAGCTATGGCGCGCAAGCGGCATAGATTCAATTTGAGTAAACCTACGAGCGTCCTCAGACGCGAGATCCCTCTCCACGCCCTGTCTGGAAGACTGCTATAAATATCCACCACAGTCATTCAATCACTAACTCCTTTACCGTATCCTGTATTGTATAGCTATCTACACTCATTATACCATGAGAATGCCAAAAATTCAATAGTTATCTAATACAGGATACGAACATTCTTGGCGCCTATTATAATAAGGTATGTTTCTGGGAGGTATTGTTCTCTATGAAGGACATCCAGATGCTTTGTATGCTTTATATGTTCTGTGTAAGCTGCCAGAGGCTACAATCATGCTTCTTGTATGTCTTTGAAGTCTATGAGAGTGCTGTTCAGATGCCAGATCAGTCCATTTATGGTAACAGGGGAGTACAGATGGGTACAAATAGGTATTTTATGCTCCGAAGAATGGTCTTTTTCGGTACATTTCGGGTACACATCGGGAAAACCCGCATGAAACCTAGCTTTTTCAGAATTTATTGGCTCAAAAAGGAACAAAATAAGGAGTAAAAAGGTACAAATAAAAAGAAAAACTAGCCAAAATATAACGCAAATACGTTAAATTCTAGCTAGTTACCGAATGAGCTACCGATTGAAAAATAGCGATTTTAAGCTATTTTTAGTTATTTTGGGTGGAAAAGCGAGTGATTTGTTGGTGTGTATGAAAGAAGGTATATGGTTGTATTTTGGAGTATTTTGTCAGGGGAAGTGTACCCAGGGTAGGGAGGAGAAGTGTTAAGAGATTACTTATTGACAAATTTGGAATGGTAAAAAGTAGTATTGTTGGCTGCCAATAAGAGAGGTATTGGTAGAATTGTTGGAAATTATTGGGAATTGAAGACAAAATAATGTGTAAAATATTACGATAAATCGTTATTTCTTGAAGATGAATAAGAAAGATGTACTGGGGGCTTCGGCTGCTGCCTGGAACGTCCAAAAAATGGAAAGTACGCCCCACGGCTTGAGTGCTGGAAATGCTCAAAATACGGCACTCAACAGGGCAAGGGCAAGGCGGGGTTTGGCGTCGTTGGTGCTATCTGATACAGGCCAAAACAAAAGTTAAAAAGTTTTAACTATTTCAGCCGAAGCTTACACGTTGCCGGGTGTTTCTTTTGTTCGCTGATTATTTACACGGAGCCGAGTGTTTCATACTTCAACACTTTAGCACTTTACCATACTAAAATATTCCATCCTGCCTGATCAGGCACTTTACTTCAATACTTTATCACTTTACCACGCCAAATCATTCCATTTTCCCTTATAAGGTAATTATAATATAAAGCAAAAATCCATTTGTTGCGCACGCAACTTTTACGGTGAAACCGCTTGACTTTTTACGGTGAAACCGTTATACTAATGTCAAGCTCAAGGGCAACACCGGAAAGCGGAAAACATGATGGTTCTGAAACACCGGAAAATTTCAGTTTCCACTTTTTGACGTTTTACCGATTGAGCGGTTCAAAAAATAGGGCTTGACAAAACGGTTAAACCGTGATACAATACAGTCAAGCTCAAGGGCGAAAGCCCAAAAGCAAAGTGGTAGGAAGTAAAGAGCGAAAGCCCTTAAAACCTTAAACAGCAAAAGCAACAACGCCACAAAAGTCCATAGTCTGTTGTGCGCTATGCAAGGCGCAAGGTGTAACTTAATTGTTGCACACGTCAAACAATTTGGCACACAATAGGCATAGCCGGATAGCAACACTTAATTGTGTATGCCGTCTGATTATTAGCAATCGTACCTTGAATTTTGATAACACTATCTTTGCAGTAGGGGCGGAAACGCATAACCAAAAGCAAGAAAAGCGCATATTGGCAAACAAGATGTTTTAGACGCAAGTCTTTCACTGGTCCCTAGGTAGACTATACCTAAGAGGATCAGCAAGGATGGTCAACAGTATGCACCTTGTATCAAAAGCGTACTGTACCATAACGACAGACGATAGTTTGTCGCAAGTACGATCATACACACATTATAGTATAACAAAGGAGATAATACTATGTCTAACCTGTCTAACGTCTGTCTGTCTATCCGTAGCTCTAACAACAAGACTTCTACTGCAAGGGGCTATGCAAGTAACGGCAAAGCTCTTGTTAGCTTTACCAACAAGGGCGGTGTCAATACGCTCAAGGCATACCCTAAGGCCGATAAAGTGCCGTCTTATCTGTTGATGGACGAAAAAGAGTATACGGCATACGGCAACGCAATCAAGTACGTTTACAATTCCGCTTGCCACGTTAATGCAAGCACTACCAACAAAGAGGATGAAAGCATTATCAAAGTTTACACTACCGACTTCCATTCTTGCCTGTCCGATCTCGCAAACATCGTTTTTGGTGAAACTTTCTCTATGCAAGAGTATCCCTCTTTTGGCACAGAAGTCCTCGCAATGGCAAAGACTTACCTTACCACCACTATGGATGGTGACGTTTCTCCGGCAAATCTTCCGATCAATCGTTTTGTCAAGGCTCTTGAACCTATGCTTTTGAGCGTAGCAGCACACAGCGTTTTCCTGAAAGACTATGAGCGGGATTATAACCTTGCTTGCAAGCGTTGCAATTCCCGTATCAACAAGGCAACGGCACAGCTTGATAAAGCACAGGCAGAGTATGATAAGGCACTGTCTGAGCTGGATAAAGCAAAAGAGCAGATTATCAAGGACAAGAGCGACAACACTATCAAAGCGTCTACTAAGAAAATCCATGAAAACAATCTTGACAAGGCTCAGAAAGAATTTGATGCAAAAAAGAGCGTCTTTGATACCATCAAGAACACTATTGACACATGGAAGATCAAGTTGACTGATGCTCAGAAAACCTTTGAACAGGCAAAAGCAGAGGATGAAAAGAACTCTTAAAGTCAAACCCAAGAAGTTAGTCTAAACATACCATAATGCAATACATAATACGCCTGACGACTAGAGGTACAGGGGAAGAAGTAACCTCTACCAACGGCAAAACGCCGTAACAAGATACCATAAAAGAGGTGAAATATCTTGAAATCCTATCAAAATACGATGGGAGAAGTGCGTCAGAACACTTCTGGACACTCTATCATCTACAACGGCACAGAAGTCAAAGAGCTTGATCTTTACGGCACATTTGACGGCGTTGTGTTTGTCAGTCGTCCGTTTATCGCAATGGAAACAGGCTTTATGCCTATGTACGTCAAAACGTCTATGGGATGGACTTCTATCCATCCTTGCAAGATTGTTGACTTCCTTAAAGAAGCATACCACGCAAGAAGTGTTTCCCTTTATGACTGGAATGCCTATCAGCAGAGCAAGAAAGAAAAGCGTCTTGTAATGGAAAAGGCAAAGCAGCAACAGAGCGAAACAGCTTTTCTCAGAGCGTCACAAGCTAATGCAGAGGGCTCTTTGCGCTATCATAAAAGCAAGAAACGTCTTGATGACCGCTATAATGAGGCGGGCAAACCGGCTCAGAAAAAGCGTTCTCAGCGTGTTGTATTTGGCTCTAGTGAATACATCACAGTTTCCGGCTGGATCTACGGCAGAGAAGTCTTGATGAATAATCATAGCTTCCGTATGGATGAAAGAATGTCGTACTACATGGACGGCACTGGATGCTGTGCTCGTGATTTCGATAACAGAGATATGCGCCCTTTGAATGACGTGTTTCCTGTGAAATCTGGCAAGAAAGCAAGGTGATAACTTTGAGTTTGACAGCAATTCGTCAGAATGATATAATTGTACCATCAAGAAAAGGCGGTGCAATTATGGCAAATCGTGATTATAAAAAAGAGTACGCCAGAGAAAAGGATCAATCGAAGCATATCGGCCTGAAGGTTGAACCCACTCTCTTTGAAGCGTTCACGGCAAAAACAGAGCTAAATGGAACGACGAAAAATGCCGTTTTGAAAGCCTGTGCAGAAGCGTACACCTATGGAAACCTTATCATTGATGAAAACGGCAAACCTAAAATTGTAGGCTAAACATTAGTCCTGATCTTCTTCATAGGGAAATTCTTTACTCAAATCAGAATAAAAGCGTGAAATATCTCCAATAAGATACGAAAGGGTCTGAATAATAGTATCTTTATCAGTGTTCCAAAGAGAAAGCTCATCGGCACAAGACCATTCTTCAAAAATTTCTGTATAAGCACTGATGCGCTCGTAATCAGCCTTGATTAAGGCAGGAGTGTTTTCTGCTAAAGATTCATTTTCTTCGTCGTACCATGAATCAAAATATAATTCTCTAGCTAAACGATTCATATTGCAAAACAGATTTGACATAGTGGAAGCGATAAAGGGTGGAATTGCGTCCATTCCGTTATTGAAAAAGCCTATAATTGCGACAGCATTTGCAGACAAATCTCCGTGAAGTTGAACGATTTCGGGCAGATTTTCAATATATTCCATGACAAGAACTTCCTTTCAAATTATGATGTCTCTATTTTAGCAGAACCGAATACCCACGTCAACAAACACCTTATGACCTAAAACTCATGGGGTGTTATTTTTATGCCCTGTTTTGTATATTTATACAAATAATATGCAGAATATACAAGGTGAAAACACGGAAGAAAGGAAAACATTATGATTCTTGATTGCTATATCATTCGTGAGTATCTTTCAGACGGCAAACACACTGATCATGGCTACTATGAGCGTCAGGAAATGCTTGACGACGCAGAAGAGTTTGCAAAAGCCGGTGCGTGCTTTGAGATCTTTCCGTGTACGGAAGAGGAAATTCACAAGGGCTTGCGTTATTGGCTCTATCAGTGAAAACAACACAATAAAAGAGGAGTTTTATTATGGCAATTATTGCTATTGAGTCGGCTCTTGATGTTGCCATAACATTTGGCGACAAAGAGTTGGCAGCAATCTACACCGAAGCCCTTGAAGAGGCGGGCGTCCACTATGAAAGCTTTGCCAAGTGCTGGGCATGACGAAAGAAGCGCAAACAGTATGAAGATATTATTATAGCCTTAACTATGATTGTAACGTGGGCTGTGATATAATAAAGGCAGAAAGCCCTCAAAGAAAGGAGAAGAAACATCATGGATGCAAGAATGATTAGTTTTTGGGGTTGCGAAACTAACCCATGCGCAAACCCCGATATGGCAAATAACGGAGGGGGATACTCTCAGCCGTCTGGAGGTATCCTTGTTACCCTCGAAAACGGGGAGTATCTAACCGTCACTGTGGACGATATGTCTTGCGGCGATTTCGGCAGCCGAATCGGTTGGGGTATCTACAGTTCAGATGGCCGCAGATGGGGTGGCTGTTACGGCACCATGGACGATGCTATGGTGGATAACGAATGGACGGAGGAATCTCTGGATTCCGTGTCTGGTGTGTACGGGATTGATGCCCGTGCGATGTTGTCGGATGCGATTTTGGCTGTGCATATTGCCGCATAACGATAAGGGTGTTTCCGTCAAGAAGAGTCTTGTAAGTTAATTCTTACAAGACTCTTTTTATATGCAAAAGAAAGGATGTTTGCGATGAAAAGTCTTTTGATGTTCTTTGGCTACTCCGCCTATCAGGCCGGATGTATTGCACCTATGATGTGGGTTTTCGTTGTTGGTGCTATCGCTATGGGTGTGGCAGAATGGAAAGGGTGGTTGAACTGATGAACAGAGAAGATATTGATATTCTTGAAGTAGGCAATGCTTATACGGCATTGTTTTACAAGAAGAATCATTATCAGCCCTATATTGTGGCGTGGCATTTTGACCCGGATTCCTACACATGGGATCAGGGTCATTACTTTTGTGACCTGAAAAGTGCAAAGAAATTCTTTGCAGAGCAAGAACGCAACAATGCAAACTGTAAGTATTGCGAAAAGATGGACTGCCCTCATAGGGATGCACTCAGACGCTTGCCTTATGAAAAGGGTGGAATCCTTGCTTGTGAAAACCTTTGGTAAAGGAGAATGAGTATGGCAAAAATGAAACTCGATCCTATTTATCCTGATATCGTTAATCGCTTTCAGTATGTGAAAACGACTAACGCAGACGCTTGGCAGAAACATGTTAATAATGTCATTGCAGAGAATGAGTACAATGACCTGTTGACCCGGATTGCGTGGGATTTACTCATGTATGTGTATACTTTTGATACGATTTCTGGGTGGTACGATAAGTATAATGTACATGATTCGCATATCACAACGGCAGTCAAAAAGGCTTACATTGAAGTCTTTGGAATGCCGTCAGAATAAAAGATATGTTTTAGAAAAGGAGATGTTTGCATGGAATGGACTGGTGAACGTAATGAAATCTTCAAAGGTCTGGATGCGCTGTATATTCCTTACAACGAAGGTTGGGACTGTCATGGAAGAGCAATGTGGCGTGTATGCAAAGTAAAGAATTTCGACCGTATTCGCCGCATTGGTAGTGATGCGGTGATGTATTATGGGACAATCTATGACGGTCATCAAATTTGCTACACGGAAGAAGATGCGTGGGATTATATCAACAACTGGCGCACGTTTCGTAAGCCTATTTTCCCGCTTGAAAAGATTCCAAAGTGCTTTGGTAAAAAGCTGTTTGTCTAAAATCAGTATTTTAGTAAAGGAGAAGCGACAATGAAAAGAGGTCAGTATTTCATGAACGAGGTGACCGGAGAGGTTACCAACATTCATCGGGAGGCTGTCGAGTGGTATCGACAAGGAATCGATGTTTCTATCTGGATCAACGGCGTGGTTGTATGCCGTTGGGGTCATTGACAAGAAAGGAGAATGCAAGAATGCGCGCTACTGTTGAGATTTACGAGAATAATGCAGGCGGTATCTTTGTTGCCGTCTTTGGTCAGAATGGCTTGAAAAAACTGTTTGCTGTTAGAATCCCCTGTAATGACAATGATAGGGTGGAATTTACCAAAACATTCTACCAAGAAGCACAGTATGGGTGTCCTAGTATGGATGATGATGAATATAACGCAGAAGACTTTTCTGGTCTGTCTATGGATGATGCTTACATGGATGTCTGCAGCGGTAACCTGATTGCAGAGTTTTACGACAATCGTGTTGTAAACTTGTATCCGGCAGACATGGGCACTGCCGGAATGAAGCTGTTTGGTATGGCTTGACCGTACATTCACAAAATGGTCATGAATAAGCAACGTATCAACGCGCTAAAATGCGACGTTAATAAAATCTACATTAAAGTGCTTGACAAAATCAGCGGTATCCTGTATTATGTAGCTAGAAAAGGCAGTCCGTTATAGGACTTTTATTTTTACCATATAGCTATATAACACAGGATACGAAAGAAAAGGAGAGTCAACTGCTATGGCTATGTACAAAACTAAGAAGGATGCAGCTTACGCATGGGTTCGGGAATTTAATGCGATTCCTCAGAGTGTTATTGAAAAGCTCGCCAAGGTCGATTTGGAAGAGAATGGCGAAGGCATTACTGAAATCACGCCGCCGTCTTGTGGTGATCGTATCTATATCTTTAGCGGTGACCACTATGGTGAAAATGGTGAGATTCGGAGCTACAACGAAGATGACAACACTTACAAAATTTGTCTCGACGGCACTGGCGAGGAAGTTGATGTCAGAGAAGATGATTTTGAAGTCGAGCGTGACGACTTCTTTCCGATGTGGGGAACGATGTGGCAGTTTAGCGACAGTTGCGACAACTGGTGGCTTGAAAATCATCTTCAGGAAATGGCAGATTGCGGATTCCGTATCTACGAGCAAGAGGATTTTGAGTACATTTTCGGCATTGATGGTTGTGGCTACGACTTTTTTGAAGCTCATTGGATTCCGCTTTATGAAAAGCGTGGATTCCATTGGGACGATGAGACTGTAAAGGAGATGGAAGAAAATGCGTAAGTACACTCAGAAAGAACTGAAGAATATGGTTGCCCTTGGAATGGCAGAGGATGTTACTCGTGCAAACAACGAAGATTATGAAAGAATCATCAAAAAAGAAGGGTTTCTTTCTCAAGTTGGATATTCTTCCGGTGTTTATGGTTGTAACGGAATGTTGTTAAGAGGTCATGAAACCGGTGTTTATTATGCTGTGACTTCAAGAACGTTAGCCATTTTTATTTTTGGTTAAGAGGTGAATATTTTGATTATTGATAGCATTCTTGATCGCCGGGATGGCAGACACTACAGCTCACATGACTTTTATCTTGAAGTTAGAAAGTATGAACGCCTAGGTGTTGGAACTCACGGTGAAGATATTTCGTTAGCGATGGATTACGGTGATAACCGTGATGTGCAGCGTGTCCTGTGTCAATACATTGACCGTAATGAATACAATCCATCTATTAAGGATTATATAAGAAGTCAGGAGTGGGTGTCATAATGCCTTATAAATCTGAAAAAATAAAACTTTCAGAACAACAAGATAGAAGAGTAAAGATTACATCTGTAATGAAAGAAGAAATCCGAAAAAAATATTCTACTGGATTATTTAGCTTAATGGATTTGGCGAAAGAATATAACGTGAGTAAGAAATCTATTTTGCTTATAGTTAATCCAGAATCCAAAAAGAAAAACGATGATCACATCAAGAGTCACTGGAAAGATTATAAACCGTCATTAGAAGAACGAAATAAAATCATGAAAGAACATAGGCATTATAAGCAGGAGTTATATTTGAAAGGAAAATTAAAATAATACGTTATTATGCTAGGTGATTGGCGGTACTAGGGCAGACATAACCGCTACCAGAATGTAAAAACACAATAATATTAAAAGGAGTGTTAGGTATGGCTTATATCGGTAAAAAGGACTTTCAGATGCTTGGAAAGATGTGGACACAGATGCGAGATCACAATGGATATGTACCTGAAAGTATGTTTCTTGAGTTTTCTGATGTAATGCATAGAGTTTCGATAAACAACGATAAGGTCACTGAAAGAACTGTTAAAAAGATATATGAAGCTAGAGAGAAGGATAAGAATTATGGTCGCCGTCAGCAGAGATTTGTAAAGGCTTATCGGTGGGCATATGATTGTAAAGCAAAAGAGGCAGTGGAGATGTATAAGAAATATAGAGAAGAATCTCCTGAGAAGATTAACGAAGTTATTGATTATTATGACAAGTGTCAAGAACAGTGTCGTCTTAAAAACGAAGAGAGTGACATCTAAAAGGAGCGATTGATATGGAAACAATGTACGACCGCATTAAGCGAATGGATAAACATGAACTTGCTGAGTTTATCTATATTGTTTATCAAGTTGGTGTTAAAGATGGTGAACAGAATCTTTGTGATTCTCCTATGGGATTTTTTGGTTGCTGTTACTTCCTTAATGATAATGCAAAAGTATGGATGCCGAATGATAAGCCCGAGGATCTTTATGATGCTTTTTATATCTAAAATCATGCTTTTATAGGAGATGAAAATATGAAAACTGTATATGTTATTGCCGTAAAGCATTTATTCGACTACGAAGGAAACACTCTTAATCGTTGGGAGTATGTTCAATTTGGTGAGTGTGGGTATACATTTTTTACTGAATCCGTTGATGGTGCGCAGCACTTTTATTCTATTGATAAGGCTCAAAAATGGTTTGATGAAATCGGTCATGGACTTATCTTTTACGGAAATTGTAAAGGTCAGTATGAGGTGGAGTCTCTTTGTATTAAGAGCGTTGTTTTCCGAGACCCTGTTGTGAATTTTGTAAGAGATTTGGATTTCAAAAACTTCTAAAACAGATATTTTACAATGATTGACGAGGGGAAATATGAAAGTACAAAGAGATAATCCTATCGAAGAAGGAATAGATGATTTCTTTGAAGAAAAACAAAAACTCGAAAATGAAATTCGAGATTATGAACAGGAATATTTAGACCAATATTGTGATAGGTTATATGAACAAGAACTTTTCGAACGCTTGGAATACTTGGAGTTTTATCGTGAGTTTTTGTCAGAACCTGAGCGATGAAGATTGAGGTGATAAGAATGACGATGGTTCCGCGATACAAATGTCGTTTGTGTGGGAAAACTTTTTCTTCTGAAAACGAAGAAGAGTATAGAGATTCTGTCACCGGAGCATACGATGAGATTGTGGCTATCTCTTTGAATTACAAACCCGATATTCCGCTTTATGCAGTGCATAAATGTGGACCTTTTAGTGAAACAGTAGGCGAATGGCCGTATCAAAAAACAAACTGGTATGATGAAGAGCGAATTGGTTTGGGAGACTTAATCGGATTTGAAGAAAGGAAAGAATAATGACAAACACCGAAAAGAATATCGTTCTGGCGGCACTTTCTTCTTATCGGCGTAAGCTGATGGATCAAAGTGTTTCGTTTCTCAGAGCTGGTAATCACGAGGATGCGAAAGCAAGTACGATGGAAGCAGCCAACGTAAATGCGCTGGTGATTAAGTTCACAAGAGAAAAGGAGTTTGCAGTATGAAAAACGAAAACAAGGTTATTGTAACTAGCTGGGATGGTAAGTCTTGGGAGATGACACCTGAACAGATTGAAGCGGCATATCGTTATAGAGAATATCAGTATTGCCTTGCTGATGCTAAAAATCAACTCGAACTTCATGAGGATTGGATTGAAGGAGAATACGGCTATTCTTATGATGAAGCTATTGAATATGCTGAGGAATTAGTAGAACGTTTTCAAGATAATTTTGATTGCAATATGCCGGAAAACAACGTGTGGATTAACTGTATCAGAGAAATGTTTGATAGCATTGGCGAAAAGGAGAATAACGATGACTGATCCTTGCCGTTACTGTGTGGCACCGGAGCGTTATCCCGGCTGTCATGACCATTGTGAAAAGTTAAAAGCTCATCGTGAAAGTGATGAGTATAAAAAGCTGTGTGAATACAAAAATACATACCTAAAAAGCCATTCGACAGCAAGTTCTTCCCAGATTAACAAAGCGATGCGGTATTTTAAATATAAAGGTTATAGTCTTTATGGATTTAAGAACGTAGGGAGTGTTTGATATGAGAGAATTTGAAGGTTTTATTTTTCCTAACGGAAGAATTGTAGCAATTCCTGAAGAGGAATATATGGCAGCTATCGAAGCAGGAAAAGAAATTCTTGTGTTTTGTGGTGGATGGGCTGGTGGATACGCTAGAGCGTTCGGTGCAAATAAGGAACAGGATATTTATGAGCCTGATAAAACTTGTTACATGGTCTATTCGTATGATGTCATGGATAAGACCTTTACGCCAGAAGATATGAAGCGGTTCGCTAAAGTGATTGTCACAGATGGTATCCGTGTGTACATGAAAACAGGTGAGTCGGCCAGTGATTATTATTCTGGAACCTTCTGTGACTGTGGTACGAAAGACAGGCTTGAAGAACATTACCCTGACACTTGTAGCAACGATATTGAGCAATACGATTTCAGTGATTGTCAGACGGTTGATTTTGATAGAACAGTTCGTATGCTAGGTGCAGATGATAAAGATTACGAAGGTATGGTAAAGATGCTCAAGGGGATTTTGAGGTGATAAAATGTGGGTTTTAGCTAAATGCCAATATTCAGATGATAACAAGATTGGATATGCTGTATTTTACGATATTGATAAGCTTGGGTGTGTAACACTTATGTTCAAAATATATGAAGATACAAATTCTATTGAGTTCTTTTATTGTCTATTAGAAGTGAGCGACCGGCTAGAAAAGAAAACGTGTGAGAATATCTTAAAAGCTTATTTGAAAGAGAAAGGGATTTTTGCGGAGGATTAACTATGTGGGATTTAATGGGTAACAATTATTCAGAAGTATATGGTATTGGATATGCTTTACTGAATGGAATTTCAGCTGGGTTTTATGTGAGTGTCATGTATAAGAATCTTGGAAATGAAATTTACTTCTATTATCTTGATGATGCTCCTTATGGAGAACTCGATGATAATACCAAAAATAAAATTGAGGATATTATCTATGATGACCTTAACAAGCGTCATATTTTTGGGGAGGACTGATTATGTGGGATTTAAGAGAAGTTCATGCACTGCACGATGGTGAAGGTTGGATTTGGAATGAATCTTTCCACCACAAGAATGTGTTCGTAGGTGAGAATGAAGATCCGAAAGAAATCTTCTGGCAAGAATGTCAGATGTTCTTTCTTCAGGATTATCTAAGCAAGTGTGAGATTGTGGATGACGGCGACATTCTGGAACTTCAGCTGAAAGATTCCGGTGAACCAGTTCTCGCTATGATGATTACAGAGTAAAGGAGAATGAGTTATGACACGGTTTTATCTTAATGCAGGTGCTCTTAACCGTTGGATGCACCAGAACAAAGCACAATATACTGGTGCTTACGTTGAAGGTGTTCTGGTCGATAGTTTTGTTGTTGAAACAAAGCGTGGTGTTGCAGCTATCTATGAGCACGCTCTGAATGAGTGGACAAGCAATTATTATGTTGAGTTTACCGATTATAAGAACGGTTTTAAGAATGGCGAAGTCGATAAGATTTGGTCTGATTGGTACACATTTGAAGAAAAGGCTAGCGCATAAGAGGTGATGGGATATGAATGATGTTAAAAAGATTATCATTGCCTTGAAGGACGAATATTCTTATTGCCAAGATATTGCTTACACTGCACAAAAAGAAGGCGATGAAGAGAGAATGACATGGTATTATGGCAAAGCAACCGGAATTAAAAAGTCTATTGAAACAATCGAAAAAATGAAGAATTACGGAATTATTTTATAAAATGGAGATTTTAGATATGAAAAAATATATTTTGATCGCCGTTAACGAACGGAAAATTTTCGAACCTGATTATTTTGAAACTCTTGATGAGGCTCAAGCAGAGATGAGAAAACGTGTTGAGCAAATCGTGAGTCAATCTGGCGGAGAAACGGAAGTTGATTTTGAAATCAACAATGACAGTGCCTATGTGACAGATGCTCATTTTGAGCTTGGCGATGGAAACTGGGATTTTGCAATTTGCGAGGTGGTTGATACGAAATACTCTGAAAATATTAAAGACGCCATGTTTACTTCTGTTTGGGACGGTGGTTTTGATATCACTACGAAATGCAAGGTGAATACGGAAACAAAAGAGATTTTCGACATCGAAGTGTCGGAATCGAATGCGGACATGGTGGAACATCTTGACGAAGAATATGTTACTATTGATGGAATCGATTATCGCGCAGTGACAGCAGAATACGCCAATTTGTATCCAGAAGAAATGGATGAACAAACCTTTTGGTATGAATAAGGAGAATAAATATGACTGTTCTATATTGTTACGATAATGAAATCATAAAATGGACTTACGGCGATAATCTGTATTGCTTACATATCCAGCATGATGATGAAGCAGATAATAATCCTCGTTGGTGGGATGACCACGATTCTGTAATGGCCTGTTTCCATTCTCGATACAATCTGGGCGATAAGGTTGAGGCAAAAACACCGGAAGAGTTTTGGAATAATCTGGTTTACAAATATTGCTCTAATGAAGAGATTCTGGATGCGCTTTTTAATATGAAGCTGGAAGACACCTGTGTCGTTGTTGATGAAAATTATGGCGACGAAAAACGATATGCCATTTGCGGTATTGGAACTTTTTTTGATGAAAAAGTTTCTGAAAATCCGATGTATGTGGGATTGAAATATAACGAAATCATTACATATGTTGCTGGTGAGTTTTCTATTCGTGATTGTCAGATCCTTCTTGATAAGCATATTGCTTGGCTTCCTATTTGGCTGCATGACCATTCTGGCTTGTCTATGGATTGCGATACCCGGTTTAGAGGTTCATGGGATGATAGCAATGTTGGTTGGATTGTAACAGCTGTTGCTGATAGTTCGGATAATACCAAAAATGAAGCAGAACGAATTATGCGTAATGAGGTGAAGGAATACAGTGACTATCTTTCTGGTGAGAACTATGGCTATACGCTTTATCGAGAAGAACACGGAGAATGGAAAGAGATTGACAGAGCATTCGGATTTATCGGTTCTGACGTGTTTGAAAACGGTATCATATACAGCGCAGGCTGTGGTCTTGAAAAGGCATTGAGGGAAGATCGGTGCCGTATCGGTGATGCAGAGAAGGTTGTGACCGTCACTTATAACTTTGATAAATGTTGAATTTTAGGAGGAAGATATCATGGATGACAATATGATGGAACGTCAGATTGCTGATTATATGGTGAAACATGGTACTGAAAATACGAATTATGGCACATGGGTGTTTGAGGTCGATGAACTGGCGAAAAAGTTCAATATTACAGAGAAATGGATTCAGGAACATGAAGACGGTATTATGTCTGAGTTGTATCTCAGAGAAGAAGTAGCTGACGTTGAACGTGAATTAAGCGGCAATGATATGACTATCACACTTTTTGATGTGGATTTCTACACCAACTATTGCCCTAACTATATTGAAGACGAACAGGAAAAGGATGATGACGTAAATCAGTATTGGTTTGCCGAAACACGTTGGTGTACGGATGACATTATTGATATTGCAAAGGAAAAAGGAATTGTGCTAACTCCGAAGCAGGCTGAACAGTGGTGGAAGAAAAATGAAAATTGGTTCAAGAATATCATTGTAGAACATGGAAATGAAGTGCTGGAAGATGTAGATTTTGATGAGGTTTAAAATATGAAAATGAATATTGACATTGATATTGAACGTGTTAGAAGTGGTTTGTTTAACGTCTATATCAGTGATAATGGAAATTCCGGTGCTGAATACAAAAATGTAAATTGTGATTAAATCGGTGAGTATGTAGCAGATTTGATTGATTGTCTGGAAGAAAGCTACGAGGTATAAAATATGAATTATGATAATGGACCTTGCTGGTTGTGTATTGAGAAATCTTGTAAGAATTGTCCATGTGCTGTTGCGGAAGCATATGAAAATACATATTTAGATGCACAGTGGATGCAGAAGCTAAGTTGGGATAAAGATGATTGTGATAAATTTGTTGAGCGTCTTTGGAAAGAGAACACAGATATCGCATGGACCGAAAATGAACGTGGAGAACTAGTTCTTGATCAGAATTGGAGAGGTTTCCCAGTTGGCAACTTCACACAAGATGATTGGTTCCGTTGGGTGGATGAGTTTCATAGTAAAGGTGTTGGCTGGGTTTACGAGAATATGAGCGTGTAAAAGGAGAGTTTTATTATGAAATATGACACTCAAGCGATGGCCGAGGTCCTTTGTAAAACAGCAGGCGTTGAATATAGCTCTGATTTGGAAAAATTGCTGTACCATTTAGATGTTCAAGCACAAAATCCTTACAATGCAGATTTTCGGCGCACAGGTTTGGCTATCATTGCAAAAGTGTGTGAGGAGTTGGAAAAACGATAATGTATTACCATCTTGAATACTCTGTCAGACACTTTATGTACGGCGATACATATAGAGGGCATGAAGTCTATCCCACAAAAGAGCTGCGTGATGCAGAACTTGACTGGATGAAAACGTGTTACAGCAAGCCGACAGAACTTGTCTATACAACGTATGAAACCGAAACGTTTGGTGAAGAGAAGATAATAATATAAAGGAGAAAGACGAATGATTAACGTTAATGAACATGATTTCAAAATCAAAATTCATAATGGTTGGTTGATTGCCACGGGATCGGCAGACAAAGAATGCTATCCTGGTATGCTGATTTTTTACTCTAAAGACGGAAAGACATTTTCGTGGTACGATTTAATTACGGTTATTGAGCAAGATGCAGTAGATGATAAGATTCAAACCGACCTGTATAAGAAAGGCTGCGAAGATTGTTGTCATGTTTTTGATTATGAGGATGGAGAATTAAGGGAGTGAGTGTTGTGATTGTTTCCAATGGTGGATGGGATAACTCGATGGACGAGATTAAGGAAGCACTTGATACACTTTCTTATTGGTTAAGAGAAGGTGCGACGGTTGGAATTTTTAATGAAGAAACCGATAAGTTTGAGCTACTAAAACCTTTTGATTCAAAAAAGGCTTTTATTTTAGGGAGCGTGAGTTTATGACGGCGCGTGAAATTGCAAAAGATTTTCTTTCTAAGATGAATCCTTCTGGATGGAATGGACGTGGATACAAACCGGATACATTTAATGATAAAGATCAGATTAAATATCATGTAGATGGTCACCCTGAAATTGATGTTGATGTTTATTATGAATATGATGCTGGCGATAATAGCTGGTGGCATTTTTGTGATGCACGTGATAATGCTTCTGGCGATAAAATTCTTGGTGTGTGTAATCCTAATGTTTGGTCTATTGATGCGATTGAAGAATCTGTTAAATATTTATTTAGCAAAATGAATATTGAAATTAAATAAAATCGAGGTTTTAAAAAATGGATATTAACGAAATCAAAATGTTTGAGCAGAAGATGATTGACAGTGCATTTATTGATGCTGTTGATTATGATCCGAAGGTGGCTGCACGAGCTGTGGGAGCACGTAAGATGAAAATGAATGGTGTGTGCTCCTTTAAAGAGTATATTAGCTATTTGCAGACAATTACCGGCAATGCAAAGTTGTTCTGGAAGTATCAGTTTTGAGGTGATGATATGGTTCTAAAACTTGAATTTACCGATGGTCACGAGCCATGGATATCATTTCCAATGAATAGAGAAGAGGCTTTAAACCTGTGGAATAAGCTGAGTAAGATGCCAACGGTACGACCTGAGTTCCGGTTTGGCAAATTGAAGTGTCGCTGTGATTGTCTTGGAAACTGGTATGTTGCTCAGTGGTTCGATGGAATGCACAAGAGTAAGGAGTTCAGATATCTTGCCAACGCTTTGAAGTACATGGAAAAAGAGACGGCTTGATGAATAGATTGTGAGGACAAAATGTTTGCACTTATCAATACGTATATTGCAAAAGGTGAGAATTCATTTCTCCCAGAAGTTGTTTATAAAAAAGGTTTTAATACGATTCTTGAGGCGGAAAATGAAATGAATAAACAAGTGGACGATATTCTTGTAAATCATTATTATAAATATTATAAAGATGAAAACGGCGAACAGAATTTTAGTGTTTTGCGATTAAAAGGTGATATTCGTATTGATACTTATGACGCATATGATTGGTGGAAAATCGTAGAGATTTGATAAAACAGTTTTGAGGTAACGATTATGAGTGAATTTGAAAATCATGTTTTTGATGTTTGGAATCGTTTTGTGAGGAATCTGCCTTGTTATCCAGAAGAAGGTTGTGAACGCTGGTGTGATGGTGAGAACATTCTATGCAAAACGAACGAAGATGCGCAGAGTGTTGCTGATTATATTGATGAAAAGGCTGGGGCGGCAGTCTCCGCTACTGGTTTTTATGACCCAGAAGAGGATAAACGAATGGGGTGCGTAGATAAGTACACTGGATGGTATTATGTAACGATTTGATAAAACAGTTCTTCTAGGAGGAAAAATAATATGAATAAGAAGCGATTTGCAATCGATACACCCATCGGAAGGATTGTTGCAGAAGGTTTTGTAGAGCCATATCCTGAGATTGTGATTTACCTTAAAAGAAATGATGGCGAAACAATTAACCTGTCCAGTATCAATTACGAAAGTTGTGGTGATATTGAAAGTTATCTTTGGATGGATGTGTTCAGTGATGAGTACACGAATCATAAGAGCTGGCCGTTTGAAGATTTGACCGCAGATTTTTCTTAATAAATATAAAGGAGTAAAACAAAATGACTACCAACAATCCTATGACCGTAATAACCTCAAAGTCCTTTGGCGCACTGAATGTGGATGTGTACCAGAATGACAAGCACCAGTATTACATGACTCGTGAACAGATTGGTGCGGCGCTAGAGTACAATAATCCTAATAAGGCAATTCAAAACATCCATGTTAAGAATACGGATCGTCTTGACCCTCTTTCAACATTCCTCAAACTGAGGAAAGTTGAGGGCGGAATCACGAAGGAACGTGAATATATTGTTTACAGTTTGCGTGGTGTTATGGAAATCTGCCGTCTGTCACGTCAGCCGAAAGCAGATGCGTTCATGGATTTCTGCTGGGACATTATGGAATCTCTAATGCGTGGTGATTCCGTTCTGGCTACTCCTCAGATGGATGCTGCATTGAGCAAGGAGTTCATTGATGTAAGACTTCACGCTCTATTTGATAGCATGAAGAATCTTCAGAGTGAACTTGATTCCACTCGCAAGGATCTTAGTGAACAGATTGAGGAAGCTCGCGCTACTAGCAACGAAGCGCTGAATGTGATTAGCAGCGTATCTCAGTGTGTCCATCAGATTAAGGACAAGCAGATGGATAACGCGATTCGTGCTAAGAGCTACACTCCTCGCAATGTGTTTCAGGATGAAATGAGTGACTGGCGTAAAGATTTGTATAGCAAGATCGGTGTGATTGCAAATACAAAAGGTTACACGAATAAAGAAACGCTTCACAAGATCTATGAATATTTAAATCGTAATTATGGTTTCGTTTTGGAAGATGCTCGTGCAAAGTATATTAAGAGAACGAATCGTAGTGGAAAAATCTCTACGATTGATATTATCGAAGAAGACTCCACTTGGAAATCCGTTATGGGTGCTGTTGTCGCAGACATGTACGCGGCGTCTATTGAGCGTCTGCATCAGAATCAAAACGAACTTTGTCCGGTTTTGAAGGGTATTGAAGCAGCTCCAGAAGTGAATGTAAACGACGATCCTGTAGTTGAAGTTGAAGTTAAAGAAGTTGTGGATGAGAAGCCTAAGAAACAGAGTGAAACGGCAACTCGTCTGGTTCCGATTATTGAACCGCTGGCTCAAAAACTCGGTGATAAAACTATTCATTATCATAAAACCTATCGTATGGTTTACAACAAGATTGGATTCACTAAGATGGAAAACATGATGAAGCAGTATAAGCGTATTCATGGTCGTGTTCCGAGTCCCAAGACAAAAGTATTCCTTGAGAATGACAAGGCTATGCGGATGTTCAAGAAAGCGGTTAAAGAGCTGATGAAAGAGCAGGAGAGTAAGTAATGTATGTAATCTCGAATGGTCACAACTATATTATGAAACGGAAGGGAGGTCGAATTTGCGCCACCTGTGATATCAATCTGGCATTACAGTTTGAATCTAAGGGACTGGCGATTTGTGAAATTAACAAACTTCCCGCCGGGTATAAAAACGGACACTATGCACCGAAGCCTATGGATGAAATCGAAGCTGCAAGTAAGAGTCCGAATATAACGGCTCCGGCTGCAAAGCCGAATACATATGCATTTCACATAGAAGATTCTGAATGGTTGACCGAGTTGAAGAAAAATCTTGAGATTACAGACAAAACAATGGGCAGTCTCAATGATTTATACACCAAAGTCTACGGCGATTTAACTGCGGCCAGCGATGAGATTGCTGATATTGAACACGCTATTGAGTTCAAGACTGTGAATGCAGCACAAGGTTATCAGCTTATGGCAGAACTTAAAAGAGCTCGCCGGAAGCGTAGAGAAGCTAAGGATGCAAAGCTTTTGCTTGAAATTGTTATGAACACAAAAACCAGAGAGTGGGGAGATGGCAAGCTGGAAACTGCTATTGAGCAGCTTGGCGCTCGTCAGTTCACTCCGAAAGTTCGTAACGATCTGTTTGAAAAGAATTGAGGTACATAAAAATGACGATTCATATTTTACACGAATGTATCGACTCTAGCGATTTTTACGCGGAAGGTAATATTATTACCATTAACAAAGATAAAGAGAAGTTGTCCGAAAAGATGTTCTTGCTTTATAAGGATTGCCGGGATTCGGAAGGAAATAGTGTGAACCAAGACGAAACGTGGTGTGATTCATGTGAGGCGTCCGTTGTTAGTGAGAGCTCTGGAAATTACTATCGACATCATTGGAAAATTGACAAGTTTGAGGTGTGAATTATGATGGTATATGGAAACATAACGTGTAATCGCTGTGGCATTACATGGTATGGCCCTAAATGTGGAAAGCTCTATTGTGATGAATGTCGTAAGATAATAAGAAATGAGGCATCTATTCGATGCAAGAATAAAAAGAAATATAAACCAACATTTGTTGAGATTGCAAGAATGGCAGATGCTGAAGGATTATCTTACGGTAAGTATTGTTTAAAGTATGGAATTTGAGGTGAATAAAATGAGCGCACTTGAAAACGAAAAGAAAATCGAAAATACTGTTGCTCTTGATTTTTCTGACTACGACTCTTCTAACAAAGAAAAACGTCAGAAAGTAGTTAAAAAGAATTATAGACTGACTCGTATGGAAGCAAATCATGGGTCAGTTCAGCCAATTAAAGACAAAGAGGATATCAAACGTATTTCAGAATATTTCTGGATTAAACGTCAGTACCGCAACTGGTGTTTGTTTAATGTAGGATGTTGCACAGGATTCAGAGCAAGCGATTTGCTTCGTTTGAAGGTTTCTGATGTAGCAGCTACAGATATGAATGGAAAGGTTGTGGTGAATTTCAACGCAAAACTTCGTGTTAAGGAAAAGAAAACAAATAAGTATCGCATTCTTAAAGTTCCGGCCCCGGCACTAAAGTGTATTCAAACTTATATCAATATTGATGGATTGTCTTATGACGATTGGCTTTTTCCGTCTCGGCAAGGTAGTTGGAAAAGCTCTATGAGAACAAACGGTGGAACGAGCGTAAGCAAGTCTGATGTGTTCCGTAAGTATGATGCTAATCCAAAAGAGACGGGAGATCCGCTTGATGTGGATTCTTTTGGTAGGATTATGCGTCAAGTCGGTAAGGAATTAAATCTTCCCGTCCAGCTTGGTTCTCATAGTTGTCGTAAAACCTTCGGATATCAGTTTATTGCATCTCATCCAAATGATGTAAAAGCCTTAGCTTGGTTACAGCATAGTCTTAATCATAGTAGCCAGGCAATTACGCTTCGCTATATTGGTCTGGATGAAGAAGTGGATGATGAATACTACTCTGGGATTGATTATGGCGTGGACTGCCATGAAAACTCTTGAGGTGTGTTATGGCTGATACTTATATTAAAATCTGGGATACTTACGAGAGCTACTTTGAACCACTTAGTGCTGCTGAGGTGGGGCGTCTGGTACTGGCGATGATGAAATATAAATCGTCTGGAACGGAGCCTGAACTCATCGGAAATGAGCGGTACGTGTGGCCTGCTATCAAGAGAGATTTGATTAAAGATGCCGAATACATCGAAGGTAAGCGTATTTCCGGAAAAGCTGGCGGTGAAAGCAAGCGTAAGCAAAACGAAGCAAACGCAAGCAAAACAAAGCTAGAAAAAGAAAAAGAAAAAGATAAGATATCGTCTTCGTCTTGTGATGAAACGACAACGACGAAACCTGTCGAGGATGTTTTTCGAGAGAACATCGGGAAGCTCGGTGTTGCAGGAAAAAAGGCTTTGGCAGAATATGTTGAGCGCATGGGCGATGAACTTGTACTTGCTGTGATTGAAAAGTGTTCTGATCTAGGTGGTAGTACATGGGCTTATGTGCGAAAAGCACTGGACGAAGCTGAATCACTTGGTTGTAAGACTGCTGATGATTATCGTAGGGTATGTCCAATAAGGAGTGGTCGCAACACGAGAGTTGATAGACAAGCTCCTAGTGGGAATGATTGGTTGAAAAATGCGACGAAACGTCGTTCATTAGTTAAAAGAGAGCTAGAAACAGCATGAGTGGAGGTTTGAATTATGGGATTGTTACTTGGGTTAGGCTTGCTTGGTGCAGCGTTTGGTATTGATGCGGTAAAACAAGCACCGTTTGATAGAGCATATCGCCGTCTCGAAAATGAATGGGGTACTTGTACATCGGAAGAGAGTAAGCGGTGTGATGCTCTAAAGTATGCCGTGCAGAACGGTTTATGTTTTGAGAATGAAAAGAAGCCTGTAATTGAGTGGCAGAAGCTGAGAGATCTTCAGTGGAAGTATCAGCTGGCTGGTATTTCTTGGCCGAGAGAATCCGCGATTCGAGATGTGTGTCGTCTAGCAGCTCGTGACCGTGGTTTTGAATACAAAGGATATCTGCGAAACACATTGACGTTTGGTTATATCACTGATCCGAAAAATATTTGCAAGCTTGGTATCGTAGATTGAGAGGAGATTTGAAAATGAATAACACTCGTAGAAAAGCTATTAAGCAGACTATTGATCGTTTCTGTTCCATCCGTAAGAAGCTGGAAGAACTTGTATCTGAGGTCGAAAGTGTAAAATCCGATGTTGAGGATATCCAGTGGGAAGAAGAAGAGTATCGTGACAATATGCCTGAGAACCTGCAGGGAAGTGAACGGTATGATAAGGCAGATAATGCTTGCACAAACTTGTCTGATGCTGTGGATGCTCTGGATGATATGATTGGTGCGCTGGATTTTGATTTTGGTGATGTGACTACTTCTCTGGAGGAAGCGATGGAATGATTAAGACCACAAACCCATTAAAGAGAAGTGCATGGGCTGTGTTCTTGTACAGAGGTAGGCAAGTTTGTTCATATCTACTGCGTAATAGTAATCTTGGCGACAAGGAGCGTATGGTAGAACTGCTGGCACGAAGGTACATGACAGAGCCTGAGAATATTGTTGTAGATATTGAATTTAGAGATTGAGGTGATAGAGAATGACCGCGTTTGTAATGTTTGCTTTTAATGTGGCACTGATAATAGCAGTGAATAGTAATCCGTTTGCGTTTTAAGTGGAGGCATGAATATGAAAGAACTGGAAGAAATTTACAATCGATTATATGATGAGTACATTGACGCTAGACGAGAGCATTTTGAGTCTGCTCTTGATATGAAAAAGAATGGTGGCAGAATATATCTACATGGTAAAGTGCATGGGTTAGAAATTGCTATTAACATCGTCGATGAAGTGCTCGAAAGGGTTAAGGCAGAATATACCAAAGAAGCTTTTGACGTAGACCCATATAAAACCTAAATTCTTTGGAGAATGGATAATGAAGATTGAGTTAACTCTTAATGAAGCACGAGTAATCCAAGACGCACTTGATGCGACAAGCCTGTGCCGATCTGGATGCTATATGGGTTATAAAAGCGGTGGCAAGGATTTGTGTTTCAAACTTGGTAAGGATGGAGATTGGTTCTGTAAGCTAATGCGTGAAATTGATTCTATCAATGGCAAGCTTGAAGATGCAATGGACAAGGGGCGATAAAATCCGGGTTTTAGAAAAAATTAAGAAAAATAAATAACTTAGGTACGATGATAATATGAAACAGAATTTGACAAATGAAGAAATTCTACGGATGGCTCAGGCAAGAATTATTGAGCGCGGTCAAACCCCGTATTATCCGGCAGAGCAGCATCTTAAAGACACTGATTTGCTGATGGAGCTATCTGAATTGATTCGAAAGTATAAGTAGTTAGGAAATTACTGGAAAAAGCTTGACGAGAACTGGTTATGCTGTTATGCTTTGCATAACCACAGAATGCAAGCGCAGGAAGGTGGTTAATATAATGTGGATTATGATAATTTTACTTATGGTATTGAATGCCATGTGCATACTTGGTCTGTTAGAAGTGCTTTCTGATGCTGATGATCAGCGTGGGCGGCTGGTGATGAAACAGGGAAGGGATAGTCGAAATGGATAATTTGAAACCGTGTCCGTTCTGCGGTGGGGAAGTTACCATTGCCGAAACAGGGGCTGATACAAAGAAGTGGATGTTTATTTCGAGGGCGCACGGAGAAAACAAATGCTCTTGTCGTATTTTTATGGAAAGCGGAGAGTATTGGTTTGGTTGCCCTGAAAAGGATAAAGAAAGAATCAGAGCCAACCTTATCGAAGCATGGAATAAACGAGTTTGATAAAAGTTAAGATTTAGGAGTGTATATGTGGATTAAAGTTGCTGATGAACCAATTCCAACTTATGGAATGAATGGCAAATCGTTTATGCTTAACCTTTATTACAAGGACTACTTCGGGCATACTCTTGAAAGAAGTAGTGATCTTGTGATTGCAATTTGGGATAGTGTCTGCGAATGCTTTCGTGAGGTCGAAACAAAGAAAGAAATTAACGATGATGATATTTCCGAGTGGTGGAAAGACATTTGATAAAAGCTGAGATTTAAGGAGAATATTATGACTTACGGAGAAATGAACAACTATATCACTCATGTTAGTGACAATGATTTGGTTGCGTTGTGCAAGAGCGTTTACGAGTTCAAGAACGGAAACGGAGTGTTGGAGCCAACTTCGACACTCAAAATTCTTGCAGAAAATCTACAGTTTTCTGATGTGAGAGCGTTGGAATGCGCCATTACAGAAGAAGCGCATAAACGATACAAGCAGATTGTTTTACTTCTTATGGAAGATGCTCCAGCACATTATTTGAAACGATAAGTTTTAAGGAGAATCATAATGGGTAAGTATGTGAAGCGAGAAGATGTCTTAAAAAAGCTAAAAGATGTATCAAAATTGGCAGACGGAAAATCTGGCAGAGCGGTGATTGCGTTACTTAGAGCATCTTTGGAGGGCATTCCGTACATTGTGATTAAAGAAGAAATTAAGAAAAATGATAAAAACTAAGATTTAAGGAGAGATACATTATGAAAAAGTTCGTTGTTCTTTTTGAAGGTTGGAACAATAAGCACGACCACGAATGTATGTGTTATGTTGTTGATGTAGATGATGATTTTGAAAGTATTTTGAGCGTTGAAGAACAGGCAGAAAAGATGGCTCGAAGCGAATATCCTAATCTGAAAAATTTTGAGACGCTTTACATCAAAGAACTGCTTAACAGATAAGAATTAAGATTTAATGGGAATGGTTTTAAAATGATTTATACCGTAACAATGATTGACTCGTTTAAGGATGAGCAGAATGCGAAATTTAGCTCGCCGGTATCAAGCACCAAAGGTATCTATTGGATGCCAGATGATAGTTGGATTGCTGGGTACTTCACGGATTTGAAAGAAGCTATCCAGTCTGTGATTGATAATGTGGCCGATGTCTTTGAACATTGCTACAACTATGCAGTTATCGAAGGGTATGAGGAAGGATTCTATCCTGTGGCCGAGCTAACGAGGTGGTTTAAGTATGATGCAGAGAGTGATAAGGCATTTGAAATTAAACCTCCGCTGCATAATAATGTGCGTGGATATGCGTTTTAAAGAAGGAAAATAAGACTATGAGCAGTGTACTTATTGATCGGAACGCAGCTAAGAAGGTAGAATCCATCTTCGAGCATCCTGATAAGGTCTATTCGGTGTATTTGAAGGCTGGCGGAGATGTCGTTTGGTTGCAAGGTGAAATTGAGTTGTATGAATTTTTGCGCAGCTTATAAAACCAATATTTTTGAAAGGAAGTGATTTTTATTAACTCTAATTTGTTAATAAATCGTGAGCAAAGTATTGCTATCGTGTGTATAATGTGCTTACTGGCAGGGAATCTGGTATCGAAGATCAGTCCTGCGATTCAGAATCAGAGCAATTCATACATTTATAATAGTAGTCCTCCGGCAGCGAGTATCGTGCAACAAGAGGAAAAGGAGCCAGAAGTCATTGTAGAGACTGTTGTTGAGACGCGGATTGTGAACTTCAGCCAGGGAAAGCGCGAACTCACTGATGATGAGCGTGCTCTTGCGGAGCAGATCGTTGCTTGTGAAGCAGGTGCTGATAGCCTAGAAGGTCAGATGGCTGTGGCTCAATGTCTTTATGATTCCGCTGTGCTTGATGGTCTAACCATCCAGCAGGTCTTTAAGAAGTATGGTTATAGTTCCTTATATAATAGGAAGGTGACGGCAGAGAACGAACTGGCTGTGTCTATGGTGTTTGATTACGGTGCTAAGATTTCAGACAAACCTATTCAATGGTTTGTGACCCCGGCGGCAGCTCCCGGCAGTTGGCACGAGCGCGGAGCAACATTTGCTGGACAATTTGGCGCACACAGGTTTTATTATAACGCAAGTCTAGTTGTGGATGATGCTGAGTAAATGGCATCATCTAAAATTTCGGCGAATCATACGACAAAAAGATGTACAACATATTGACGAAAAACAAAAAGATGTGTATAATGTATCTTGAAAGTTGTTTGTGCGAGCGGAAGGCGGTATTTCGATGAGTGAAAAAAAGGTTTTGGGAGTTATACAGGTTAAGAACTTTTTGAAGTACATAAGAAAAAAGAGAGTGTGGGTCTGTTTTGTTTGCAATGGTGTGGACGTTCACATGATCTGTAAAAAGATGGACGACATTGGCGTAGAGACGCATGGGACTGTCAAAGGCATTGGTTTTTTTGGAAACGAAAGTCACGTTGAGTTGCGGCAAGAATGCTACGAGGTAAGGAGGATAGAGTTTAGGCCGGGTGATAAAGAGAGAGCGTATGAGATGATCTTCGATAATACCAGCGTGTTCGTATCAGAGAATCCTGAGTTGTACGGGCACTAAAAATATTTTCAAAAACCTCTTGACTTCTTCAATTGTATCCTGTATAATGTAGCTATGGAACGGAGCTACACCATTGTAGAGGAGAATGACTATGGATATCAATATTGACCCAAAGGTCGGAGAGGTTTGGTTGGTTGATCTATCCAATGCGACAGGTCATCAGCAGCGCGGCATTCGGCCCTTCGTTGTGACAAGCAACAACAAGCGCAACCTCTTCAGCCCAACAATTAAAGGGAATCCGTTGTCTTCAAGAATATGCAAGCGTTCTCCGGTTCATGTTCTACTCTCAAAGGAAGACTGTGATTTCCTAGAGGTTGACAGTATTGTTCTCTGTGAAGAGACTGATACACTTAATAAAGGACAGTTCATTAAGAAACTTGGTGTCTTGTCGGAGCGTCAGATGAATATGATCGCAATGGCAAGATGCAAGGATGAACCATTTTTACTCGCAGCATTCTTGAGCGGCGTACAACATACCATGGAATTTCAGAATTTTGCCGCATTTGCTTGATTTTTTATAAGGGTTAATGGTACACTACATATAATAAGAAGGAGTGTGCCACTATGCTTACTGAAGAAAAGATCAAAGCTTTTGCTGAAAAGTATTCTGATAGAAGCGGTGAGTTTGTTATATCGACGCTTAACCATGTTATGGATTACGAGGCCGAGCGTGGGTATGAGTTGTTTGACTTCACAAAAGATGATTTCGTAAAGATGTTTGCCAAATACAATTGGGTGAACTCAAGTCGGTCGTTCAGAAATGTAAAGTCGATAATTACAGGTTACATCAAAAGTGAGGATCGAGCGAGCATGTATGACTTAGCTGAATTCTCAGAGGATGATGTGAGCTCGGACAACATGTACGAGGGCAAGTATTTTGCATCAGTTGATGAGTTTGTTGATTTCTTGGACAAGTATGAAGAACCATATCAGATTCGTATGAACGTAATTGCCGTGCTGTACTGGATTGGCCTTACTTCAGAAGAGGTTTCTAATCTGACAATTAACGATGTTGATTTTGAATCTCGTACCGTTCTTGGCAAAACTGATGTTGACGCGAGGCTGATGAATATCATCAAGCAGTGTTATGAAATGAAACAATACGATGCTCCAAATATGGGAGGATACAGAACGTTTTATGTCATAAATGGTGATTACATTCTTCGCAAAACAGAGGATAGAACTGGTGCAAACAGTGATCCAAGAATGTCTACAAACACAATTCATAGTTATTTCACGCGCTTGAATGATATTCTCGAAAGAAGATATCATTCAAAGGCTTTAGACCGAAGACATCTGACCAGAAACGGCGAGTATGTCAAGGTTTATAACTACTGTAAAACTCATCCAGAATTTAATCTTGCAGAACTTAGTTTCGGAAATGGTAAAGATCCTCTTGCGGACATTATCGGAAGAAAGTGTAGCAAGGTTGCATACATTAGCTTCCGGCAAGGATACAAGGGCTGGATCGAATACTTCCACAAAAATTAAAAACAGGGGGCTTCGGCCCCTTGATTTTAACATTGTAACTATACAACACAGGATACAGAAAATAGTATTTGAATGGAGAATGATAACAATGTCTGATTTCAAGAAATTTCGTGCACTGCTGCAGGACCACTTCAATGAGATGGTGAAGGGTGAGAATCCACTGTTTATCACCGATGCAGACGAGGATGAGCTGTACAATCTGTATCTCGACAGCTTCCCGGCTGGCACGAATGAGTTGTTCCGTAAGCGGCGCGAGCATGACTGTTCCTGCTGCCGCCGTTTCGTGAAGAATATCGGCAAGCTGGTAGCGTTTGATGATGGAAAAATGATTACTGTGTGGGATTTTGATGCAAAGTCTGCCAAGTATCAGCCTGTTGTGGACGCTCTGGATGCTTATGTGAAGAGCCGCACTATTGTGAATCCGTATTTTGTCAGTCGCAATATGATCGGTTCTGGCAATATGTTCGGAACTGAGATGAGCTACGAGTACGATGAGAACCACAAGGACGTGCATACTTGGGATCATTTCGCAGTCAAGATTCCGCAGCGTTTCGTTGTGCGGCCTGATGATGTGGCTACCAAAATGGCTCAGTGGCGTGATTCCGCAAATGTATACAAGCGTTCTCTGGAAGAACTGACCATGGATGCTGTTGATACTGTTCTGGAGCTGATTGCACAGAATAGTCTGTATCGCGGTAAGGAATTTGAAAATGCCGTTAAGGTATTTAAGACTAACAAAATCGAATACGACAACACTCTGGCTGAGAACAAGGCCGCTTATGTTTGGCTGGCACCGGCGTGGAGCGATATGGGACAGCTTCGTATCCGTAACACCGCTATCGGTACTTTGCTGGTAAATTTGAGCGAAGGTATGGATGTGGATTCCGCCGTTACCGCCTTTGAGAAGGTTGTTGCTCCCGCAAACTATAAGCGTCCCAAGGCGATTTTCACCAAGAAGATGTTGGAAGATACACAGAAGACTGTCACCGAGCTGGGCTATATGAGCAGTCTGGGTCGCCGGTTTGCTACTCTGGACGATATCACCGCCAATAATATCCTGTTCTGCAACCGGGATGCTGCCCCTCGTATTGCTGGCGCTACAAATCCGTTTGAAGCAATGGCTAAGACTGTTGCAATTGATCCCAAGAAGTTTGGCCGCGCAGAGGAAATTGGCATCGACAAGTTCATCAAGGACGTGCTGCCGACTGCGACTGGGCTGGAGCTGTTCATGGAAAATCGTTTCGAGAAGAATATGATGTCTCTGATTGCTCCGCAGGATAAGAGTGCGCCGAGCATGTTCAAGTGGCCTAATGGTTTCAGTTGGGCATATACCGGCAATATGGCAGACAGCGATATTCGCGAAAACGTTAAGGCTGCTGGCGGCAAGGTCGATGGCGTGCTGCGTTTTTCTATTCAGTGGAACGATAAGCCGGGCGAGTGGGATGAAAACGATGAGGATGCTCATTGCATTGAACCCGATAACAATCACATCTATTTCGGAAGGTGTTGGAATTATCGTACCGATGGCCGTCTGGATGTGGATATCACTCATCCTTTGCGGGATAAGGCTGCTGTTGAGAACATCACCTGGCCTGACATTAAGAAGATGAAGGAAGGCGAGTACAGCTTCTATGTGAGATGCTTTGCTGGTCGTGGCGGTAAAACTGGTTTCCGTGCTGAGATCGAATTCGATGGCAATATCTACTCGTTTAACTATGATAAGCTGCTGCATCAGGGTCAGAATGTCGCCGTGGCAAAGGTCACACTGAAGGATGGTAAGTTCTCTATCAAGGAGCTGCTGCCCAGTTCTACTAGCACCCGCGAGATCTGGGGTGTGAATTCCAATCAGTTCGTACCTGTGTCTGTGGCGATGTATTCTCCGAACTACTGGGATGAGCAGATCGGCAATGGCAACCGTCACTACTTCTTCATGCTCAAAGATTGCGTTAATCCCGAAAAGCCGAACGGATTTTACAACGAATTCCTGAAGGCGGAACTGCTACAGCATAAGCGTGTGTTTGAGGCACTTGGTTCTCAGATGGCAGTTCAGTCCGTGGATGACCAGCTGTCTGGTGTTGGCTTCTCTGAGACAAAGCATGATTTCTTTATTGTTAAGGTGCAGGGAGCTACTGAGCGAGTTCTGAAAGTAGTTATCTGAAAGGAGAAATAATTATGGAAAAGAATCTGTTTGAAATCGCAACACGTAATCGCTATCGCTTTACTTACAAGGGTGTTATGACTGTTGAGGATCTGTGGGATCTGAGCGTCGAGGCATTGGATGCGATTTTTAAGACTCTGAACCGTCAGAAGAAAACTGCAGATGAAGATTCTTTGCTGTCTGTTAAGAGCGCCGAGGATACTGAACTGGCAAACAAGATCGAGTTGGTCAAGTACATCGTATCTGTCAAGCTGGCTGAATCTGAGGCTCGTGTGAATGCTGCCGAAAAGAAGGCGCAGCGCGATAAGATCATGAAGATTGTGGCAAAGAAGAAGGATAAGGAACTGGAAGATATGGACGTAGACCAGTTGATGAAGAAGCTGGAAGAGTTGAATTAAAATAGACATTTTATCGTGATTTTCGTTAAAATAATTAACGAAGTGTCGTGATATTTCTTCCTCCGAAAATGCCCTGCGCGGGGCTGACAGCCGGGAAAGACCGGCAATATGGCCCTATGGCGGAATTAGGCATACGCAACAAGCTCAAACCTTGTAAAATTCTCAGTTCAAATCTGAGTAGGGCTATCAACTCATTTGCAGATGGGTAAGTGCTAGAATATTGGCAAATCGGAAAGACGGTTGACTGCTGGACAGACAGCGATATGTCACTATGGCGAAATTGGCGAGACGCATCGGACTTAAGCTCCGACGGTAGCGATACCATCTGGGTTCGACTCCCAGTAGTGACACTGATATCCGGGTGTAGCTCAGTTGGTAGAGCGCGTGCTTTGGGAGCATGAGGCCGCAGGATCATGACCTGTCACTCGGACCATATAATGCGTCGTAGCCAAGCGGTTAAGGCAGGGTCCTTTGAAGTCCCGATTGCGAAAGTTCGATTTTTTCCGGCGCAATTTATATGCCACAGTGGTGGAATTGACCTACACATCTATTTTAGGGGTAGACGCCGAAAGGCTTGCGAGTTTGAGTCTCGCCTGTGGCACCATTATCAACTTATGGTTGCGTACCGTTTGTTGATCTCCTTTACTATTATTCCCAGCTCGCTCGTAATGGGTTAGGCTGGGTTTACATGCAGCGATCGTATAACGGTTAGTACATCGTCCTTCCAAGTCGATGGAGTGGGTTCGATTCCCATTCGCTGCTCCAAAAAGAAAATCAGTTATTCTAGCTCGTTCGGGGATTGGCCGTACATTGGCGACCGGAAAGGCGTCATACCGGTAAAGGACGTCAAGCCAGACAAGAAGAGAAATAAGGTGTAAGCCGACTAGCTATCGGATAAATACTCTTCGATTCGCCAGAAAACTAGAATGTAAAATGAATGGTTGGCTGTTCCTGATTTTCTTTTATATGTGGGATAGTAGCTCAATGGTAGAGCTGGCAGCTCATAACTGCTTGGTCGCGGGTCCGATTCCTGCCTGTCCCACCAGCCCGATAGGGCATACATAAAATCTGTTAGAACTTTTGTTTTATAGGCGATGAAATAATATGACGTTAATACGTCTATTATTTTTCGCTAATTTTTAGGTTTATAGCTACATTACACAGGATACTAAAAGGAGGAATGAAAACTGAAGCATTACGGAGATATCACACAACTCCATGGATGGCAGATTGAGCCGGTGTCCTGTATCACAGGAGGCAGTCCATGCCAAGATTTGAGTCAGGCCGGTAAACGTGAAGGTTTGGCTGGTGAACGCTCTGGATTGTTCCTTGAAATGATTCGTGTGATTACAGAAATGAGGGAGGCTACCAATGGAGAACATCCAAAATTTGCAATCTGGGAAAATGTCAGAGGAGCTTTCAGCTCAAGCAAAGGCGAAGACTTCAGATGTGTGTTGGAAAGATTTGCACGCATTGTCGAGCCAGACGTTTCAATTCCTCGACCTTCAGGAAAGAACGGAAAGTGGGAAAAAGCTGGAGCGATTTCTGGTAATGGATGGTCTCTTGCATGGAGATTGTTCGACGCTAAATACTGGGGAGTCGCCCAGCGTCGCCAGAGAATCGCGCTTGTCATGGATTTTGGAGGACAACGTGCCTCAGAAATTCTATTTGAGCGCACGAGCATGTCAGGGGATTCTTGTGAGAGCATCCCGGCGTGGAAAACCTTTACCCGAACTCCTGAAGCAAGCGTTGCTGGATATGATCGAATGGTGGAATCCAGGAACTCTGTCACAGGTGGTGCAGAAAGTAAAGGAACAAGAAGGTCTGGAAGAGAAGGAATTGGACGAGTATTGGAATCAGACCATCGAGAGACTTCAACTCGATGCACAGAACCTGCAGCCTACACTCTAAAAATCCGTTCTGGATGTGAAGGTGGAGGTAAAGGCGCTCTGGTTCAAACTGAATTGAGCGCAACGATTTCTACTTTGCAAGACCAGACGCTAATTTGCTTGGTAGAAAATCCCTCATTACATAATTCAAAACAAAAGATTTCACCGGTTGTATTTGAGAGTCACAGTCAGGACGCTCGATACACTCAGCAGGGCGATACAAGTCCGACTTGTACTGCTCAGTGGGGAACGGGCGGTAATAATATGCCGCTGGTCGTTGAAAAGAAAGCCTTTGCAATGCAGCGCATTGGTGAGTACAAGGAAAGTGAACACGCCAGCACGATGAAATCTCGTGATTATAAGGACGCTACTGATCTGATTGCAGAGAAGGAAACGAAGAATCTACGATGGATTGTTCGCCGTTTGACTCCTTTGGAGGATGAACGGCTTCAGGGGTTCCCTGATGGATGGACAGATATCGGTGACTGGATTGATGAGAACGAAAAGAAGCATAAAACTTCTGACGCAGCTCGTTATAAGGCACTCGGCAATTCGATTGCGTTGCCGCAGTGGTACTGGATTTTCCAGAAAATGAAGCCGTATATCGGTGAGAATCCTACGCTTGGCAGTCTTTTCGATGGAATCGGTGGCTTTCCGCTTGTCTTTGAAAGTACGTATGGTGATGATACTGCTATCTGGGGATCTGAAATTGAACCGTTTTGCGTTGCGGTGACAAAGAAGCATTTTCCAGAAGACTAAATCTCATAAAAGGCTAATTCAAACAAGAGGTGACACGATGAACAGCAAAATTCCTATCAATGTAACCATTGATTCCGGTTCCTTGAGCCTTCTGGCAAGTCCTATCTTCCAGAAGGAAAAGAGCACATATCTCTGTCCGTTCTGTGTGACAAAATTAGAGAAGCTTGAGCCGAAGTGTCCAGAGTGTCATCACAAGATGGATTGGAGCCGATGGACTGATAAGAACGTCAAGCGTGATTGCGGTTTTAGTGGAGGTGAAGTGCTGTGAAAGTCGGATACATTCAAGAGTATGATTTGAAGCTCAATCCGCATCTGACCGAGAAGTTTAAGTTTCGTGAGGAATCGTTCACTCGTCATATTTCAAGTCATAGCGACAAGGTTCGTAGCAAGATGTTTTATGGCTCGATTGATTATGATGAAATCAAGACAAATGCAGACATCATGAAGAAGAATCCAAAGATTATTTTGATTCGTGAGCCATTTTTACTTGACGATGAACTTCGTGAAAAGGTTGTTAAGTGGGTCGAGTGGGCAAATAAAGCCGACCCTAGTGAGTATAATCCTTTTGTAAAGAAGGAGTGACACATATGAACATAGATTTCTTCCAACGGCGCAAGACACAGCTTGAAGATACGCTTCTTTTAAAAAATCAGGCCGTCGATATGCTTGATTGTCTAAAGACACACTGCATCAACAACGACCAGTATTGTGCCATTCGAGATTATATTGAAGAAGCTGCTAAGATTCTGGAGAGTGACCTCGAATACGCAAACAATAAGCTGCAGTCCGCATTCAGACCTAAGTATGGCCGGAACAACAGACTGACTCGTGCTCAATCTAAAATGTTCCGTGATAGAGAATATTAAAAATGGGGTGATGCCGTATGAACACATGTAAGAAAATATGTAACTGGTGTGGTCGTGAAATCAAGCCGATAGGTAGCGAGCAGGGAATCAGTTTTGAGCATCAATACTCTTATGGTAGCCAACTTGATGGTTCGCTTTTGAGTTTTGATTTGTGTCCTGAGTGTTCAGAACGGTTCCCAGTAGTGCTCGGCGCAATGTTTATACATAATCCATTAAAGGACGATTTCTAACGGCGGGTGCCGTATGAAATATAAGCCATCAATAAACCAGACGGAGGATAATACATAAAATGAATAGTGCATGAATTGATTTAAGACGATAACAGGAAACATAAGTGATTATCAATGAAACAAAATTACATAAAGGAGACTTGATATGGCAGATAGAATTTTTAATCTTCCTCAGACCCGTGGTTCTTTTGAGATGGCTGGTAAGGTCACCGGCACCCAGCGTAGTAACTTCTATAACGAGAAAGAGACTAAGAGTGGTGCTATGCGCCGTGTTCTGAGCTTTGGTGTTCAGACTTCCAATGAAAACACATTCTATATTGATTTGGCTGGTATGCCTCGTGATAAGGTTTACTTCTTCCGTCGTGCCGATAAGGACAAGGGCATCGAGAAGGATAAGAAGGAAGTCGCTTGGAAGGATCGTCTGACTTATGTTGCACCGGAAGGCTATGATATGATTGGCGTCAAGGTCGGTGTTACCAAGAAGACGAATGAGTCTGGTAAGGTCGTCAATGATAACAAGACTCTGACCGACTTCGATGCAGCTAAGGAGATCTCCGAGAACCTGCATGACGGTGACAACGTGTATGTCCGTGGCAACATCGAGTACAGCACTTACAACGGCAAGCACCAGATTCGCTTTGTTCCTACTCAGGTTTCTCTGAGTTCTAAGGAAATCGACTTCGATGCAGAGGGTTTTGAAGAGCTGGCTCTGTTTACCCAGACCATTGTTTACACTGGTTGCCGCAAGAGTGATGAGGGCGATGAAGTAGTTGTCGATGCAAAAATCGTGAATTACAACACTATTGAGGATGCAGAGTTCTTCATTGACTATAAGGCAAACACTCAGAATAAGGTTCTGGCCGATTCTATTCGTAAGCGTTTGAAGCCTTATACTAGTTTCGAGTGTTTTGGTCCCATCGTTAATCAGCAGAAGGTTGAGGAAGTTGAGACTGAGAATATCTGGGGTGGTCCTAACAAGATGAAGCGTCAGAGCACTCCGGCAGTTCGTAAGCTGTATATCGAGGGTGTTAATCCTGATTCCTTTGATCCGAATCCCGGCGATAAGGATGCAGAGCCTACCTATACTGAGGACAATATCTCCGAGGCACGGGCAAAGATTGCTGCCAACGCTCAGGCTAAGAAGGACTTCGATGGCAAGGCAGCTGAGAACGATACTTCTTGGTGGGGTGGTTCTAACAAGTCCACTGCGACTCCTGCCGATGAGGAAGAGGATGACTGGGGAGTGTAATTTTTAGTCTTAGCTAAGTAACACAGGATACTTATAAAGGAAAAGATTTAGAGAGGAATTTACATATATGGCTATGATTCGTAAGGCATCTGCTGTTCGTAAGAAGCTTCATATGCTGATTTATGGTGAACAGGGAACTGGTAAGTCTCGTACTGCTATGCAGCTGTGCTATTTGAAGAATGCAGATGGCAAGCCGTTCCGTGTTCTGTATTTGGATACCGAGAATGGTTCTATTGATAATTACACTGAGGAGCTGGAAGCCAATGGTGTGAATCCTGATAATCTGTTGATTGTTTACACACAGTCTCTAGCAGAGGTTCAGGATTATATCAAGATGGTTACCAATGATGAGGATATTGAGGATGAGAATGGAGATGTTTATCTGGATGCAGATGGCAAGCCGTTCCGTGCAGACGCTCTGGTTGTTGACTCAGCTTCCATCCTCAAGATGACTGCTACCCAGGGCCTCACCGCCTTCTCGCAGAAGCGTGCCAAGGTTAAGGCTGCATCTCAGGGTCTGACTGGTGATGAAAAGGCAGTCAAGATTGAGGGTGCTGGTATGGAGCTCAAGGATTTCAATACCTTGAACTTCAAGGGTCAGTCTCTGATTCTGGATCTGAATGCTTCTGGTGTGAACTACATCGTTGTTTGCCGAGAGAAGGACGAGAAACATACTAAGGTTGTGAATGGTTCTATCGTAAGTGAGCCTACTGGTCGTAAGATTCCTGATGGGTTTGCTGGTCAGGAGTACAACGTTGATACTGAGTTCCGCCTGTATTTTCAGGATGGTCAGCAGCTCGCTTTCTTCGATAAGGATCGTACCGGTATGCATAAGGGCGGTGAGGTCGTTGAGGATCTGACCCTGCTTGAGTATCAGGATATTATCTCTAGTAGCGCAAAGAATCGGGAGAACGTCATTAAGAACGGCTTAAACGATGCTGTTAAGACTGAGGTTAAGTTGAGTATGCGTGACCTTGGTATCGAAAACGATGAGCCGGATGATGTTCCGGCAGATAAGAGTTCCGATAGTAAAGAGCCTTCTATGGATGACATCAAGGCAAAGCTGAATGACCTGATTGCTTCCGCTTCTCCTGTGAAGAAGAGCGCCGCGCAGAAGGCTGTTAAGGCAGCTGGCCTGTCTACTGCATTCCGTTCTATGACTGATATTGAGGAACTGAAGAAGGTCGCCGCAGTCATGGAGAAGGAACTGGCTTAATGGAACTTACCCGTAAATGCAAGATTTGCGGGAAGAATATTTTCATCGAGCGAGACCGTAGCACTTTTTTATACGACAAGACGGGTTTTTACCATAAGGATTGTTTTGTAGAAAAAAAGAAAAATCAAAAACGCCCTTGGACAGATGACCTGCTAAGGGCATTTTTTGACAAAGTGAAAGACACTACGGACAAAAAGGTCGATGATCTTCTTTCCAAAAAGAGAGAGCAAGACAAAAATCGTGAGCTTGCACATATCAAACAGGAAGAGAAAAAGATTCTTTTCGACCACATTCGAGATACATACGCCCCGGCGGTTGTTCCGGGTAGCTTCTACTCGAAACTTACGCAGTTGATTTCCGGTAATTATTACAAATATAGAGGTTCTATTCCTCCGCTAGAACTTTACGATATGTGGGTTCTAGCGAAACCCAGACTAGATAAGATAATTGCCGAGAAAGAAGCTAAGGGTTGTGATATGAGCCAGCGATGGAATTACGATTTGGCTGTTTTGTTGGCTCAATATCCTAGTTATCTTGAACGGAAAGAAAGACTAGCTTCGATTCGCCGTGAAAGCGAAAGCAAAACGAAGGAAAACCTGACTGAAACGGTACTGAAACGAATGAAAACAATACCGAAACAGAGCAAAAACGAGAACGAAATTGATATAAATGCAATTCTCGATGAGATATAAAAGAGGGAGGTGGATGAGTGGAACTCATTTCAAATATCCCGAACGAAATTCTATTTGTTGGCGCAATTTACAAGCATCCTGACTATTTGGTCGAGTATGGGCATTATGTCAAGAGCAAGTACGATTTTGCCGATGAAGCAACAAAATTTTTCTACGATACAGCGTTGATTATTTACGAAACTCGGACTCAAGAATTTAATAAAACGTCTGTTTTAACGTTTATGGCTGAAGACGAGTCCAGATTATCTCAATACAAGCGGCTGAAGGGCTGGTCAACCATTGAATACTACATGAGCCTTGCGAATGACGATGATATCAAGGGATATTTCAATATCCTGAAGAAATATTCGCTACTTCGTGAGTATCAAAGAAACGGATTTAACATTGAAGGAATCTTGAAGCATCGACAGTTTGAAATGTTTGGTGCTCAGGACATTTACAAATTGATTCGTGGCAAGGCCGACAAGATCAATACGGTTATCATTACAAACGATGATGCTGAGATTTTGAATAATGGTCTGCTACCAATGGTTAATGAACGGCTGAGCGTTCCCGATATGGGTTTGCCGTTCCAGTATCCTATCATGAATGATTTGTTCCGAGGATTGAAGCTTGGCACTGTGATGTTCAATGGTATGCCATCTAACGCTGGTAAGACTAGATACATGATGGCGATTGTTGCCTACGTCACATTAGTTCAAAAGCAAAAAGCTCTTCTGCTGCTGAATGAGATGGATCTTGAATCCGTCCGGTATTGCTTACTGGTCACCGCCATCAATAATCCTGAGTTTCAAGAGTTGCATGGTCATCGTTTCCATAAGGATGAGCGAGAAATCACTCTTGGAATGTACCGGGATGCAAACGGAAATTTCATCTTCCGAAAGCAAAACGAAGATGGAGAATACATAGAAAGCATTGATGAGTTTACCGCTCGTGTCTACGAAGAAAGCGAAGAGTACCGCAATGTGCTTGATGTTTGCCAGTGGATTGAGAACGAATCACAAGGCTTGATTATCGCAAAAGATGTTTCTGCCGATTATAGTGATAAGTCCCTGCGATTTGAAATTCAGAAGGCAGCTCTCACTCAGGGAGTTAAGTATGTGTTCTATGATACTTTAAAGAACGATATTGCATCTATTGGTGAATGGGCAGCGTTCAAGGTCACGGCCACCGAGCTTGAAGAGATTGCGAAAAATCTAAAGATCTTTATCTATGGTAGTATCCAGTTGGCCGAAAACGCTCATGAGTATCTTCCTGATGAGCTGAATTCAAATAACATTGCTGAGTCAAAAATGATTAAACATGTTGCTTGGACGATGGTTCTGTTTAAGGAGATTCCAAAAGATAAGTTCGTGAAGTATCAATATATATCTCATGACCCTGAGTGGGGCGGTGACTGTGCCCATCGGCTAAATCCAGATAAGCGGTATTACGTTGGAAACATCGACAAGAACCGCTTTGGTGAGAAAAAGAAAATCATGTTTGAAGTGAATTTGAACCAGAATGTCTGGAAAGAGGTCGGTGTCTGCACCAGAAAGTAAGGAACTACAATGGTAAATATCGCAGATCTGAAAAATTACATTCTTGAAGAACAGCAGATTGAACCGATTCTGGAGGAACTTGGTTGTCATCATATTAGTCACAAGACTGGTTATTACCAGTGTGCAAATCCAGATGGTGACAATAGAACGGCACTCTGCATTTACGAGAATGAAAATCTTACTGCGGTAGATTACACACGAGATATTGCCAATGGAAAGACCAGTTATGATTTGATTTCTGTCGTCCAGTTCTTTCTGGAACTGTCTTTCCCAAAAGCCATTAAGCAAATCTGCGAATGGGTTGGTCTTGACTACTATCACAACTTCGAGGAAGACCTTCCTAAAAGTATGTTGATTCTAAAAGAACTCATCGCCATGCAAAATGAAGGTGAAGAACACGAGGATGACCGTCCGATAGTCCCTATCCCCGAAGCCATCCTCGGTTATTATAAACCTTATGTGAACCAGATCTTTGCTGACGATGGGATATCTTATGAGACACAGCAGGAATTTGAGATTGGCTTTGACGAACTAACAAATAGAATCACGATTCCAATCAGAGATGAAATTGGTACTCTGGTTGGTGTAAAGGGAAGATATTTTGGTAAGCCGCCTGAAGGTGAATTGAAGTATCTGTATCTTGAGCCGTGTGCCAGAAACCGTATTCTGTATGGTCTTTATAAGACAGAGCCATACATTAAGAATGAAGGTCTAGTATATGTTGGTGAAGCTGAAAAGTCTGTCATGCAGATGTGGAATATGAACGTCTGCAACTGCGTGGCGACTGGCGGCAAGAAGGTTTCACAGAATCAAATTGAAATTTTAACACGTCTTTGCGTTGATATTTGTTTTGTTTTTGATAAAGACGTTCAGCTTAGTGAGCTTATGGTTCTCGCCAATCGATTTGTTGATGGCGTAAGTGTGTATGCTGTAGTAGATGATAAAGGAATTCTGGATGAAAAGGAAGCCCCGACTGATAATCCTGAAAAATTTAAGGCATTGATTGAGAACTGTGTTAGGAGAATTAAATGAATGTAAAACTCTGGAAGGGGAGTAGGAACGACCTATCAGACCCGATTGGAACGATTATGGAGAATAGAGGGGTCGAGGATTATAAGACCTACATGAATCTGGATGATTCTTGCTTAAATTCTCCGTGGGAACTGGACAACATGGAAGATGCTGTCAGGCTGTTGAACAAACACATCTGGAATAAGTCTATTATCTCTATCCTTGTAGACTGTGATGTGGATGGTTTCACAAGTGCTTCAATGATGTTTCAGTATTTGAAGACGATTGGTTATTTTGGAAAAATCAATGTTCTGCATCATAGTGGCAAGGAGCATGGACTCTCTAAAGAAATTGAGGTTTCACCTGAAACTACCTTACTGATTATTCCTGATGCTGGCAGCAATGATGTTGAGCAGTGCAAGGAACTTCGTGAAAAGGGCATTGATATTTTGGTTCTTGACCATCACATTTGCGACAGAGAGAATCCTTACGCAGTAATCGTTAATAACCAGAATGGTACATATCCTAATAAGGAATTGTCTGGCGCTGGCGTGGTGTATAAGTTCCTTCAGGCTGTTGATGAATATAATTGGACTGATGTTGCAGACCGATATCTTGATCTGGTGGCTGTCGGAAACATCGGTGATGTTATGGATATGCACTCGCATGAGACAAAGCGCCTTTGTACGAAAGGTCTGGCACGAATTGTAAATCCGATGATTTGTGCTTTGGTTGAGGCGAATAGCTTCAACATTAAGGGTGACCCGACTATCAATGATGTTCAGTTCTACATCGTTCCGATGATGAACGCACTGATTCGTGTTGGCTCATCCGAGCAGAAGAAGCGGATGTTTCGTGCGATGGTCGGTGAGGAACAGACATTCCAGTACACTCCGACTCGTGGCAAGAATGCCGGTGTCACGATTGACGAGACTCTGGCACAGCATGTGGCTCGTGAGTGTTCGTCTTGCAAGTATCAGCAAAACAAGACCAAGGACAAGGCTGTCGCGGAACTTCAAAACTGGATTTCTAAGTATGGAGCGGATAGAAGTAAAGTTTTATTTTGTAATTCCACTGGCATTCTGGACAGTAATTTGACTGGCGTTGTAGCAATCAAGCTGGCTGAAATGTATGGTAAACCTTGCGTACTACTTCGAGAGATGGCCTGCCCTGAAGAACCAGACGAAAATCAAGAGTATTTTGGTGGTTCAATGAGAAATCCTGATGGTTCTCCGATTGAAAGTCTAAAGGAGTTTTTGATGAGTACCGGAGATTTTGAGTCGGTTCTTGGTCATGATAATGCCGCTGGCGTAAAAATCAAGAAAAAAAACGTACCAAAGGCTATTGCGGATTGCGATGAACTGCTTAAAGATGTCACGATGAGTAAAGCAATCGTGGTTGATTTTGATTTTGACTATAGTAGGTTGACCGTTGCGTTGCCGAAGACCATGTATGAAATGCATAAAATCTGGGCACAGGGAATCTCCGAACCGTATTTCTACATTAAAAACATTCCGCTGATTCATAGTGGATGTGCTCCGATGGGCAAGAACGGTAATATGTGGAAGTATTCTGATGAAGAAAAAGGCATTGATTTTGTGTGCTTTGCTGATAATGGCCGGATGATTGGCTGGATCAACAATGACTTCTATGGTGGTCAGGAAGAGAAATATATCAATGCTGTATGCCGGTTATCTATAAATCAGTATGGAAATAAAGTGACTCCGCAGGCACAGATTGTTGATTTTGAGGTGATTTGATATGGGAAATTGGAAACGTGCTATCGCCATCGACTTTGATGGCACTCTCTGTGAGAATAATTATCCTGATATCGGTGAGCCAAACTGGAATGTCATTTATCAAGCAATTCAGGAACAGAAGCACGGTGCTGGTTTGATTCTCTGGACTTGCCGTGAAGGAAAGCTTTTGTATGATGCAATGGAGGCTTGCTTTGATTGGGGTATTCAGTTTGACGCCATCAACGAGAGTCTTCCTGAGTGGAAAGAGCATTTTGGCACTGCTCCTAGAAAGGTTGGAGCTGATGAATATTGGGACGATAAGGCTGTAAAAGTAAAGAATGGAGAGTTGGTTGACAATGAATAAAGTGGATAATTACGATTTGTCATTAAATTTGCTTGACAAAGCACATCAATCACTTGCACATACTATTGCAGATTTAGAACTACTTCGGGAAGGCACAGCATTTAATCAGATTTTAAATGATGGTGCTCATATTATTGAACCGGATGAATTGACTCATATTCTTGATAAATTTGCAGAGCAGCATCCAAATTGGGAGATTTGTATCGAAACTGACCACGGATCGGTTAGTGAGAAATTTAAGATGGATCATGTTTTCTATGAAGGTATGGGAGATATGATTGTTCTTGATTTTGAATGAAAAATGGAAAAACGACGATATAGATATTACAAAATTGATTACCGTACATATAATTATACGCTCAAGAAATATCACAACTTACACAGAGAAATCTACGCTGAAAATGCAAGAGATGCAGTTCAAATGCTAAAAAGTAAAGAGTGTAATCGTGAGTTTGAGGTTGTTAAAGTCTACTTTGTTGATATTTTCGGTGATAGAAACGATAGATTTTATCCACGAACTTATGTGATTGATAAAGAAGATTTTGAGTGAGGTGAGTATATGGTTTACATTACAGGCGATATTCATGGTGATTTTAATCGTTTTTTAGAATTGGAAAAGTTTTGCCATGAACACAATCTTGGAAAGAATGACTGGATTGTCTGCCTTGGCGATGTCGGTTTGAACTATTACGGCAAGGACGACCCTCGCGAATGGAGTATTAAGACTATCGCCGCAGATATTCCTGCAAATCTGTTTTGTATTTATGGCAACCACGAACGCCGCCCTTCTCGTAAGGATGGTTATAGGACAAAGGAAATCAGTGGAGATATTTGCGGCAAAGTGTGGCATGACCCACATTATCCCAATCAGTATTTCGCTATCGATGGCGAAGTTTACCAGATTCTTGCTGATAGGGAAATTCTGAACTGTCTTGTTTGTGGCGGAGCCTATTCTGTAGATAAATATTATCGGTTGGAACGTGGATGGCATTGGTTTCCTGATGAGCAACCTAATGAGAAGACTAAGAAAAAGATCTGGAATATTACACATGACCCTCAAATCGATGATATTGATGTTATGCTCACGCACACCTGTCCATTCCGGTTCATTCCAACTGAATTGTTTATCGGTGGTATTGATCAAAGCACAGTAGACCAGTCAACTGAAATATTCTTTGATAATATATACGAATGCTATCCTAACGATTGTAAACCATTCTGGTACTTCGGCCATTTCCATGGTAACAAGTACACCGATGACTATGTGATGCTTTTCGACGATATTATTAAGTTTGGAGATAAGGTGAAGAGTGATGAGTGAATATCATGTGAGTTGTGGTATGTTTGGTATTTACGCAGGAACTGTTAAAAAGAATGGAACCGAGTGGAAAGATAAAACTCGTGTCACAGATGAAGCTATTGAGGCAGTTCGTGATTGGCTTCTTTCTGAAGCTCAGTTCAACAATAGAACTTCTAGTGAGTACTCATGGACAACAAAGGAAGGTAATACTGTAACTTTGAAAGTGTCTATCGAAGGTAAGGAGCAGACAGATGATTAAAGATAAAAATTTACGAGTGCTTGATTATATTGATGGCAAGGAAATTCTCATTCAGATGGGTGAGGAAGGTTCTGAGTTGTCGAAAGCTGCAATAAAGTTTTATCGTGCAATTGACATGAAGAATCCTACGCCGGTAAGCATCAATGAAGCTTATGAAAATCTCGTAGAAGAATTTGGGGATGTGCTGAACTGTATCTACGCATACTATGATGATGACGAGGATTGTATCTTGGCGTTTACATCGAAAGCGAATGAGATTGCTAACGAGAAGCGCAAGCGCTGGATTAAGCGTTTGAAGGAACGCAACCAGTTTTAATGGTGAAAGGAGAATAGATGTCAGATAATTTTGTAAATCTTCATGTACATACAGCGCAGGGTTCGTTACTTGACTCTATTCTTACCGTCAAGGAACTTGTAGACTTTGCCAAAGAGAATGGTCAGAAGGCTATTGCTGTTACGGACCATGGCAAGATGCACTCTTTTGTTGACCAAGTTAAAGCTTGTAAAGCAGAAGGTATTAAGCCTATCATCGGCTGTGAAGTTTATGAAGTAGATAATCAGGCAGAGAAAGCTGACACAAAAGACTATAAACAACCTCGTTACCATCTTATTTTACTAGCGAAGAACGAGACCGGTTTAAAAAATCTATTTAAGGTTGTTTCAAATGCTTGCGTTGATGGCATGTATAAAAAGCCTCGAACTTCTTTGAACATCATTGAACAGAACGGGTGGGGTAAAGGTATCATCTGTCTTACGGCCTGTCAAGTTGGTCGAATGAGTAGATTGCTTGTTGATGGAAACGAGACCGAGGCATGGCAGTTATGGAACAAACTGAAATGGATCTTTGATGACGTGTTTATGGAAGTTCAGTCTCATGATACGCCAGATCAGGCTGAAGCTAATGCCAAAATTGCAGCTTTTATCAAAAAGTACAATCTTCCGTATACTATTACAACAGATGCTCATATGCTTTCCAAGGAAGATGTTGAGGCACATTCAGTTTTTGTAGAAATTGGAGAAGGACGAGAAGTTGGAGAAAGTTATGTTGACTGTTATCTTCAGACCGAAGACGATGTGCTGAGAACACTTTCAAAGCAGTTTGATGAAGACTTCATCCGAGAAGGCTGCTCAATGTCTGTGAAAATTGCAGACATGATTGATGATATCGATATCGGTCTTGGACAGCCGAACCAGATGCCAGAAGTGAAAATTGAGGGAAAATTTGATTCTCATTTTGATTATCTTCGGCACCTTGTATATGCCACTTTTAATAAAAAATTCGGGTGGATGAGTGAAGTGGAACAGCAAACCCGGCGGAATCGTATTGAGATGGAACTGGATGTTTTGAAGTATGTTGATTATATTGACTATTTCATTATGCTGTATATGCTTTGCAAAAAGGCTGATGAACGCAAAATTCCTCGTGGGTACTCTCGTGGTTCTGGCGCAAATTGTCTTTGCCTTTTTATGGAGAATGTTACTCAGATTGACTCTGTTCGTTGGGATCTTGACTTCTCTCGCTTTGCAAACAAAGGTAGAAAGAGCCTGGCCGACTTCGACTTCGATGTCTCTAAACGTCGTCGAAAGGAACTTATTGCTATTGCAGAAGAACTTTTCGGCAAAGAAAATGTTGCTCCTATCGCTACGTTTAACTCTTTGTCTACAAAAGTTGCTATCAAAGATATTGGCAAAGTTCTGAACGAAGACCCAGAGAGCCCGTATTATATGCAGATTCCGTATGAATTACGTAATGAGGTCGCCAAGTTAATTCCGACTGTAAAAACGCTGGATGACCTTGGCGAAGAAGTTGAAAAGGAAGTTCTACTAAAGGATATCCTCGGAAAGAGTGAACAGCTTTCTAATGTATATGACAAGTTTCCTCTATGGTTCAAATACGTTATGCGTCTTGAGGGTCTGCCTAAGAGTATGGGTCGCCATGCTGCCGGTACATTGATTACGCCTAAGCCTGTCATTGAATATTGTCCTCTTTGTATGGACAGAGAAGGCAATCAGATGTGCCAACTTGAGATGCACAATGCCATGGATGATTTGTCGCTGGTCAAGATGGACTTCCTTGGTCTTGAGAATCTGGACATTATTGACGATACGTTAAAGATGGCTGGATTAACATGGGAAGATGTCGATATCAACCATCTTGATCTAAGTGATAAGGCTGTCTATGATACCGTCTACAAGTCGGGCAACACAATTGGCATTTTCCAGATGGAATCTGCAGAAGCACGAAAGATGTGTGTTGAAGCAAAGTGCGATAATGCTGAGGATATCATTGTTGTGAACGCAGCGAATCGTCCTGGTACTAAGGACAGCTTCCCGACGTATTGCTCCAATAAACTTCATCCAGAGACTATCAAACTACTTCATCCTGACATCAAACAGCTTTTTGCTAAGACGCAATACATTCTTCTTTATCAGGAACAGGCTCTGGCAGTATTTCGTTATGCAGGATTCCCTGAAACTGAGGTTGACAATGCTCGTCGTGCCATTGGTAAGAAAAAGAAAGATGTTATGGCATCCTTGGAGGTCCAGTTTAGAGATGGTCTTCACAAGAAAGGATGGAACGATTATCAGATTTCTGAGATGTGGGCATTGATCTTGAAACAGGCTTCTTATTCCTTCAACCGGGGCCACGCAGTTGCTTATGGGCTTCTTTCTTACCTGACAGCATACCTGAAGACTCATTATACTGAGTATTTCATGGCTGCGTGTATGATTACTAAAGAAGATGATTCTGGCAAAATGGGTGTGTTTATCAATGAATGTGACCGGCTACATATTCGGGTTCTTCCTCCAAGTGTTAACAAGTCTGATATGGAATTTAAGGCCGATGCGGAGAAACACACAATTCTGTTTGGTTTGAAAGCCATTAAGGGAATGGGTGAGAGTGTCGCAGCAGGAGTGATTGCAGACCGTCCATATTCTGGATTGGCAGACTTTGTTCAGAGAGCAAACGGTGGCAAGATTGGCACTTCAAACGTTGTCAAGTTGATTAAGGCGGGAGCTATTCCAACAAAGGACAAGAGAAAAATCTTAATCACTTTTGCAAATATGGTTTTTGAGAACGAGTATAAAGAGAAGGGTTTTCATGAGATGGCATCTCTTCCCAAAATCTCTGTTCTTAAAGACGAATATGGGATTGACACAAATTATATTAAAGATAAGCCTACTAGACTTGCTTTATATAATAAGGCAAGAAGGGTGCGCTGGGAGGCAGATACAGAGAACCGCAAAAAGGAAAAAGACAAGAGACGAAAAGATTTCATGCAAGCGTTTGCCGAGAAATATATGCAAGACGAGCACATGTGGGAATTTGAAACCCTTTCAATGTTCTTGACTAGCAATCCCATTAAGGATGCTTGTACCTATATTGATGCTGGTCTTGATACTGTAGAGGATGGCGGTAAGGCAACTGCTATTTGTGTCATCGTAGACATCCAAAAAAAGAAGGATAAACGTGGTAACCAGTTTGCATACTTACATGTTTATACGACATGTGGTATTGTTGAAATGATTTGTTGGGCATCTCAGTATGCACGATATTCAAGTCTGATTTCAAAGGGCAGCGATCTTGCAATCCTTTGCAAGAGAAAAGAAAATTCGTACATTGTTGAGAAGATGAAGCCTTATAAGCAGTGGCTGCAAGATAGAGAGATAGCGTAAGAGGGTTGTAAAGTGGCAGATAAGAAATTTAATGAAAATATGATTCGTTGCTACATCAGGATAAAACGAGTCTTTTATCCGAAAGATGGGAGGGAGGTGGAGCCCGGCGGCTTCGCCACTTTCTCCGCCGAGGTTGTAAAAGTCAAGCAGGGAAATCCTGTTATGAGTCGATACAGTGACCTCCGACTAAAGGGCAACGTTCCTAGCCTTGATATGAATAAAACTTATTCGTTCTGTGGTGAGTATGTTCATCATGAAAAGTTTGGTGATCAGTACAAAATCATCTATATGAATGAGTTTCAAGATATCACTGACCCGGAAGAGCAAAAAAGCTTTCTCCGTTTTATCTTGACTGACCATCAGTTTGAGATGCTTTACGAAGCATTCGACAATCCGTATGAAATTATCAAGAATGGTGATATCAAGTCTCTTTGTACTGTTAGCGGTATCACTGAGGGTCGAGCACAAAAGATCATCGACTCTTTTGAAAACAACATTGACAACAGTGAAGCGTACACGAAGCTGATTGAGTACGGTTTGACTCCCAGTGCTATTGAAAAATTTGTTCGTCAGTATCACGGTGCAGACACACTGGTAAGAAAGATTGAGGAGAATCCTTACGTCCTGATTGACGATGTGTATGGTATCGGCTGGAAAAAAGCTGACGCTCTTGCTTTAAATATGGGCTTAAAGCACAATTCGCAATTCAGAATCGAAGCTTACGTCATGCATTTTCTTGCCGCCCGTGCCGAAGAACGTAACTCTATTATCCCGGCAAACCAGACAATCAATAGCTGCATCAAGGAACTTAATTTGAATGAAGGTGATCAAGAAGTAATCAAGAGAGCACTTTTCCATCTGCACGATGTCCGTGAAACACTTTGGTGGAGTGATGACCGTCAGGAATTCGCTTTAACTAGAGTGTGGAATCTGGAAGATGAAATCGCAAATGAAATCAAGCGACTGGCGGATGCGCCTGTTGAGCCGATTGGTCGAAATATGGATACAGCAATCAATGAGGCCGAAGATGCGCTTGGCATCGAGTATACCGAAGAGCAGAGAGATGCCATTAAAAAGGTATGCTCTAGCAACGTCTGTATCTTAACAGGCTACGGCGGAACTGGTAAAAGTACCGTTGTCGCTGGTGTTCTAAAGGTTCTTCATGGCAAGTCTTTTGCTCAGACCGCACTTTCTGGTCGTGCCGCAGCTCGTATGCAGGAGATTACTGGTCAGGACGGTAAGACAATCCATCGTCTTCTTGGTTATGATATTGAGAATGGTGGTTTCATCCATAATAAGGACAATCCTCTTGAAGAAGACATTATCATTCTGGATGAGACATCTATGGTTGGAGCTCAGTTGTTCTATGACTTGATTCAAGCTATCGAGACCGGAAAGCGATTCATCATGATTGGTGATGACGGACAGCTTGAGAGCATCGGTATGTGTAATATTTTCAAGGATATGCTTGCATCTAAGGTTGTTCCTGTGGCTCGTTTGACTAAGATCCATCGTCAGGCAGCCAAGTCTGCAATTATCACGGAGAGCATTAAGGTTCGTAACGCTACGCAGTTGGTGCCTTATGGCTGGGCTGGCAGTGAGATTCGTGGTGAACTTCGTGATTTGGAGCTTGATATCTATAAAGACGCAAGTGAGTCATTCAATCACATCATCAATCAGTACCGTACCTTATATAATAAGGTAGGGAATGATAGTGCGAAGATTCAGATTGTACTTCCACAGAAGCTGCGTGGTAGTATCTGTACTTATGAAGTCAATAATGCTATTCAGGAAATTGTTAATCCGAGTCGTGGTCAAGCAGAAGCAAAGGTCACAATCTATGGTGATGGCAAGGATAGGGTGTATACTCTGCGTGAGGGTGATCAGGTCATCATCAACAAGAACAACTATGAGCTTCACACATACAATCTCAAGACAAAGAAAAAAGAAGAGAAGTGTCCGGTGTTCAATGGAAACCGTGGCATTATCCGAAAAATTGAGAGTAGTTTTATTCTGGTTGATTTTGACCAGTGGGGAACAATCTTTATTCCACATTACTTTGGTGGGAATAACATTTGGGCAACGCTTGAACTTGCTTACGCTTTGAGTTGTCATAAACTACAGGGCAGTGAGGCTCCGTATGTGATTGTTGGTATGGATAACTCTGCGTACCTGATGTTGACGAGAGAATGGCTCTATACGGCCATTACTCGTGCCAAGAAGTATTGTGTGATTTGCGCCGAAACTCATGCTCTTGATCGGGCTGTAAAGACTTCGAGAGTGCCATACAAGCGGACGTTTCTGAAGGAATTTTTACGGAAAGAATTTTCTGAAAAGCATTGACAATCATATCGGTATCCTGTATAATGTAGCTATAAGAAGTCTCTATCCCGGAGGCTTAAAATTCTCCCATTAGCTACATAATACAGGATACGAGAAAGGAAAGGCTTGCTCGTAACGACAAGCCTTTTTATTGATTATAACTAAATAACACAGGATACACGAGGAGGCTTTATGACAGATAAAGAGCTCATAGGTAAGCTTGATGCGATGGTTAAGGCATTGCAGAAAGCAAAGAAGAAGACGGATAAGACCCGCATTTTGCTGGATGCACGTAAGGATTTTGGAGATGAAGCTGATGAACTGATGGCGTTTTTCCGATTCCTGCTCGACCCGGCAATTGTTACTGGACTGTCGGACGCAAAGATCAATAAGAAGGTAACTGCAAAGCCGGATATCGACGTTCAGTATCTCAGCTGCGGATACCTTTATATTATGGGTGCTGGTCACAATACCGGCTCTGATGCATCTATTGCAACAATCCAGAATTATTTACATAAAAATCCTGAGTACGAAGAGTTTCTGAAACGACTGTTTACTAAGAATCTGCCAATTGGTGTGGAAGCAACTACCATCAATAAGGTATATGGCGAGGAAATTGTTCCTGTCTGGGAGGTTCAGCAGGGATACCCGATTGATAAGGTTAAGCTGAAGGATGGTATTTGGTTCAGCTTGAGCCAGAAGATGAATGGAAACAGGGGCACCATGCATAGAGGCGAGCTTATCTCTCGGCAGGCTCAGAAGTTTAAAGGGCTCGACCATATAAAGAATGACCTGCTTTCTCTGTATGACGGCGATGCGACGAGGCGAGATTCTTTGGTATTTGACGGAGAACTTATCTACAAGAATCCCGAAGGAATGTCGGACGGAGAGGCGTTTCGTTTCGGAACTGGCCTACTTAATTCTGACAATAAGGACAAGACTGAAATCAAATTTGTGATTTTTGATGTGATTCCTGTTGTCGAGTTCGACCGCAGTAAATGCACGGTTCCGTATCGGACGCGCCGTGAATGGTTGAATTGCCTTCGTGCAGAGATTGCTCACAAGAACCTTGAAAATATTGAGATTGTTCCCATGGTCTATGAAGGGAAAGACCAAAACGTGATTCCAAAGTGGCTTGATTATGCGGTTGAGCACGATTGGGAAGGTCTTATGTTGAACACGGATGTCCCTTATCGCCGGGCTCGTCACAACGGATGTCTCAAAATTAAGCGTTTTTATACTGTTGATCTGCGAATCACTGCAATCGAGGAAGGCCAGAACCGTCTGGCTGGCACGATGGGAGCTCTCGTTGTGGATTATAAGGGTAATGAGCTTCGCATTGGTTCTGGTTTTGATGATGCTACGAGAGCTGCTGTGCGGGCGAATCCCGATGACTACATTGGCAAGATTGTGGAGTGTAAATACAAAGAAGTCACGATGGACAAAAAGACTGGTCTTGAGTCTCTGCAATTCCCGACCTTTGTGCGATTCCGAGACGATAAGAACGAAGTAAGCTATGGCTAAGGAGAAAGCTATGAATCTTTCTAAGAAGTCCATTAAACATATTCTTCGGATTCTTGATAACAAATGTGTTGAGAATCCATCCAAAACCACAACAATTAGCTTTGGCGGTAATCGAATTCCAACTCGTGAATTCACGCCCAAGAATAAAGAAGCGTATGGATGGTGGACTATTGTTTACGTTCCATCAGAAGGTTACTTTTGGGGAATCAAGAATGAAATGTCTGAGGAGTTTGGGATGGATTTGGATAGTCCAGATATCAATTCTCCTGTACAGCTTGCTGATTTGTGAGGTTTTGCAATGTTTATTTTGACGCAAAATAAAACCGAAGTGGTTAACACAAGTCGATGTCTTTCTATTCGTATCGTAGATAGTTCAACAACGATTAAAGCGTATGGATATGGAATCGACACATGGTCTCGACTTGGTTCTTATCAAACCACAGAGAGGACAAAAGAAGTAATTCAAGAGATTAACGCTGCTCTTTGTGAGAGCCGTGTTAGTTTCGATATGCCGGAGGATTAAAATGCTACTTTTAACGCAGGGCGGAGAAATTATAAATCTTGAACGCATGGCGATCATTGATGCCGCAAGCCTTAATGTTTACGCACGACAAGGCATGGGTGAACGTGGAATTATTCTTGGTAGTTATAATTCTGAGAGCAGATGCTACAATGTTATTGCAGAAATTTATGACGAATATGCACATGGACAGGATGTGTATTCTATGCCGAAGGATTAACTATGAACGACTTCCGAAAACTAGCCATTCCAAAGAAAGAACGACTTGAAGTTCAACTTACGGATGGCACAGAAAAACACAATATATTGTACATAATTACATCTCTAGCCACTATTAAAGGTGCTGAGATTTTTAAAAATTTTCGTTTGTATTCTGTAGGCTCCGCCGGGGAGCTCAACTTACTAGAGAAGCAAGACGGCGATCCCTACTTTGATAAGCTGAAAGGAACAGAATATGAGTAATTCGATGAATCGAGAAGACCGGCGCAGAGAGCAGCGTAAGGCACGAATCCTTGCCCGGCGAATCAAAAAGGCCGGTGGTCCCGACTTTCTGGCTGGAATGCCGGTTGAAGAGTGGGAGCCAAAGATTGGTGATGAGGTTACTATTAAGGTAAAGAGGATTCAGGGCAAGAAGGACTTCTTTAAGATGAGTCCTCAGTATCAGGACTTTATCAATAGCCTTGAGGATGGAAAGCCTTACAAGATTACCAGTACCGGTATGAAGGGTCAGGTTTACGGCATTGACGCACATCCTTATTTCCAGATTTGGAAGGGTGATATGGAACCCTACAAGGAGCCCTAATGAGGATGTACTTCAGAACGGACTATTACAGTTATGTTGCTACAATAGATACTTTTGTTCAACTTAAAAAGGGTAACGCATACGAAGTGTTCGCAGATTTGGATGAATATTACATTATTATGATGGATGGTATGCCATTTGAAAAAGAACTAGGCATCGTAGTTGTGATTCCCAAAGAAGACCTTGAAGATGATGTATATGTCGTGACTGGTAAGAGCGAAAAACTTGAGGAAGGAGGTGGGACGATATGATTGGTATTGACCATCGTGAACAGGGACGTAAAGAACGAGCCCTTGCAGAATATTATAGAACCTTGGCTCGATATCCGACTGAATGTGGAGAGCCGATTACATATCAGTTGTCAGAAGAGCAGCTTAAACAGATTCTCTGTGGAGAGATTACTGTTGATGAATTGATTGAAAGAGGTGAGGTAAATGAGAGACAGGATTAAGATGTGGATCGCCTTCATTAAGATTTTTAAGGATTATCTTATTGCGGCCGGAATCATGATTGCGTTGTGGTTGCTGTCTTGCCTTATCAAGTATGGGATTTCAGTATCCAACTTCCCAGATTGGTTTAAGTTTGCACTTCTAAAGTGAAGGAGGATTAAATGGTAACCGATATTCTTAATAGAGAGATTCATGTTGGCGATACGGTGCTTAGAGCTAGAACTCAAAAAAGTCGAGGAATTCTTTGGAGTATTCATAAAGTTGTCGCCATTATGAATGTAATGATTAAAGTTCAAGATGGTCAGTACACTTTAAATGTCGCGCCTAGAAATTGTATCGTAATTGGTGAGAACGATATTCCTGAAAACTGGCAGGACGAATATTAAGGAGAGTTGAATGGTAGTTAAACTGATTACACATACTCCTGATCCTGAAAAGGTGGTAGCTGCCGCCGCAAAGTTGTGCTACTCCAATTCGAGTATTCAGGATTTGATGGATGGACTGACCGATGAGAAGGTTGATGAGTTTCTGAATCGGCTTTCTAGCCTTGGTCACGCTAGTCCTACGGAGCATGTGACTTTTACTTTTGGGATTGAAGGTGTGAGCCGGGCTTTGCTTGCCCAGATTACACGGCATCGCATTGCATCATTCAGTGTACAAAGTCAGCGCTATGTGCGAATGAATAATGCGGAAATCATCATTCCTGATGTTATCGACGATGATAGCGAAGCAAGAGAGGTATTTAAACAGGCAATTCAGACTGCTGAATACTCCTATAAGCACCTGTGCCAGATTCTTGAGGACAAGATTACTGAGGAACTGATGGTTGCTGACTCTCGCCTGACTGAGAAAAAGGCACGCGCAAAAGCATCCAAGATTGCAAACGAGAATGCACGTTCTGTTCTTCCAAATGCTTGTTCTACAAAAATGATTGTTACAATGAACGCTCGTTCGTTGAATAATTTCTTTAACCTGCGTTGTTGTGAGCGAGCGCAGCCGGAAATCAGGGAGCTTGCAACTGAGATGCTGAAACTGGTTTATCCAATTGCTCCTCATCTGTTTAAGTGTGCTGGCCCAAACTGCTGTGGTAATGGTTGTACTGAAGGTATGATGTCTTGTGGTAAGTTCCACGAGATTCGTGATAAATACGACAAACTGAAACAGGAGGCATTAAATGCAAACACTTGATGAAATTAAGAAGAACGTAGATCATCCAGCCCATTACGGCGGTGCAGACAATCCCTATGAGGCTATTAAGGTGCTGCGAGAGTGGCAGCTGGACAAAGATGCTTATCTTTGGAACGTTGGTAAGTATTTGAGCCGGGCAGGACACAAAGATGGTAATTCTCAGCTTCAAGATTTGACGAAGGCACGTTGGTATTTGGACTATAAAATCCGGCTTTTAGAGGAACAGCAGAAGGTTGCCGAAAGTGTCGTAGATACGCTCAAGAAAGTTCCTAACGAGGTTACTGACAAGCTGACTACGATGGTAAAGAAAGATATTAACGATTATTTTTACAGTCTGAATCCCGGCGGTGTCTGCCGTGATTTGGTTTATCGTACTGATGATTCATTCAAAGAAAAGCTAGCAAAGGCAGAACCGATGTGCAACATTGAAACTGCCGTGGTTCCTGATTGTGCCGATGAGGTCAAGTTCTAATGAGGAATGAAAACGATACATATTTGATTTTTGCAATATTCTTTTTCATCGTAGCACCGGGACTTGCTTTGATGGCTTTTAGATGAGGTTTACATATATGAGATACAACTGGAAGTTACCTATTATCGTTATCTGTGTCGTTCTTCTCTCTATTCTCGGTATGACATTCATGGTGCAAGGACCGAAGAACACGGCTATCTCTTACGAGGAACAGATTCAAGAGGCTAAGTCTGGTATTGAAATTCAGGAGAAGCGCAGGGCTGATCTGATTCCAAATCTGGTTGAAACCGTCAAGGCTTATGACCAGCACGAGTATCAGACTTTAATGGATGTTGTGAATGCTCGTGGCACTTCCGGCCAGACCGCCCAGGAGATTACGACTCAGATTGCAGCTATTGCGGAAGCATATCCTGAACTGAAGTCCAGTGACAACTACAAGGAGCTTATGAACGAGCTATCCGTCACTGAAAATTTGATTGCAAATTATCGTGGCGACTACAATCGTGTTGTAAAGGAATATAAGCAGAGCGTTCGTAAGTTTCCGAACTCCTTTCTGCTTGGTCTGACTGGATATGAGGTTCAGAATTATGAGTATCTGTCCTATGAGGGGAATGAGGCGGCACCGGCAGTCGGGGACCTTTTTGAAAATCGGTAATGCCGAAATTACTTATCGTGAATTGATCGTCAGTGTTGGTATTGTGTTCATTATGCTGATACTTGGTAGTGTTATCGCTGGAAATATCACTAGAGATTCGCTTGAGCAGAAAAAAGAATATAATACAGCAATTTCGATTGAGTCCGAAAATATGTTCGATTATGGAATGAGAACCAACGTAGGTAATGCGTTTTGCCAAGGCGCACTAGAAGCAGTAGATACCGTAAGCGATTCACGTATCGACGGTCAGTGGATGTATATCTATTGCGAAGAAAAGCATTACACGATGCATACACGAACTGTCACTACCACGGATGGCAAAGGTCATACAAGAACAAGAGTCGAAACGTACTGGACTTGGGATTATTACAGTTCAGAAGAACACAATTCTAAGAATATTATGTTTCTTGGCAAAGAATTTAAGTATGGCGATATCAAGATGCCATCTAGCAAGTACCTGACTACGGTACAGGTCAGCTCTCATGTAAAATTTGAATTTTATGTCAAAGATGTTCGTTATGATGGTACATTATACGCGAATTTAAGCGACAAAACTGTGCATGATGCGCAATTCATTAAGGACAAAAATATCGAAGAAGCACGAGATTATATGATTTCGGCGGCTGGCACACGAGTAATTTGGTTCTGGGTATTATGGATTGCACTTATGACTGTTGCAGTTGGTGCTTTCTATGTGGCTGAAAATCGTTGGTTGGAAGATTAAGGAGAAAAGTACATGAATATGATGCTTATTGCAATTCCTGTCATTGTTGTCGTTCTGGTTGCTTTTGCATTTACTTGCTATAAAAAGGCACCTCCGACTCAGGCAATCGTTGTGACTGGCTTTGGCCTGTCTAAGCCGAAGGTTATCTGTGGTCGTGGCGTGTTCGTCCTTCCTGTCATTCAGCGAGCTGATCGTCTGAATATGCGACTGCTCAAGATTGATGTCAAGACTCCTGAGACCGGTGTTAAGACTAAAGAGGGCGTTTCTCTGTGGTTGGACTCTGTTGTTACTGTTCAGGTTTACTCTGAAAACTCTACTGTAACTGACGAGGAAATCAAGAGTGCGGGCTGTGCAGATGCCAAGACCTATATCAGTGCCCGTCAGCAGGCTGCTATTTCTAACTTCCTTGGCATGAGCGAAGATGGTATCAACGAGAAGATTAACGATGTCCTGCAGGGTAATCTGCGTGAGATTGTTTCTGAAATGACTGTCAACGACATTCTGACTAACCGTAAGCAGATGGCTATCTCTGTTGTTGAGAATGCTCGTCCTGATCTTGCAAAGATGGGTCTGGAGGTTGTTACCTTTAATGTTCAGGACATCAAGGATGCTATTGATGCTCAGGGTCATAATCACGGTGTCATCGAGGCAATTGGTGTTCAGCAGGAAGAACTGGTGAAGAAGCAGGCTGAAATTGCTAAGGCAGAAGCTGCTCGTGACATTGCTCGCGCAAAGGCTGATACTGCCCGTGAAGCAAACGAGAAGGAAATCGAGTCCAAGACTGCTATTGCCCAGCGCAACAATGAGTATCTGCTGGCTCAGGCTGCTCTGAAGACTAAGGCAGATAGGGCAAATGCTGATGCTGAGGCGGCTGGTCAGATTCAGATGAACCTCCGTGACAAGGAAATTAAGGAAGCTGAAGCAGATGCAGCTATTGCACAGCAGAAAAAGATGGTTGAATTGGCTGCTAAGGAAGCAGAAGTTCGCCAGCAGAAGCTGGATGCGGAAGTTCGTAAGCAGGCAGATGCCGACCTGTATAAGCGTCAGAAGGAAGCTGAAGCAAAGAAGTACGAGGCGGAGCGTTCTGCAGAATCCGCAAAGTTCGCTAAGGAACAGGAAGCAGAAGGTATCCGCATGGTCGGTATGGCAGAAGCTGAGGCCATCAAGCAGAAGGGTCTTGCTGAAGCAGAAGCTATGCTGAAGAAGGCTGAAGCTTACAAGCAGTATAATGGTGCGGCCATGGGCGAAATGATCATTAAGATTCTCCCTAGCATTGCAGCTGAGGTTGCAAAGCCGCTGGCGTCCATTGACAAGGTTTCCATCATTGGCAGTAACGCAAATGGTGTTTCTGAGATTTCCGGTAATGTCCCGGCAGTCATGGCTCAGACTTTTGAGGCCGTTCGTGAAGCAACTGGCATTGATATGAAGGAAATCGTCCGTGCCAACAGTTACGATGCAAAGGTCACTAAGAATGTGAATCTTGTAAGCGATTCGACGATTGTTTCTGAAAAGAACGATGCGCAGGATGCTGAGTAAGAGGTGATTATATGGAATATGTGATTAAACGCGATGGAACGAAAGTTCCTTTTGATAAAAGTAAGATTGTAAATGCAATCGAGAAGGCGATGACCTGTACGCCGGGTGGTATCGACGCTCGTGTGTCGAATGCGATTGCTGACTACATCGCAGACATGCCAGATATCCTATCGGTTGAGCAGATTCAGGATATCGTGGTTGACAGTCTGAAAAATAGTCCTTTTTCAGATGTAGCAGAAGCGTATAGTCAGTGGCGTAAATATCGTCAAGAAATCCGAGAAAAGGAAAAGACTAATGCGAGCATTTTGGATATCATCGATATTCGGAACGATGCAATCAATCAGGAAAATAGTAATAAGAACCCAACTGTAAACAGCGTCCAACGCGATTATATGGCTGGTGAGGTATCAAAAGAATTAACAGAGCGACTGTTGCTTCCGAAGGATATTCTGGATGCGCATAAGGCTGGCATCATTCATGTACATGACACTGATTATTTCGTTCAACATATGCACAACTGCTTTAAGAGCAATACTCGTTTTGTAACGGATAGTGGTGTTAAAGAGTTCAGAGACTTTAATGATGGACAGGAAATTAAAGTTATTGGTGCTGATGGTGAATGGCATACAGCCACTGTAAAAAAGTATGGAAAGCAGAAAATGCAAGACGTTATGATCCAGTCCGGTCGATCCGTTAAACATATTTTCTGTACGGCGAATCATAGATGGCTGTTAAAAGACGGAAGCGTAACGACGAATCTGACAGAGGGTATGACTCTTGCGTTACTTCCTGAATTACATAAATCCGAAATGACAGCGAAAAAAGACTATCAGGCGTGGGCAACTGGTTTCGCAATCGGAGATGGTCTTGACAAAAAGACGGATTATACTACGATTCGCTTATGTGGAGACAAGTCTAAATATGCAAATTATTTTGTGAAGGCTGGTGACACTGTTACATACCCGGAATCATACCATGGAGATGCTTATGTTTTACACAAGGGGGCATTTAAGCAAGATTTCTTGAATGCAAAAGCATGGAGATTCTTAGATGATAAGGGGAAGCAATATTTATTTGAAGGATTTTATGCTGCCGATGGGGCAGTAAAAACCAACAAAGTTGCAACAGCAGACGACCGAGTAGCCAATATGATTCGAGAGATTTCTTCTGTTGCTGGTTTTTATATTGCAAGTGAATCGGAGATTATTCACGACACGAACTTTAAAAAAGGGGCTCGGCTTATTGATTTTAGATTCCGAAAGTATCAAATTCCTAACAACCCATGGGTCGTGAAGAAAATTAGGTCTTACAGACCGGAAATCGAATATGACGCTTGGTGTGTTGAAGAACCAGAGACTCATTCGTTTACATTGGATGGTGGTATTGTCACCGGTAATTGTGATCTGGTCAACCTGGAGGATATGCTGCAGAACGGTACTGTAATCTCTGGTACTGGAATTGACCGACCGCACAGCTTCTCCACCGCCTGCAATATCGCTACACAGATCGTTGCTCAGGTGGCTTCTAACCAATACGGTGGTCAGAGCATTACCTTATCTCATCTGGCTCCGTTCGTAGATGTTTCTCGTAAGAAAATTGAGAAAGAAGTCCATCAGGAATTCTACGATATGGTTCAAAACAATGAGATTGACAAGATGCCAGCAAAAGAAACCATCAATCGCATTGTTGAAGAACGTTTACATAAAGAAATCGCTCGTGGCGTTCAAACCATCCAGTATCAGGTGATTACGCTGATGACTACTAACGGTCAGGCCCCTTTCATCACTGTGTTTATGTATCTTGATGAAGTTCCTGAAGGACAGACTCGTGATGACTTGGCTGTTATCATTGAAGAAATGCTAAAACAGCGTATTCAGGGTGTTAAAAATGAGACCGGAGCATGGATTACTCCTGCGTTCCCGAAGCTGATCTACGTTCTCGATGAGGATAATATTCATCCTGATTCTAAATACTATTACCTGACGGAGTTGGCCGCTAAGTGTACTGCAAAGCGTATGGTTCCTGATTACATTTCCGCAAAGGTTATGAAGGAACTCAAAGGTGGCGTGTGGGTAAGCATGGGGTGTAGATCATTCCTAACGCCTGACCGAACCACTGAGAATGTGGCTAACGCAAAGAATTGGGTGAAGGGTCAGAAATATTATGGTCGCTTCAATCAGGGCGTGGTTACTATCAATTTGGTAGATGTGGCTTGCAGCTCTGAAAAAGACAAAGATAAGTTCTGGAAGATTTTTGATGAGCGTCTGGAATTGTGCCATCGAGCACTTCAGATTCGACATAAGCGTTTACTCGGAACTGTTTCCGACATGAGTCCTATCCATTGGCAGTATGGAGCATTGGCACGCCTGAAGAAGGGTGAAAAGATCGACAAGCTGCTGTTCGGCGGCTATTCCACCATCAGTCTGGGCTATGCCGGCCTGTATGAGTGCGTGAAGTATATGACCGGCAAGAGCCACACCGATGAAGAAGCAAAGCCGTTCGCTCTTGAAATCATGCAGCACATGAACGACAAGTGCGCAGAGTGGAAGAAGGCCGAGAATATGGACTACTCTCTCTATGGCACCCCGCTGGAATCCACCACCTACAAGTTTGCCAAGTGCCTGCAAAAGCGCTTTGGTATTATTCCTGAAGTAACTGATCATGAGTACATCACCAATTCTTACCATGTCAATGTTCGTGAACACATCGACGCTTTCACCAAGCTGAAGTTCGAGAGCGAGTTCCAGAAGCTTTCGCCGGGCGGTGCCATCAGCTATGTGGAAGTGCCCAACATGCAGCAGAATATTCCTGCTGTAATTAGCGTTATGAAGTTCATCTACGACAACATCATGTATGCAGAGCTGAACACCAAGTCTGACTACTGTCAGGTGTGTGGCTACGACGGCGAGATCAAGATCGTGGAGGACGACGGCAAGCTGGTGTGGGAGTGTCCTAATTGTGGTAATCGCGATCAGAACAAAATGAACGTTGCACGGCGTACTTGTGGGTACGTAGGGAGTCATTTCTGGAATCAGGGTCGCACTCAGGAAATTCGAGATCGAGTAGTTCATTTAAGCGACAATTAAATAACGTGTAAGTGGTGGGTTGGTGGGATTACTATAAAATGAAAATTTTAGCGTAAATGCGTTAATAAAATATAACGCGTTATCGTCAGAAATGGAGGCGATAAATTGAACACATGGAAAAATCTCTTTAAGGCACTTTGTTCTTTTCTTGGAATTGTTCTAATTCTGGTGGCTACATATTTTATCTCGTGGATTACCACGATAGGTATTATCTGGCTGATTTTTAAGCTGCTGAATATTACGTTTACCATCAAAGTAGCAACCGGTATCTGGCTGGTACTGATTTTGCTTGAATGTTTTATCAAAGGTAGCCGAGGTAAGTAAATAAACTAGCAGGGTGGGTGTGGTGGCATGAAAGGGTGTGATGTACATAGACATTCAAAGACGGTGGGCGATGCCAAACAAGAATACATTTGATATCAAGCCTATTAAAGAATTGATTCAATCAGAACTAACCAATGGGACATGGATTGACCCGTTTGCGAATCAAAATAAATTAGCAGCTATTACGAATGACTTGAATCCAGATTTTGATACAGACTACCACATGGATGCACTCGACTTCTTGAAAACATTTCAAAATAAATCTGTCGATGGTGTGTTATATGATCCGCCATATTCTCCGCGTCAGGTAACAGAGTGTTATCAGGGTGTCGGTATGAATGTGACGAGCGAAACAACACGGGCATCATTCTGGGGTAACCAAAAGAAGGAAATCTCAAGAATTGTAAAGCCCGGCGGAAAGGTCATTACATTCGGTTGGAACTCCGGTGGCATAGGGCGCAAGTATGGATTTGAAATCACTCGCATTCTTTTAGTCCCGCATGGCGGATGGCACAACGATACAATTTGTACGGTTGAAGTAAAAGTTGCATGAAAGGAGTATTATGGATTATTGGTCTGTTGAAGTAATGTACTATGATGATGGACATCAGGCATTCAATACATATATGGTCAAAGCACAGGATCAGAATGATGCTATGAATAAAGCACATTATCGTTTTGAAAAATCTCATCCCGGTACGAGCTGCATGGTTCAGAATGTAGAAAAGGCAGGTGGCTGAGATGGACTTCAAATGTAAGTGTGACAGTAAATCTTTCTTTATCCAGAGCAAAGGTAGCCAGATTGGTCTGTATTGCTCTGTTTGCGGTAAGTGGCAGAAATGGCTCACCAAGGATGAAGTGAGACAGTTTGAGTACGAGACGAATACGTTGGACTCAAAAGAAAACAATCCTGAAGATGACTTTTATGAAAAATTCGCCTTAACTCCATGGGGTTGCCTACACTGTGCTTTTAGAGATTTTGGACTAGATCTTCCTGAAATACCTGGTAAGATGGCCGATGCTCTTATGGAAGACTTCTTCGAGATTATGAAAAAGTACGGATTGTGGAGAAAGAGTAAGAATGATTAAGTTCTTGAAACGTCTACTACGTTGGTTCCTTCCTGAGTGCAGCCGATGTGGTGGTGTGATGCTCTATGACAGCAATCATAGCTGGCATGATAAATGGCACTTTGTATGTGATACATGTGGTAGAGAAAAGTGGGGTACATTATGAAAAAAATTACAGGAGTTCTAAAAGCAAAAGGATTTGAAGACTGTAATTTTGAATTCTATGTTGATGACAATATGACAGAAAAACAAATTGAGATGGAAGTCTACCAACGTGCTGGTTTTAGTTTGGACTGGACGGAAGAAGATGGTTATGAACCGTATACTGTTATAATGTATCGTAAAAAGAGGGACGAGTAATGAATTACGGACAAACACGTATATATGGCGTAAGCCTATCGTATTTGATGGCTAATGGTGACCGTAGTTTTTCATACTATGAGGTGCCCGCCGACAGCGAGTATGAAGCAATTCAGTATGTACGCGGTCAATGGCATCGTGAGCATCTGTTTGCTACTTACGAACCAGACGTGAGCGCTCGACTTTCATATACTGATTATTGGAGTGCTTTATAAAAGTGCCGTTTTATCGTAAAATTTCATCAAATTTATAACGTAGATATGTTAAATAATAGGAGGCAAAATGAAGAAGTGGACAGAAAAGCTGCTTGAAGCAGAAGGCTACGAGATCAGAAATGCAGAAATCAGAAATGTCAGTCTTAGTATGGCAGACCATGGAGTTTTGACCTCCGATTTGACGTTGGATGGTCACGGATGGGGCGTTTGCTATGGAGGATATGTTCTTGGTAAAGGATATGTAGGAGCAAAAAACTTTAAAGGTTATGCTTCTGGTATGGAAGCCATCATGAGAATCATGGACACTGTTGGCTGTGATAAGTACGAGAACATGAAAGGTAAGTATGTTCGTGTAGCAACTAAAGGATGGGGCAGTACAGTAAAAATTATCGGCAACATTTTGGAGGATAAGTGGTTTGATTATGAATCTTTCTTTGATGATATGAAAAACGACACTTACAATGATAAGGGTACTGAGGTAGATTGACATGGAAAAGAAATACGTAAAAATCTTTAAATGCCGTGGATGCAATCGCGATATCATTAAAAATGATGTTGATTTATCTATTGCTGAGAAATGGACTCTTTCAGGAATGTTTGAAGATGGGTGTAAACCCGTTGAAGTGTCTAGCGGGTCTAGGCTTTCTGGACAGAACAAATTCCTGCTTCATCGGTGTGATCCAGAGAAGCTTTGTATTTGTGATTTCATTGGATGGAAAGAAATCGAGGCTAAAAATGATTAACAATCCTTTTGCAGAAGATGGTATTATCGCTTGCCAATGCTGTGGCAGTGGTGAGTACCTTTATAACGAAGATGGTAACCGTAATGGTTACTGTGGTAACTGCGGAGCTAGAATCGACTGGCCAGAGGACGACAATAAACGCTGGCGTAAAGTTTCAATCGAAACTCCGTATGTGAGTCCATCTGTGATGTGTTCTGATGACGTTGAAGTAAAATTCAAAGATGGCCATACATCAATCGGATTTATCTCGTTTGATGGTCGATGGTTTGACCATGATTGCGATGAGATTAAAAGACCAGATTGTTGGAGACCATTAGAAGATAATAACTAAAATTCCGCTTTTAACAGAAAGGAAAGGTATGTTTAAGACTTTCAAAAATACTGCTGTATGCATACTTCTGGCAGCGATTATGCTGACTGGATGCTCTTGTGAAACTGACACTAATGGCAATGTTGAAACTGGAAATTTTAACTGGTGTTATCAAATTCGTGACACTCCACTTGTATACGATAAAGATACCAAGATTATGTACTATCGAGAGTATAGATTTGGAATGTGCCCTTATTATAATGAGCACGGTCAGATGTGCTACTACGTTGATGGTCAGATTATTCCTATCGAGGAGGTGTTAATCGATGCTGACTGAGATTGTTTGGCTTATGACCAAGGCTTATATTATTTTGATTTTTACAGCAGCTATGATTCGCTCTGAACAGATTCTGTATGATACCTCTACATATATTTTCCGAGGTGATAGGAAGAACGGAATGTATGGCTGTATTGCGACGAATATTTTTATTATCGTATGTGCGAGTATGTGGACGGTGGTGTTTTAAATGAACTACATGAAACTGGTTAATGCTGATAGATTAAAAGATTGTCTTTTGCTGGAAGGAAATCTTGGATATATCAAAACTCTAAAAGATGTTGAACGAGTTATTGATTTTCAAGTAGATCGCCAGCCAACAACTGTATTTGAGTTCGTAGATAATTGTGAGAGCTCGGCATGGGTGTGTAATTATTGTGGTGGCGGAATTAAAGGACAAGAGTCGCCAGAAAGCCTTGGCTATAATCGTTGCCCGTTCTGCGGTCTTTTAATCGAGGTTGGAAAATGAACTACGCTAAAATTGTTCCATGTGATATAGCGAATGGCGAAGGGGTGCGCGTCACACTTTTTGTGCAGGGTTGTGATCACCATTGCCCCAGCTGTCAGAATCCTACTACATGGGACCCGAATGGTGGTCAGCTATTCACAGATGAAACGCTCGATAAAATTATAGATTTACTTCGACCTGATTATATTCAGGGGCTTACACTTACTGGTGGGGATCCACTCTTGCCGGAGAATAGAGAAGCTGTTGAGAAAATCGTCCATCGTGTGTGGACTGAATTTCTAAACAAAAAAGACGTCTGGCTCTGGACTGGATACAAGTGGGAAGAATTGTGGAATCAGGATGGACTTGTGGCTGACATTCTTGCTGACATCAACATCCTTGTAGATGGTCCTTTTATTGAAGCAGAAAAAGATATTTCACTTCCATATATGGGAAGTAAGAACCAACGAGTAATTGATATTAGTTGGAGTCTTGGGTATAAAGAGCCAACTCTTTGGTGGACTCCAGAAGATAAGAAAGGAAAATAATATGGATTTGGGAAATGCAACTACTAATCTTGGTTACGGCATGAGTCGGTTGCCGTATCGTCCAAACATCAAAATCAATAAACTGCACGAAGATGCTCATCTGCCGACTTATGGCTCAAAAAACGCTGCTTGTGCAGACCTGTACGCTTATATTGGTTTTGATGACGCAACGATGGTAAACAAGAATGGTGATCGTTGTATTATGATTCAGCCGCATGAGACCGTTAAGGTACACACTGGGTTACGGATGGCTCCGCCGGAAGGTTGGTACATTCAAGGGTTCGCTCGCAGCGGTCTTTCCACTAGGCAGGGTCTTGCACCCGTGAACGCCGTGCCAATCATAGACCAGGATTATCGTGGAGAGATCATTATTCCTCTCCACAACTATTCCAATATTCCTCAAATGATTACTCATGGTGACCGCATTGCTCAGATGGCAGTTGTTCCGTTCTGGCAGGCTGATTTTGAAGAAGTTTCTGAATTGGACGAAACTGAGCGTGGAGTCGGTGGGTTTGGAAGTACCGGAAAGCAGTAAATAAAAGGAGAAAATGATTATGGCTAAGTATTTTTATGTTTACTCTATTGTAGGCGGAACTGATTCCATTGTGAAAATGTTTAACACTGAGACTGGTGCGGTAGGAGAAAAGTCGGTTAAGAAAGATCGTATTGATGGTTTTGTTGATGGTCTCAAGGCAAGTGGATATCAATTGAATAATGAGTTGGCAGATGCTGACGTAGCAGAAGGTGAAGCAAAGCGAATTCTGGCTGAAAAGATGGCCGATTATTATGCGGCTCGCGACTGTTATTCTGAAAAAGCTGATGTTTTAAAGAGGGTTAAAGCTAAGTACGGTATCAAGTAAGGAGAATACATAATGAAGTATTACACTATCGAATCTCATTATGAGAATGAAGCTCCGTTTGGAACTGCATGGCAAGTAAAGCTATTTGACGAGCATACGCTTTTGGAAGAGTATGACCACATCTTCTACAACGAGATTGCTGGCTACTGCAAATGCCTTGAGGATATGGGGTTTATTGAAAATGTTGAAGTCAAAGTTGATATTAAAAGCGAATTGAAGAAGCTACAAGACTTCCAGAAGAGTATCGATGAGATCACAGCGAAGGCCGCGATGCTGGAAAATCCTGCAAAAAGTGTAGAAACACCCTCAATTAGAACAAAATATTCATTTTGGTAAAAGGTAAAATTTATGGGTGGGTGGGAGGAATAAAAATATGAATGTTGTAAAACACGGAACGAGCCAGACAAAAGATTCTGAGAAAATATATAAAGTAACTTGTGACGCTTGTGGGTGTATATTTGAAGCTAAAAGATCTGAATTTCATGTATGGCCTTTACCGGCACGACCTGTTAGCGAAACGGTAAGAAATTATGATAATACAGGGCGTCCTGCAGAAATACAATGTCCTGAGTGCAAATGCACTTGTGGAATTAGAATGAGATTGCTTGCAAGAGAATCTGCCTTTTTACACGCATATTGTAGGTGATTGTATGAAAGCACATATTCGAGAAGAAAAGAAAACAGCTTCATTAAACCTTGGTAAGGGAACATTACTTCAAGATAATGAAGGCAAGATTTATAAGGTCTGCGACACGACAGAATATAATGAAACGCATACCGATGAAGAAGTTATCAAGGTTGCTTTATCTGCGGAAAACATGATTCAAGAAAGAAATTCCCAAGATATTTTTAATAGTACGTTTGTGTTTGTGGATTGAGGTATGATTATGGCAATTAAAATTATCAAACATAAAAAAGAACCAGAAAAACTGGCTTATAAATTTTTATGTGATTGCGGTTGTGAATTTTGGTCTGATGCAAATGGTGTGATGGAGGTTAGTTCATGTGGGAATATTTTTCTTTATTAAACTAAATGCCCTGAATGCGGTTGTGCTGTTAGTATGGTGCCGAATCTTGATCTTAATATAATGCCTAGGAATAAGATTTTTGATGAATAAAATGTATGTTTTAAAGTGTGGTGAACGTAATGGAAGTTTGGGAACTAAATCTTCTGCATGATGGAGATACAGAACGAATATGTATGTCTTCTGACGAGCAAGCATTGTTTGAAATGGCAGTTGATAAGGCATTTGATTTATTCGCAAAAATAAATGAGTGGCCTCTCAAACAAGAAAATTGTCATGCTTCCGTAAGTGTAAACGACAAGCTTCATTCTATTTTCGTGAAGATCAGTACGTCAGACAACAATACGGTTGAACTATGGGAATACAAATGGAATTGTATTTACAAAGAGCCTTGTGAGGACGAGCCTAATAATACCTTGCTTCAAGAAGTTGTTTCTTGTGTACGAGACATTCCAAAACTATTTTATGATTGGGCAGAGAATTTCTGCTGGAAAGCGAGAAAAAATGGCTATTTGCAGTAAATGTCTACATAAAGAAGTATGCGCTTTTAAGAAGCAAACAAGAGATAGTTGCGCAGAATCTTGCAAAGACTTCCTAGGTTGGGTCAAGGTCTGTGATGAACGTCCGATTCTTTTAAAAGATAACGTTGTAATAAGCGATTATGGTCTGTCGTTTATTGGATATTACGATTACAACAAAAGAGATCGAGAGCACTTTTGCGATTCAAACACCCTCGAAAAAATTTATGAATGTCCATCCTACTGGCTGAAAGGACTTGCTTTACATGAGCAGGAAAAAATCGCTAACAAAGAATATAAACAACGATTGGTGGCTCGCAAAGAATCGGAGAGCGTACTTCAAACTGTTCCTGATGCAGATGAGAGTTGACTTTTTTGACGCAATTTGCAGAGCGTGTGAGAGAATCGAAGGATGGTGTAAGAGATGAAAGTTGTGGAGCTTATCAAAAAGCTGAATGAAATAGGCTATGATGAAAATACCGAATTGACTTTTGGGTTTGTTAATAGAGAAAACGGTAACTGGTATGAGACTCCGTTCGATGAAATCAACTATGGAGTCGATTTGACTGGCGAGCCATACCATAATGATGAAATCAATATTGACGTTGATATAGATTCTGTAGAAGAATATCGTAAAGAAAAAGCAGATTCTGCTGTTGAAAGTTTTGTTGATGAGATTCAGGAAGTTTTAAATAAATATCAGCGTAAGCTTATTTTTTAAGAATTAGGGTTTTATAAAGACCAAACAGAATATTATAAAAGATCAATCGAAAATCTACTGCACCATTATACTGATAGCTGTGGCATGTGCACGGTTAATTTAGATTGCAGTGAATGCGTTGTGGATGATTTTATCAATCAGCTACGAAATATTCTGTATAGTAGTAGTGAGTATAAAAGGGAAAACATATGAAGCTGCTTTTACAGTCTAATGGAGGATTTTCTGGATTCTATAGTAGATTTATTTTGATTGATACAGACCTACACAAAATGGTAAAAACGGATGGCCTTATAAAAGATGGTCTAACTGGAATAAAATATATTTGGGACTATATCGATAATGAGAAGATTCCAGATATTGATGATTTTGGTAAATCTCTTTGTCAGTATTTCAATTATGATATTTCATTACTTGAATGTTTTTTACCGACCGCCAAAGTTGTCACTAATGAATCCTTCATAATGGACGACATCAATTATGATGTTTATCTATCATCTGAAAACATTCCGTACAGAAAGTTCAGATTGAATTCTTCATCGTATCTTGAAAATGACGCTCTCAGCGCAGATCTTAGGAAACTATTTCAGACATTCTTATAAAACTTGGATTCTTATAAAGGAGGTTTACAATGATTATTGATTGCAAATCTATTGCACAAGATATCAAAAATAAAATCAAGAATATTATCGCAGAAACCGACTACGCTCCTGTTTTATATATTTATCAAGTAGGGGACAACCCTGCGTCTAATGCTTATATCCGTGGCAAGCTGCGTGACTGTGAAGAGGTGGGAATCGAAGCAGAACTTATCAAATTGCCAGAAAATATTACGGAGGATGAATTAAATAACAAAATACTGGAAGATTATAATTGGGAAGATGTAGACGGTATTATTGTTCAGCTCCCGCTGCCAAAACATATCAATCCCAAAAATATCTATATTCCAGACGCAGTTGATGTTGATGGTTTTAATACTACATCTCCATTTCAGCCATGTACTCCGCTTGGCGTTATGAAGATTTTTGACTCCATCGGTTACGATCTGGATGGCAAAAATGTGCTTGTATGCGGTCAATCTGATATTGTTGGTCGTCCGCTGGTTGATATGCTGATTAAGCGGCACTGTAATGTGATTTCTGTGAACAGCACAGGTTCCGCCATGAAAGCCACTGCTCTTGGATTTGAAATGGTCGATGTGATTATCTCTGCTGTGGGCAAGCGCAACTTTATCACACCGTTTGGTCTTGATCGGGTTGAAGTCTGCATCGATGTTGGCATCAACTATGACGAGAATGGAAAGCAACACGGCGACTGTGCTGACGATATTTATGAGATGGAAGATATCAAAGTTACACCTCGTATCGGCGGAGTTGGCCTTATGACACGTGCCATGCTACTTTATAATGTATGTGTGGCAAAGTATGGAGATCACAAGCTGGAGGAGGTGATTGGATGAAAGAAGTCCCGATTTAGGAGAAAGTTGCCCTAACAATAGAGGAAGCAGCTGCCTATTCTAATATTGGACAATGCAAGATACGAGAGCTCCTTCAAGAGAAAAACTGTCCGTTTGTAATATTTGTAGGCAGAAAACAGCTGATAAAGCGAAAAGCCTTTGAAAAATACATAGAACAGGCATATTCCGTTTGAAACATCGGCTCCAGTGTGATATAATCAAGGTGTCACATTGGAGCTCTTTATATAATGTAAGGAGCTTATTATGGAAAGAAGAAAAGATAGCAAAGGAAAAGTTCTAAAAGAAGGTGAGAGCCAGCGAAAGGATGGGTTGTATCAATATCGGTGGACAGATCGAGCGGGGAAGAGACACACAGTATACGCTGGGGATTTGAAGGAGCTAAGAGAAAAAGAAAAGAAAATTCAAGATTCTATTCTTAGCGGCTCTGATTTCGATACTCTTAAATTAACTGTTTATGAATTTGTCAAGCGATACAACGATACTAGAATTCATGCTCTTGGAATTAGAACGGCTGAAAGAAATGCTAGTTATATTAGGAGACTACAAAACGATCCGATAGGAAGTAGACTGGTCGCTAATACAACTGTTTTTGATGCCAAGTTGTGGGTGAAGGGGCTTTACGAAAATGGCCTTGCTTATGACAGCGTAAACGATTATCGTGCGATTTTATCATGCGCTTTTCAAGCCGCATACGAGGACGGTTTAGTCGCGAGAAATCCTTTTGCTTTTAAATTGTCGAAAGTTATTCCGCGTAATACGAAAGAAAAACAAATCATAACGAATCAACAATACAACAGTCTTTTAGAATTCATGCAAAACAATGGGTTCTATCGTAAACGTATTGATGATATTGTGATTCTTTATGAAACTGGTATTCGAGCAAGTGAGTTTTGCGGATTGACTGAAAAAGATGTGGATTTGGATTCTGGGATACTAAAAATAGACCATCAAATTTATCGAGCTAAAGGCGGGAACCGTACTATTTTAAAACCAAAATCCAAAGCCGGAAACCGAATTATCCCACTATCCCCGATGGCTAAAAATGCTTTTAAAAATGTCATTGATAAAAGGCACGAATCGGATAACGATATTATTATTGATGGAAGAAGTGGGTTTTTATTTCCAGGGCAGTATAATACAGTGCGGCAAGCACGAGATATCGAATCGTTTATAAAATCTCTGACGAAGTCTTATAACAAGATGTATCCAGAAGATCCACTTCCCCATATTACCCCTCATACGTTTCGTCATACTTTTTGCTCAAGACTGATTCAGTCGGGTATGAATATTAAGGCTGTCCAATATTTCATGGGGCATTCTACTAGCAAAATCACGCTAGAAGTATACGCGCACGTCTTCAAAGATGCGTCTATTGAAGAATTTGTAAAAAATTTTGCCGAAAAAAGTACGTCTTCTACTACACCAATTACTACACCAATTTCACAAAACTTGCATGAGGTTATATGAGACTGTATAAACAAAACGGCAATTCAGTAAAATGCAGTGTGCGATATATCGTCAAATATTAAATTATATAGACTTATATGAAGCCCCTTGAAATAAACCCACCTTTGTGGTAAAGTATATACAATCAATTCCTAAGTCGAAAACATGAAATTGTTTTG